GAACGTCTCAGCCATGATCGTTCTCTTGTGAGTAGGATCCGCGTAGAAGCTATTGTGTCTATGATGTGGAACGCGTATATGAACGATCGTTCCGTGCTTACATACTCGATAGAGTTCCTGCATCATAGGCATAAACCCGTCACCGATATGTTCAAATATGTGATTTGCAATGACTTCTTCGATAGAGTTATCTTCGAAAGGCCAGACATCTTTTTCTACATCAAAGTTGTAGTCTGGCTTTTCTCTTTCGTCGAAGTCGACGTTTTTAAATCCTGGAAAGCGCTCAGCGCCTGCACCAATATTGAGTTTCATAATTATTCACTCCGTTCATTGTTATATAGAACTATTTATACTACCTGTTTGATTGCAATTGTGTGAGAAAGGCCGGATGCTGCTACACACCAGTTCGTAGATGAAGTAATTTCTTGTACTGGAGAAGACTGATCTATCGTTGCGCTATTACCAAGTTGGCCAGTTCCGCCAAAGCCCCAGGCGTACAATTCGCCTGATATTTTTATACCTATGCTGTGAAAATGGTGACTTGCCATGCTGCACCAATCTGTTGACGAAGTTATTTCTTGAACGGGCGAAGAAAAATCAGCAACTGAATTAACTCCTAGTTTACCATAAAAACCATTACCCCAAGCCCATAACGTACCATCTGCTTTTGTTGATATTGTGTGAGCTGCGCCGACTGAAGAACAGTTCCAGTTGGTAGATGAGCTAATTTCTTGTGTTGGAGATATGGGGTTATTGTTACAATTAACACCTAAAATGCCAAACGCGCCGCAGCCCCATCCGTATAATTTTCCAGAAGTTGTTATTGCGATAGAAGATCTACAACCACCTGACGCTAAGCACCAGTCAGTAAAAGAAGAAGCTTCTTGTACAGGTGAGCTTGTATTGGTAGAAGTGCCATTACCCAATTGAAATCTATTATTGCATCCCCAACCCCATAGTGTCCCATCGTTTTTAATAGCTAAACTGTGATCATAACCAGCTGATACGGCGATCCAGTTTGTAGATGAAGTGATCTCTTGTACTGGAGTAGATCTGCATATTGCGGTACCATCGCCCAACCTACCGCAAAAATTATATCCCCATGCCCATAATGTGCTGTCGGTTTTAACTGCTAAAGCGTGAAAATTAGTTGCAGAAACGCCGCACCAATTGGCAGATGATGATGCTTCTTGTACGGGTGAGCTATAATTAGTAGGAATTCCGTTACCAATAGCACCGAAAGTGCCGCAACCCCAACCCCATAATGTACCATCAGTTTTTATACCAAAACTACTACGGCCTGCAGTAATATCACGCCAATTTGTAGAAAAAGAAATTTCTTGTATTGGAGAGCTATAATTAGTAATATTATTTACTCCAAGTGTTCCTGCAAGATTGCATCCCCAAGCCCACAGCTGGCTATCAGGTACATCTTTCCTATAAGTTCTTCCATCTAAACCAGTCCACGCCTGATCCGTTGCGACTACAGGAATTCCTAGTTCCTGCACATAGAACATAGTACCTTCTGGTGTAGTGCCAAGATTCAAATCAGGCAAATTACACGCGAGTGTAACATAACTTTTACGATCAGTTATGATACGATTCGTAGTAGCCGAAAGAGCAACAAGATCGCACGTTGCACAACTGGAGTTTGCTGTAGCTATTTTAGCGTCTGTAACACTCGTAATACAAGTCTTATCTATACTCATTTTTTATCCTTATAGATACGGTACACTTATTACACCTTGCGTATGCCAAATTCCTAGTCCGTGTATATCAACCCAGCTTAAACTGCATGGATCCTGAATTGGCGAAGAATAATTAGTAGTTTCAGGTCTTAATAATAGGCCTTTACATCCGCATCCCCACATCCACAGTGATCCGTCAGTTTTTAGCGCATGTGAAGCGCCGCCTACTGAAGATGACAAGCACCAATTCGTAGATGAAGTGATCTCTTGTACTGGAGAAGAATGATCAAAAGCGTTTCCTGTAGCCAATTGTCCTGTCGAATTTAGGCCAATTCCCCAGAGAGTGCCATCGGTTTTTATAGCTCTGGTATTTCGGTCACCTAACGAAACGTAACACCAGTTTGCGCTTGAAGTTGTTTCTTGTACTGGTGATGAGTACTGCACTGCACCAGTGGATACTCCAAGACCTAGTTGGCCATTAGTGTCCCATCCCCATACCCAAAGAGTGCCATCGGTTTTAATTCCGCTGCCGTTCCAACAACTTAGCGTCGCAAAACACCAGTTAGTCGAAGATGAAATTTCTTGAACTGGTGAAGATCTATAAACATCAGTACCATCGCCGAGTTGTGCGTGCAGGTTAAATCCCCAAGCCCATAACGTACCATCTGTTTTGATAGCAGAATTTGAAAACGCTGCATGACCCTTAGGAGATAATATACTCCAATTAGTCGAAGAAGTATTTTCTTGTATTGGAAGGGAACACGAAGTTGATGTGTTAGTGCCAGATTCGCCCTGGCCATTTTGACCCCAACTCCAAAGCGTGCCATCCGATTTTAGAGCAGAACCACCTGTGTTTAATGCTGCTATACTGCACCAGTTTGTGCTATTAGTAAAATCTCTAGTTGGAGTTTCGTTGTTAGACGTGGAAGGTCGTCTTCCTTGAGCGTTATATCCCCAAGCCCATAGAGTTCCATCTTTCTTCAACCCGTATGAGTTTAAATCTCCAGCATGAATACAGCACCAATTACTAGAATACGAGACTTCCTGTACTAGAGAAGAAGCTATTTCATTATATGTTGCTGTTAACGAACAGTATAGACCTTGACCAAAACCAAATCCAAAATTATTTTCACTACCTAATGTTATCCAGGTTAAATCTGAAGCAAACACAACAGAATTCTCATCATCTACATAATATATTTTTCCTATAGAAGCATTGCTTGGCGGAAGATTTGCAAAGGTAGAAACAGTATATATGTTTCCATTACGTAGCTTTTCAAGAGCTTTTGTGTATGTTTGAACATCAATTGGTGACGTCGCACTATCAATTTTTTGAATTAAAGTAAGCTCAAGATTTCCTAAATTAATACTCATGGTTCGTTAAATCCAATTTGTTGTGCAAGTATTAAAGCTGCATGGCATGGAGCCACTGATACTGCGCACCAGCCAACGATTTCTGATATTTGTGTAGGTGAATAAACATTCGCGCTTATAGGAATTTGATCTGACACAAACATACCGCACGAGTTAAAACCCCAACCCCACAGAGTACTATCAGTTTTAATCGCCATAGATCCAAGTTGTCCAGGACTTACTATACACCAGTTTGTCGAAGACGTAATTTCTTGTACCGGAGAAGACATACTTCCAGCAAAAATTCCATCCCCAATTGCGCCTCCAACATCTGAGCCCCAGCTCCAAAGAGTACCATCGGTTTTAATTGCGTGTTGGCCGTTTCTATTTGATTGATACACTAAACTCCAATTAGTTGAAGAAGAAATTTCTTGAACTGGAGAAGAATAACATATAATAATACTATTAGTAGCAAGCTGCCCACAGATTCCAGACCCAGCACTCCATAGAGTGCCATCGGTTTTAATTCCAGTAGACAAAGCACTGCCAGCGGCAACTTTACACCAATTAGTTGAAGAAGAAATTTCTTGAACTGGAGAAGAATAACATATAATATCATTTGTTCCTAAAGACCCAAGAAGATTTCGACCCCAACCCCAAAAAGTTCCATCTGTTTTTAAAGCAACTGCGCCCGGGCATGTCTGACTAAACAAAGACAGCTCAGACCAGATCGTAGAAGAACTTACTTCTTGAATTGGAGTAGTAAAAGTGGTAAACCCAGATATAACGCCAACCCCAAGATCTCCACAGCGATTAAAACCCCACATCCAAAGACTACCATCAGTTTTAATTCCGCCAGACGAAGAACCGGTACTTCGACCTCCACCAGCAGAAAAACACCAGTTTGTTGCAGAACACGCTTCTTGTACTGGTGAAGAGCGATCAATAAGAGCTCCACTCGAATCTGCTGATAATCCGTATCTGAAACCCCAGTTCCAAAGTGTTCCATCAGTTTTAACTGCTTGTGTAGAAAACTCTCTTGTAGAAATTTGACACCAGTTTTCCGATAAAGTGAGTTCGCGAACTGGAGTTGATGTGCATATATTAAGTGTTTCGTTGATGCCAAGCGCGCCGAGAGCGTTTGAACCAGTAGACAGTAACCTATACGATATTCGCGCTGAACTGGAATATTCGTTAGACCATATAATGCCATTTGAAAAGCGATACGCGCCGATGTCTTCCACAAAGATCCAACGCCCCTCATTATCACCGGCGCTTGGTAAAGCACTAGTATTTGCTACTGAACACCCAATTGCTGCTTGTTCAATAGAGGCTGCAACACCGGCTAGCTGCTGAGTCTCCAAACAATTTGGACTTGCAGCTGCGCAACTGTTTGCGTATAATTCGATACAGGATGTACTTACCGGCATGTTATTCTCTTTTGTTTATATTTATTACGCGCATCTAAATGCCATGCCAATTGTTCCATATAACTGTACACAGAACCATCCAGTATTTTCAGTAAATTCTTGCACTGGCGAACATGAATTAGAAGCACTGTTTGTACCTAGATGACCACATAGATTTTGACCCCAGCCCCAAAGCGTTCCGTCAGCTTTAATAGCAGCTGTTGCTACATCACCGCTTGCAAAAGCCCAGTTAGTTGCAGAGCATGTTTCTTGAACTGGTGACGAAAAGTTTGTAACAGTATCACCAAACGCGCCTCTGTTTCCAGCACCCCAATTCCATAGAGTACCATCCGCTTTTATTGCTGCGGTATAGCAATTTGCTGCTGATACGTGACACCACGTTGAAGAAGAGCTCGCCTCTTGAACTGGAGAAGACCCGGTTGCTGTAGTAATACTATCATTTCTTCCTAAAGAACCGAAGCAGTTGGAACCCCAACTCCAAAGTGTTCCATCGGTTTTAATTGCGCCTCCATGTCTTACAAGGGAAGACTTGCTTAAGCTCACTTCGGTCCATGACGAACTTGTGTATTCTTGAGTTGGAGAAGAAGAACTTGTAGTACTAAATAGAAACGCAGTGACTACCCATAATGTAGAATCATCTTTAATTGCTGAGTATCCTGTATCTGCAACAGATACTTTACACCAATTAGTACTTGAACTAATTTCTTGAACTGGGGATGAATGCTTAATCACAGTTCCATCCCCAACATATTGACCCCAACCCCAAAGAGTGCCGTTTCTTTTTATTGCTGCACCAGTACAAAATCCGGCGTCAACGCAATACCAATTTGTGCTTGATGAAATTTCTTGAACCGGTGAAGATTGCGCGCATATACCTGTACTGTTCAATATTGAAAGCAAGGGCCCGCAGACATATCCCCAATTCCACATTGTACCGTTTGCTTTGATACCAAAAATTTGCGCAAAACTACCGTCGCCGCCTCCTGCCGTGTCGCACCAGTAATCACTATATTCTTCTCTTAAAAATTGCTGAGTGCCGCCAGTACTTCTAAGAATAGCTCCATACGTATTTCTTCCGGCAGTATATAGCTGCCCCGCCTGAACATCAGATCTGTAAAGTCTTCCATCGAGACCAGTCCAAGCAGTTTGCGTAGCGACCACTGGTACTCCAAGTTCTTCTACATATACCATCGTTCCAGCAGGTATATTCGCTGTTTGAAGATCTGGAAGTTGACAACCAAGAGCGACAGTAAACTTGCGATCTGTATTTGCGTTATCTGCAGCGATCGCAGTCTCGAGAAATACTTCTGCAGAACAACTCGTTGTAAGGTTGTTGACTGCAGTTTGTATTTCTGATTCTAGACAGTTTTGATTGATTGACATTCTATTTTAACTCTTTTATTAAGTTTAAACTATTAAGCTGTGCACTTTAACGCGATCGTATATAATACCCCAGCTGATACACGATACCAATCTGCAGCCGAAGTAAGTTCTTGTACCGGCGAACACCTGCCAATCGTAGTCCCATCACCTATTGCTCCACAATCACCTTTTCCCCAACCCCAAAGAGTTCCATCCGATTTTACTGCGGAAACGTGGCAAAAGCCAGAATCAACTCCACACCAATTAGTAGATGATGTAAATTCTTGAGAAGGGCTAGGAGTAATTCCAAAGTTAACAATACCATTGCCAAGTTCACCATTTGCGTTATAACCAAAAGAAAAAATTTGACCTAAATTGTTTAACGCGTTTGTTTTATAATTACCAGCCGAAACTTGAGCCCAGTTCGTGCTAGAAGAGATCTCTTGTACGGGTGAAGATCTTGGAGTGCTCGTGCCATCACCGTTATTACCACAAAAATTTATGCCCCAACCCCATAGTGTTCCATCAGTTTTGATGCCTAAACTGTTCTGCCAGGCACCAGCTACGTCGCACCAGTTTGTACTAGAAGATATTTCTTGTATAGGAGAAGACGTATTTGCTGCGCTTTCATTACCCAGCTTGCCACAAGAGCCATTACCCCAAGCCCAAAGAGATCCTTCTGTTTTTATACCTAGAGCGTGGCATCTTCCATTTGCAGCTTTAATCCAAGTAGACACAGATATTTCTTGTACTGGAGAACTTATGTTTATAACGTTTGAATTCGCGAGTACTCCGCATACGCCGCTACCCCACGCATATAACCCACCATCGGCTTTTATTGCAGTCATAAAGCTTAAAGATCCGCCTTTTGATAACTCGCACCATGCAGTACTTGATGTGATTTCTTGAACTGGAGAAGATATAGTAGTTATTGTTCCATCACCAATTGAGCCGGTGCCGCCGCAACCCCAACCCCAAAGTGTTCCGTCGTTTTTTATACCGTGTGTCGTACCACCACCGGCGTTTACTTGTTTCCACACTGTAGTTGATGCGATTTCTTGAACTGGAGAAGATCTACAAGCAGCGGTACTATCCCCCAATTCTCCGCATCTATTGTAACCCCATGCATATAAAGTAGTATCTGGTATATCTTTCCTATAAGTTCTTCCGTCGATGCCAAGCCAAGACTGAGAACCAGCAACTACTGGCACACCGAGTTCATCAACATAAAACATGGAACCTACTGGAGTTTTACCTTGATTGAGATCTGGTAGTTCACATCCAAGAGATACATGTGATTCAATATCGTTAGTCAAGTTCTTTGCAGAATTAGCAGCAGAAAGCATGTCCTCAGGAGACGTAGCACAAGTAAAGCCGTCGATCTGTGACTGAACCGTCGTTTCTAAGTTAGATTTATTGATTGGCATTTATTTTTACCTTATAACACATCTTGTCGTATTCCACCTGTAGAGGAGCCAAACACCGCTAACGTTGACCAATTTGTAAAGAAACAAATTTCCTGTACTGGCGAAGATCTAGAAAAGCTAGTTCCATCACCGAGTTGGCAGGACGAATTTGAACCCCAACCCCAGAGAGTCCCATCAGTTTTTAGCACTGCAACATGGTAAAACCCAGAAAGCGCACTACACCAATCAGTAGAAGAAGTATATTCTTGTATCGGTAAATAAGAATCTGTTGTATTATTCTGCCCAAGAGAGCCGCAGCCATTGTTTCCCCATATCCAAAGAGAGCCGTCATTTTTAAGGGATGCGATTTGATTATTTCCTGCCGACACTGTTTTCCAATTTGTAGCTGAACACATTTCTTGCATTGGTGTAGAATAACAAAGAGAATTGCAAACGCCTATTCCAATTTTTCCGCCGAGACCAGAACCCCAAGACCATAAAGTACCGTCAGTTTTTATTCCGTGTGCTGTTTGACACACAAAGCTTCCTGCACCAACGTCAGCATAACACCACGTAGTATCGGAAAAGAATTCTTGAACCGGAGAAGATGTGGTCGGTGTTGCAAGATTGTTTCCTAGTATGCCGCGGCCGCATGAGCCGCCCATCCACAGTGTACCGTCAGCTTTCAAGCCTATCATAACACCGTCACCACCACTGCTGCTAATCCAGTTTTCGCTAGAAGATATCTCTTGAACTGGAGTTATACATTGACTAATTCCAGAATTAGTTATAAGATTACCAGCAGGATTGTAGCCCCAAGACCAAAGCGTACCATCATTTTTAATAGCATTCATAAAGTTTCCGGACAATGCACTGTTATTGACAGTTCTCCAATTTGTGGAAGAAGTTAATTCTTGTCCTGGTGAAATACAGCAACCAGACCTTCCTAAACTTGAAAACGCCCCTGACCCCCAGGTCCAAAGTGTTCCGTCAGATTTAATAGCAGCAGCATTAGATCCTTTTGCAGCATAACAGGTCCAAGTGTAATCCCCCGTGGCTTCTTGAGTAGCAGTACTTTTGTTAACACAATTGGTATCAAAATCACCTATTGATATATCATTACCAAAAGAAAAAATAGTGTTACGAACTGTGTCTACTAAATTTACATAAGAAACTCCATCATAACCAAAATAAACAGATTCTTCGCTTTCTACAAAGTATAACTTTCCTGTATTTTCACTTGCGGCAGGAAGATTAGCATAAGTAGAAACTGTGTTTACAGAACCAGTTCGAAGCTGTTCTAGAACTTTCTGATATGTCAATAACTCCAATTCAGTAGAAGCATCATTGATCTTCTGCATCATTGCGAGTTCGAGTTTTGCTACATTGATACTCACGGCTCGTTAAATCCTACTATCTGTGATCTTATGCCTATCGTTGCACATGATGTTCCTGCTATTTGATACCAATCATTAGAACCTAAGTTTAAGCACACTGGAGAAGATCTCAATCCGCTTTCTCCAAATTCTTCTCCAAAAGAATAACTCGCCCAACAACCCCAACCCCAAAGGGATCCATCAGTTTTAATTGCGCGGCCGAGTATTATACTGGAGCCGCCGGTATTGGCGTAACACCAATTTGTAGAAGATGATATTTCTTGCACAGGAGAAGACGTGGTTGCTCCTACTCCACTATTACTACCGTTTGCTAGTCCACCAAACTGACCCCATCCCCAGGCCCATAAAGTTCCGTCAGTTTTTATAGAAAAACTGTTGCAGCATCCCGTAGAAACTAAGCACCAACTTGAACTTGATGAAATTTCTTGAACAGGGGAAGAATGATTGATTATTGTTTCGTTGCCAACTTGACCGCAATTATTCAAACCCCAACCCCACAGAGTGCCATCAGTTTTTATGGCTATAGCATGAGAAACTGAAGCATCTACATCAACCCAAGACGAACTGGATATTTCTTGTACAGGAGATGAATAACACGTAATTGCGTTTGTTCCAGCTTTTCCACAAAAATTAGATCCTCCTACCCATAACGAACTATCTGACTTTATTCCGTATACTGTCACATTACCATTACCGATTTTTACTTTTGACCAAGAGGAAGACGTATACTCCTGAATTGGAGAACACGATCCGGTGCCGAATTGACAAGCATTAATCAATTGCTGTCCTATAGAATTTATTCCCCAGCTCCAAAGAGATCCATCAGATTTGATTGCAGCTGTGTGACTAGATTCTCTGTCTAAGAAACACCAATCGGTAGAAGAACACATTTCCTGTACTGGTGAAGAATAAGTTATACCATATGTAGTTCCATCACCGTGTGTAGCAAATATCGCGCCAGATCCCCAACTCCAAACTGTACCATTATTTTTAATCGCGGCAATAAAGTTTCCTCCACCGGCAATTTGAGACCATTGCGAGTTGGTTGACTCTCTTACTATAGTTGAATATGTTTGAGACGCGTCTACGTTACCGGTTGCTAACTGTCCAAAATTATTTGCACCAACACCCCATATGTTATTTTCGATTCTACAAGTGGTATTATAACTATTCGTCCATTCAGTTCCATTCGAGTAACGATAAGCACCAATGTCTGTTACATATACCCATCTTCCGGTATTTTCGGCAACATCGGGCAGTAGAGCGGTGCATGCAACACTAAACGTATCTCCGGCTTCTATACTCGTAATAGCGCCTGCCATCTGAGCGAGTTCTTGATCTGTAGGACTCGTTGCTAGACAGCAGGCGATATAATCCGTGATACTTTTGGTGCTTACCGGCATAAAGTATTACTCCGGTAATTCTGGTTCTGGCTCGGGCGGAACAATTTCTACTACATTAAGCTCTGCGAGAGTCGTGCATGCATCGATCTCTGTCGCCTTTGCTGCTTCCCAGTCAAACTGCGCTTGAATGTATGCTGCACCCGCAGCAACTACAGATCCAAGCTCAGACTTCGTGAGATTAAGCCAACCCTCTGGAAACTTCCAGTTAATCGTCTCACCATCAGCCATGATCGAGTACTTCTGAATGAACACGTTGCGGCCGTCACGAGAAGTGTCTAGAGAAACCGTGGTGCCCTTGAGCTCCATCGTGGTACCTACTACTTCACGGCGATAACGTTCTGCCGCAGCCTCGTTTTTAAGGTCTGATTTTACAAACTCGATCTCTTTGTCCTTGACACGAAACGTACCGAGAGCAACATCATTATCAAATGTCCAGAACGGACCGTATGTTCTCTCGATACGAGTGTTGTGTTCCGGTGTCTCGTAACGAGCAGGCATGATCTTCGTGTCTACGTCGTAGACGATCGGTAGCTTATCAGCATCGGGTGCCAGTCTTGGAACGTGACCCGATACTTTGATTCTTGCGAGAGCACCCTCAAATAGGCCGCGGTTCCATTTCATCGGACCTACGAGTACTCTCTCCTTATGAACTAGTGCGTACATTTGAGTTTAACTCCTTTTTGTTTCTATTTATATTCATATTAAAGACTAAATTGTTGAATACCAATTGCATTACAACACGCCCCGGCATCGACACAAATCCAGCTTGTACTTGAAGATACTTCTTGCACTGGAGAAGAATAATATAAGGTGCCATATAGCGCAAGATTTCCTTTGGAATTAAATCCCCAACTCCAAAGAGTACCATCTGTTTTAACACCAAAACCACTGTAATCGTTTCCACAAACATCACACCAATTTGTACTTGAAGATACTTCTTGAACTGGCGAAGAATGATTTACGCAAGTTGGAGTTATCAGCTGTCCATATATAGCCGAACCTCCAGACCAAAGAGTACCATCAGTTTTTATTCCAAAAACAGCAATAGATGAAACATTTACTTTACACCAATTAGAACTTGAAGATACTTCTTGAACTGGCGAAGAATAAGCTACGTATACAGTATTTTGCCATTGCGAAGTAGAGCCCCAAGTCCACAAAGTTCCGTCTGTTTTTATACCAGCAGAAGAATCGCGATTTGTACTAGCAAAACACCAATTAGAACTTGAAGACACTTCTTGAACTGGTGATGAATAAGCTATTGTACTATTTACTCCAAGCGAACCAACTCCATTTTGGCCAAACCCCCAAAGTGTTCCATTATTTTTAAGACCCAATACGGAAAAAGATAAAAGCATAGAACTAAAAATACAACACCAATCTGTACCAGCAGTAATTTCTTGAGTGGGTCCAGATTTATTTAAAGTATCGTTTGTTGCTATATTACCAAACGAATTTCTACCCCAACCCCAAAGAGTACCATCGTTTTTAATTGCCGAGGTTGAATTTGCTCCTATATCTAAATAACACCAATTTGTACTTGAACAAGCTTCTTGAACCGGTGATGAAACCATATAAGTAGCAAGTGTGCAATTTATCCCAAGCTGGTAATATGAGCTATTGCACGCCCAATTCCAAAGAGTGCCATTAGTTTTTATTCCGCCGGCTGTGTTGAGACCGAGAGATACAGATATCCAATTACTTGCAGATACTTCTTGTACTGGAGATGAGTAGCAAATGATATCATTTGTACCAAGTACTCCACATTTATTATAACCCCAACCATATAACTTATTTAAAACTTGTGTCTGAAGAGTGATCCAACCGTTTGCAGCGTTCGCCCAGTAAACTGTCTTCTCGTCCTGTACATAGTAGAGATGACCTACCGATTCTGAAGCAGTAGGAAGACTTGCAAAAGTGTCAACGACCTGAACGATGCCAGTCTTAAGCTCTGTCAGCATCTTTGAATACTCGAGCAGCTCCAACTCAGTCGAGGAGCTGTTCATTTTATCGAGTATTGCTTGTTCTATATTGTGTACGTTGATACTCATGGTTCGTTGAAACCTTTTATAGTTTGTTTAATACTCGAAATAAACGACGATCCTATGCCTACTTGGTACCAATTTGTTGAAGATGTGATTTCTTGAACCGGTGAGGATCTATCAATGGTAGTTCCATCGCCGATCTGTCCAGCAACATTCCACCCCCACGCTAATAATTGCCCAGACGTCTTCACCGCAGCTGTGTTTACGGCATAAGCACATACTTGGCACCAGTCAGTTGAAGATGTGATTTCTTGAACTGGCGAAGAATAGCATAACCCGTTTCCAGTTCCAGTACGTCCAAGGTTACCGCTACCCCATACCCATAATGTGTTATCTGTTTTTAACGCAGCAGAATGTTGTTCTGCCGCACTCGATTGACACCAATCGGTTGAAGATGTGATTTCTTGAACTGGCGAAGAATAGCATAATGTGTCTCCAGTTCCTATTGCTCCTGGAATATTTCTACCCCAGCCCCAGAGAGTACCATCTGTTTTTATGGCTAAAGTATGATATTGGCTTGCGCTTACTTGAGACCAATCTGTCGAAGACGATATTTCGCGAACTGGAGAAGATTTATTAATGATAGTTTCATCACCGATCTGCCCAGCTGCGTTGCATCCCCACAACCACACTTGTCCAGTAGTTTTTACCGCTACCGTAAATTCACCTCCTGCGGCTTGACACCAATCAATTGAAGATGTAAGTTCTTGAATTAGAGTACAATTATTTATGCTAGCTGCGCCATTTCCAATTTGACCACCATTACCAAGGCCAGACGACCAAAGAGTACCGTCGGTTTTTATAGCAGCAGTATGGTTTGTTCCTGGTGCTATGTAACACCAAGTTGCATCGGAAAAATATTCTTGTACAGGAGAGGAAAAATTCGAAATACTATTATTGCCAAGACGGCCTTGCGCACCGCATCCCCATCCCCAAAGAGTGCCGTCGGTTTTTATGGCTAATACATGTCTATCCCCTGTACCTAATTGACTCCAATCGCCTGAAGTGATTTCTTGAATTGGAGAAGAACTTCTTACTGTTGCACCGTTTCCTATTGTTCCAATGTCGCCGAAACCCCAACTAAATATTGGCGTTTTTGCTATAGTACATGTGCTATCATAACTGTTAGTCCACTCTTCACCATCTGAATAACGATAAGCACCAATGTCTTCAACAAATATCATACGACCCTTGTTACACGAAGCAACCGGTAGCACTGAAGTGCTCGCAACGGAATAGACTGTGTTTGAAGACTTCACTCCGCTCACTTGAGCTAGGTTCAACTCTGACGGAGAACCTGCTAAACAGCTATTAGATTGATTGATTAAGCACTTTGTGCTAATTGGCATGGAGACACCGATTCTATTATTATAGTACTATTTATACTCTCTTGGTCTTTATCTTTTCAATAATATCTGGCAAAGTATCCTCATCTATGACTTTGAATTTCAAATCATATAGCTTTGGAGGTTCAAATTGTTGTTCCCATGCGATTACGCCGCTATCTTTATTTGTATCAATCCATATTATAACATCAGGATTCAATATGTCTCTGCTATCTTCGAGTGGACAACTCATATCAATAATTATATTATCAGAACGATTTTTGCGCGCAATTTCTAGAATACGATACGTGTGCCGAGACTGACCATCCAGGCTGTAATCTATATCTTTTGCTTTGATACGTTCTTCCTCAGAGTTAATGTAAAGACTTCCTGGAAGTGACTCACTTATCTTTTTTGCGATCTCGGTTTTACCCTGGCCAGGTCTGCCCATTATAAGAATACGAAGTGAACGGTCTGCCAATAGCCTATAATATTGAACTAGCTTGCCTTCATCAAGAGAATGGAACATCCAAGGACGGAAGAATACACCTTGGTTTTCTTCAAGCACGACGTTCGTTTCAATATTCCATTCCATGAGGTTGCGATAGTTGTACTGCCATCCGTCAAGTGCAGACTTAGCATCCACGTCACCGCTTTCGCCGATGCCATCCTTTAAATGATGAAACATATTGAATGTAGTCTTTTCAAGAGCAATAACAAAGCACCACTCGTTGAGCGTTTCAAAGTCTTCAAAGTGAACGAACTGTTTTGGTCTACGAAAGAGTCCAGATCTTTTTTGATCTATAACTACTTTTTCACCAAGCACTCGACTAAAAACTGGTTCGAGGCCGCGTTGTACCATATTAAAGTTTTCGATCTCATGACCATAAGGCTTTTCTGTATAGTTAAGACCGCCTACAATGTACTTGAACTTTTTTACTTCTTCATTATTATAAAATCCATCAGCATGGATCAGCTTCACCATCGCTCTGTTTGACATCTTCTACACACTCCTTCATAATTTCTTCTGCTACAATTTTGTAAGTTGATCCTATCGGACCTTCTGGATCCATGAGCGTAATTGGCTTTCCACTATCAGAGTCAATACGTATTCTCGTATTCAATGGTATTCTACCTAAGACTCTTGAACCGTATTCTTTTTCTAGTTTTTTTGCACCATCTTCACCAAAAATATGATCTACGTTTCCACAATTGCTGCAAATATGTACACTCATATTTTCAACTACACCTAGAATCTCAATATTCTTTGAACGGAATATATCAATACCTTTCATGCAATCAATAAGCGCTACATCTTGCGGCGTAGTCACGATCAAAGCTTTCGCCTTTGGAAGCTTTTCGCATATGGAAATTTGAATATCACCAGTTCCGGGTGGCATATCTACTACAAGATAGTCTAACTCTTTCCAGTTAGTCTCAAATATCATCTGTTGAAGGACCATAGAAGCCATGGGCCCTCTCCAAGAAAGTGCCTGACCTTTTTTTACACGACTCGCAATCGAACCGATTTTGATGCCGTAAGACTCAAAGGGTTCCACCCACGTGCCATTTTCAGAAATAGTAATTGTAGAAGCGTCTTCAAGACCAAACATCATAAATTGACTTGGTCCATAGACGTCGGCATCTAATACTCCAACACGATTTCCTAAAAGAGAAAGTGCTGCAGCCACGTTTGCTGCGGTTGTTGATTTACCCACGCCGCCTTTACCAGACGATACGAGAATCACATTTTTCACGTCGTTCATTCCAAGCATTTTTTTATCCAATAACAGTTGCAGAATAGCTTTCAAGATTTGCCAATGTATCATTATATAAAGTTTCGAGATCAGCGTGTTCTGTAGCTGAAACTATACTCGAAACCAAATTTGTTTCAAATTCATCCACGGTTTCAATATAGCTATTTATGCCAAGAATAAGAGTTTTCAACTCGTTTTTATCAAGTAACGCAGTTTCAGTAAAATTAAGCTTACAGTTAAGTTTTTCAGTATCATCGATAACTGTTATTTTGAATAAAAGCTCGTTTTTGATTCCATCAGTAGGAATAACGTTTAAGTCACGAACAGTTCCAGAGTTATCGGTAACTTCTACTGTAATACTGTTTTGCTTTTTGTAAAAACAATTGTCATATACGATGCTTTTGAAGTTAGTCTTTATTGATTCAAAATCCTGATTTTCTACTACATAAGTACCTTGAGCAACTCCAGAAGTAAGATTCCAAGAAAAACCAGTGATAGTTTTAAGATATTTGTTATCAATAGTTGGCAGAGTAGAAGGAATTGCTGCTTTATATATTACAACTCTATCGGTAAATGTTTTTGGTGCATCGAAAGGTAAAAGTAAATTGAATCTCATAGTCAGATTGTCCGGAAACTCAAAGTCGATAATTCCGTTTTGTTGTAGAATACTATTGACGGTAGAACTTTCCCATCCAAACGGTCCAATAATGTTTTCATCAATTAAAAGAACATATTGGTCATTTTGAGTATAAGTTTGCGTAGTCCAAGGAACTGCACTTTCAACCAATTGTGGATTTTTCTTTTGATCCAAGTCATAAAGAACTTGTTGTTGAAGATAATCTAAGTTTACGTTACTTGTAATCCATCCAACAACCGTTTCAATTGTTAGCCCGTCATATTCAATATAATTAGAAGGATCTGGTGCGGATAGATCTGTTGATCCATAAACTTCGCCATAATCAAATCCATCTTTTGCAATATATCTCCAATTTATGGTTTTTACAACATTACTTAGTCCATCTTGCGATGGAGTTGTGCTCATAGAAATGACTGCAAATTCATATTCAACCATTGTTTAATTCTCCCACTTTTTCATTCAGTTCTTTGATTGCTTCAATAAGAAGAGGAACAATTTTTTCGTATTGAACCGTTTTATAATTTTTTCCACTTATAGAATACTCATTTCCATTTTCATTCACTCCAATATCAAATGGTGCAGGCTTGACAATTTGGGGAAGTATTGCTTCAATTTCTTGCGCGTTTACGCCGACTTGTATTTCTTTATCATCATATCCAAACGATTTTGCTACTTCATTTGAAGTGAAATAGTAACCACCAATATTGCATACCTTATCAAGCGCGTTATCTATATTTCCAATGAAGTCTTTGAGTCTTTCATCTGAGTAATACGCTGTAATGTTACTCGTGGCTCGAATTTGGCCTGTCGGAGGAGCTACAGTATTGATTCCAAGAGAAGCAAATCTTACTGCATTTGTAGTATTCAGTGATTGATCTGTATTGATACCTTCGCCATCGCGTCCTTGCGATCCAAGAACACCTTGTATACTAAGACCTTGAAGACCTTGAGTACCTTGAGTACCTTGAGTACCTTGATTACCTCCAGTACCTTGTATAGATTCACCTTTTGTACCTTGTACACTAAGACCTTGAGTACCTTGAGTACCTTGAGTACCTCCAGTACCTTGAGTACCTCCAGTACCTTGTATAGATTCACCTTTTGTGCCTTGTGCACCTAAAAGACCCTGAGTACCCCGCGTGCCTTGAAAACCTACCGTTCCTTGAATACCTTGAGATCCTCGAGTGCCTTGAGCACCCTGCGAACCTTGCGTACCTTGGGCATCAAATAATCCTCTTGTACCTTGTGTACCTTGAACACCCTGGCCGGCAAATTCTCCAGCAAGACCCTGAGATCCTTGAATACCTTGGCCTGCGAATGCTCCATCTAAACCTTGAGTACCTTGAGATCCTCGAGTACCTTGTGTACCCTGTGAACCTTGTGTACCGCCACCACCTTGAATTGATTCGCCCTGAACACCTTGTGTTCCTTGAGATCCTTGAACACCTTGACCTGCAAATGCACCATCTAAACCTTGAGTACCTTGTATGCCTTGTATGCCTTGTGTTCCTTGAGATCCTTGTGTTCCTTGAAAACCAAATGTACCCTGATTACCAGAAGTACCTTGAATACCTTGAGATCCTTGAACACCCTGGTTTGCAAAACCTTGAATACCTTGAGATCCTTGTGTTCCTTGAGTACCTTGAGTACCTTGAGTACCTTGAGTACCCTGTGTTCCTTGAGATCCTTGAATACCCTGAACACCGAGATCACCTTGCACACCAAGAGTACCTTGAATACCCTGAGCACCAAATTCTCCATTGATACCCTGATTACCTTGAACACCTAGATCACCTTGCACACCAAGAGTACCTTGAGATCCTTGAACACCCTGTAGTGCTTCACCCTGAACACCTTGAATACCGAGATCACCTTGTGTTCCCTGAGATCCTTGAATACCTTGACTGCCCTGAAGACCTTGATCACCGCGAGAACCTTGAATACCTTCTTCGCCTTGTTCACCTTGGATACCCTGAACACCTTGAATACCTTGAGCACCCTGTGTTCCAGTAATATCGCCTAAATTGATCCAAGAACTGAGATCTGTATTGTACACCCAAAGATTATTAGTGAGATCATCGAGTACTGCGTCACCGCTCGTAGCAGTGGGAAATGTATTTGCAAGATAAACTTGAGGATCGTTTGGAGGATTGACGTTTACATCATCCGTAGATCCTATAATTGTTACGATAGTGGATGCTTCACCTTGAACACCTTGTGTGCCCTGAGTTCCCTGAATACCCTGAATACCTTGCGTTGCGGTACTTACAAGCTGCCATATGGAACCGTTCGAGTATCGAAGCACACCCTCATCAGTATATACTATTGCGCCTTCATAAATTGCAGGATCAAGAGTAACCGGAGCTTCTAATTCTAAAGCTGGTCCTATTACTCTTGTTCTACCTCTTATACTAAATAATGACATGTATTAAGACTCCAAGAATTCTTCTGCTTGTCCAAGCGTAAACGATATTGTCGCGTCGATTGAGTTATTTTGATCTGCTTTCGCATCAAGACGATCCCCATTGTAGAAAAACTGCCCATTAAGAGGAAACGTGATAATATCATATGCTCCAATAGGAAGATTAGTAGCAATAGAAAAAGAAGTAGAAACAGAAGTAGGAGGTTCTGTAGAATAATCTTCGTATCTATACACTTGAATGTCGACATATACAGTGTTTGCTGTTTTATTTGATAGTATAAGTGGCGAAATAACTTCTGCTACGCCCGGAGCAATAACTGTTGTTCCACCAAAAATAAGTTCTGGAATATTGAAGTTTGGTACTTCGATTAGTGGAGAAAAATTTGTTGTAAGTTCTTTACTTTTCGCTACCGGTTTTGCATCGGGCGATTGTGAAGTTGAAACTGTTGTAATAGTTGTATTTGCCATTAGATTATTGCCCTGCTATTTGAAGCTCTACGAGCTAGTTTTCTTACTGAAGACGTAAATGGTCTTCCTTCAAGGCGACCGGTTCTTCCATTAATTCTAAGTCCCTGTGCAAAGTACTGATTGTTTAATTCGTCTGCACCAGACCATCTTACTCTTCCACCTTGCTCTTGTGATACAGAAGCAGCAGCTGATATTGGCTGACCTACTCTGCGGAAGTTGAGAGGCAATGCGTTTACGTTTACCCCCGCTGAAGCAAGGTTGAACTGGTGAGATAGACTTTCTACAAGACTTCCAAATGCAAGAGTTCTAGGAGTTCTTAGACTTGCTATAAGAATATCATCAATTAGTCCGTCAAGCATTACTTCTTCTGCTGCAGTATTTGCACCGTCTGAAAGATTTGTTACAATGTAATCTCTCATATGATCGAAAGAATCAGTAAAAGCGTCAAGTAAAGTGGTATCGTTTGCACCATCATCTACCCAATTATTTCCATCTGAATAGTAAACTGTTCCGTCATAAAAGTTTGTATTTGATGAATATACGATATAAGAGTCGTCAGCATTTACTGTATTAGCATCAGGAAGATCTTCAAATACTCCTACACTATCAATATATACAAGTCCTGCAGTATTTGCGTTGAATACTGAAAATACATGATCACCTTTGTAGTTGAAAAGACCGGCAGTAAAGATACGTGTAGCAGATTGTTTTCCAACCTTAAAATCATTTGCGATTGAGGTCAGGAAACTATTTGCATCGCGGCGGGTAAGTTCTTCATTTACAGTATTTGATGAGTATCCTTGAGTATCTGTGAGAAAGTCCCACATATCGTCAATAATTGTATTTGCATTATCCATTATAGATTGTGCGTAAGCGGTATTAGCAACAGTGTTTGCACTCATCGTATAAGGATTGAATACGTCTGTTGTACCCTTTGCTCTCATAGAAATATCACCGAACTGAGTACCAGAGTTGTTCAGTGTAATTTGACCTCCGTCAAGAGCATAAAAAGAACATCTTGCAAAAATTGACAGCGATGAAATTCCATTGATGCCAGCACCATTTCTTGCAACGTATCCGATACCGTTTTGGGTACGTGGTGTAGCACCAAATGCAAGAATATATGGAAAAATAGAGTCTTGATCTAATTTAGCTCTATCTGCGAGTATCATACCACCGCCACGACCAACTTCTTTATTTGGAAAATCTTCTTCGCCAATAATTTCCATCAAAGCAGTACCGCCTGATGAAGAAGTAATATTTGTATTCGCGGTAAGTTCAGCACTGTTATTACGAATGTAAATTGTACCGCTTTCTATTTCAGCAACTCTTGATATAATACCAGTAATTTCTGTATCATTTAACGTAACTGTGTCACCGACTTCAAATTTTCCAGTTACACCACTTACAGTTACCTCATATCCGAGATCTTCATTTCCGCCTTTACTATTGAAAGGATTTAGTGGTGGAGGAATTGATCTTTCAAAATAATTAGAAATTTGGCTAGAGTCACGAACATAAGGAGATCTTGTTATACGAACGCCAGGTCGAAAAGCAAACGCGAAGCCACACGTTGGATCATCAAAGTTATCTACTTTGAGATTGAAAAATGAAAAGCCCTGAACATAACAGCCAGAACCAAGAAGAATACAGTTTTTTGACTCGTATCCTTCATTCATTGCGATTGTTGTAGTATATTGCCCTGTAGATGAAGTCATAGAACAAAAATCTGGAAGAGCAAGTTCACCGTTAGTATAATACGTTCCAGGCAATACCGTAATATTTACTGCTCTACGATTGAGCATGCCTTGCGCAACTGTCAACGATGCAGCTTGTGCTAATTCAATAGCTTTTTCAAGAGTGGCTACTGGTGCAAGATAACTTCCATTATCGCCATCATTGCCATCAGCACTCACGTATATCTTAGCTGCATTCTTTGCAGTTGCTGCAATCTCATCATAAAATTGAGAATATGAAATTGCTACAGTAGTTCCTGCAGATACATCTTTAAGTAAGAAATAATCTTCGTCTTGAATATTTGGAGTAAACTCGGTACTTACAGAAATGTTAGGATCATTGATTGGCATGTTATTGATATAACTGCCACCATTAATTTTAATTTCGTTAAAGACTTCTTGCTCGAGTGCATTGACTAATTCTGCACGAGTAATATTTTTTGTACCATCGTCACCTTGAGTAAGGTTCACAGTTACGAAAAGATCATCTGATCTCGTATTACTGCCAGTAATAGTACCTAGTTCTGAAATCTTTGTCATCTAAGAAACCTTTTTTCTTATATTTATAAAGATTGTTTTATGTAAAGATATGCTCGATCTCTGTTTTCTCTGATAGCAACAGAACATTTTATATTAAGATGCTGTATTTTTTTGTAATCTTCTTGTAAGATTGTAGGAACATCGTTCAAATTTTTTACTTTACCGTGAAGGCAATCTTGCGTTTCAATTAAGCTTGTTTTATTTTCGTCAATAGAAAATAAAAAATTCTTAAAATACTTTTTACTGTCATCTTTTTTTCTTATTTTATAATCACAGTAAGATTTTATGTAAGTTATTTTATCTGTTTTTATATCGTATGTAATTTTAATAGCATCTTCTACTAAGTTATCTGGTAGTAGCTTTTTATATTCTTGTGGATAGTTTATGCATTTAGCGTTAGCAACATTCTTGAAGCCAAACGTTACTGTATCTTTATTGGCTTTTGAATATAATACTATATCACCAATTTTTACTATTGATTTAATAAGTAAACTTACACCACTATTTTTTGGCATACCATTAGAACACAAAAAGTTTTCAATTTTTTTGGAGTCTTTAGTTTTCAATATTACTAACCAACTACTTTCTATAGTATCTTTCTTTATAATTAAGCACCGTATATCAGTTTCTAAAATACCTATATTTGAGTGTTTTTCAATTGGAAAAATTTCTTGTACAATTTTCTCGTAGTTCATATTAACCCCATCCCGATCCAGTGATCGCACTAGTCGTTGTTACTCCAAAAGAAGAAGATGTAAAACTATCAGCTTGAAAGATATTCCAAGGTGCTTGGCTAATGCTTTCAGAATAAATATCCGCTACCCATCTGTAGGTGTAATAACCCACTTTGTTCGCAGTATAGGTTCCTCCAATAACACTCACAGTCAAAATGCCAGAATCGTCATCGGTGCTTTGGCCACTTCCTCTATAACTAGCTTCAGTGGTTGCAGTAGAAAATTGTGCAGATCTATAAACCAATTCTAACCCAGGATTTCTAATTCCAGTATTTTCATCACTGCTGAATTTATCTTCATCTTCATCACCGCGTATTTCAATAGTCATATTTGGAGTAGTAATAGTAGTGCCTATACCGCGATCAGAAACATAAAATCCCTGGAAAGTTCTATAAAAATATTTTTGCCATGACCCATTCACGCTTGGCTGCAATCCTACTTCTTGAGCTATAGCATCTTGAGCAAAAGTATTAGTATTTCTTCCTGATATATCAACTGTTGATATAAAGAATCTACTAGAATTATAAAAATTGCTAAATGAAATTGGACCTGAAGTTGGAATATTAGCGTTAAGACTCGAAACGGGAACTAAAGCTCCACCTTTATAGTACTCACTTAGAGAGTGCGGTCTTGCGCCTCCGAATTCGTTTACTATATTTGATTCTAATGATAATATTCCAGATGATTTAATTGCCATTTTGATCTTTCTTAGATTCCGCCAAACGCAGTGATATCGCCTTCAGCCACAAATCCGCCATTAGTATTCATTCTAAATTTTAGATTTCCGTTGTAATAAAAACAGAGATTACCACTTCCATCATCATTAATTTTCCAACCGCCAGTTTCAAAGTCGTTGCTGGTAACGCTATTGAAAGTTACATTACTCGTTGTTGCAACAGCTTGACCAATAGCAATAGCACCAGTTGCAGAATTGTATGTTACGCCCGTGCTACCAGATAAAGCAGCTCTTGCCCTGGATGTAGTAAAATATAAATTAGTGCCTTCTGTCAAATCACCAGTATCGTGATTTGAAATGTCACTAACTGTACCAGTAACATTGCCAGTAACATTGCCAGTAATATTGCCAGTAACATTGCCAGTAACATTGCCAGTAACATTGCCAGTAATATTACCAGTAACATTGCCAGTAACGTTTCCTACAAATCCTCCAGTTCCAGAAGTAATGCTTCCAGAAACACTGAGATTACCCGAAGTTGTAAGTCTTAATCTTTTTGTAGCAACGCCAGTATTGATAATAAAACTTTGCGAATCATTATCAAAACCTACGTCCCATGCTATAGTATCGTTATTGATTCTAACTACTGGATCTACAGAACTACTAAATGTTTGAAACGCGACTCTGCTTGATGTATTTACAATTGTGGGTGCTTCAAGCGTAATATCAGTTGAACCAGGAATTGTTCCAATTTTATCTGCTCTCATTCTTGTATTTGCAATAAATGTATTGGCAGAAAAAGTTCCTATTAGTGTTGCAATTTTTGGAGTTCCTGTACTTCCAGTCGTATCTCCAGAAACCGACGCAGTAATTACGTCGCTTCCCATAAGATCTACTAATTCGTTTGTTCTATCGAGCCAAACCTGAAACGTATTGTTCGCAGTAACGTTTATAAGACCTGATTTTGCCATTTATCTACTTTCTAACTTTTCTACAACATCGCACAGTCTAGATAACATAGTCTTGACATCAGTGAGTTCTTTACTGAGAACGTCAATCTTGCGCTGATTATTTCTTTCTAGTTTATATTTATTGAGAGCTGCGACATCATTATTGATAAGAGCTTTCGTTTTTTCGTCTCTATACATCATGTTAGCGATATTCCTCTATAATCTAGAAGTCTTGGCGCTTTGAAAATGTTTTCAGATAGTAGTTCAATCTTAATAGCGAATCTACGATAACCTATAAAAGTACCGATCTCATTCGTGTATGTAAGAACTCCATTTGTTTTTGCACTTTCTGGAAGCTTGTAAACGAAGTCTTTAAAGTCAAAACGATTTGCTATAGAAGAATAAAGATTGATACCTTCAGTAAGTTCGAGTTCTACCCAGTCTGCATTATCAAATACTGATGGATCATCAGCAGCTTGTGGTCGAATATATACTTTGACATCTGTGCCATTTGGCCTATACGCAGTAACAAATATTTCAAAGTCTTCAGCATCAAGACTTTCTGCAAGTTCAACAGTTTTTGAAACGTACTTTGAAGTTGTAGAAGATGTATTTGTAATTTTCCACTGATAAGCAAGAACAGAAGCGGTTTCAATATCAATGAACGGAGTAGATGTTACATTTGAACCATTTTGCATAGATACAGTAAAGTCCATGGTTTTTGTTCTTGCAATATCATTTGACTTACTAAACACTACCATTCCGGTTTTACCAAAGTACGAGTTATCATTGAATAGCATCGGCTGAACGTAAGTATTTAGAGTGTTATTTGGATCTACAAACGTTCCGCTTATAGATGCAGAAGTTACGCTGTCATTTGTTCTTATAATTGTCGGTTGGATGTAACTAAAGCTTATGTTATCAACAGAAGCAATTGTAGCAACGGTGTTACTATCAAAACCGTAAATAGTATCTGCAGCTTCAAATTTTCTAGAAATATCAGCGTTTGATTCTTCAAGAATAATAAACGTTGGATATCTAAAATCGTAATGACGAAGAGTACCAATTGTTACAGGGTTTCCTGCAAGAGTTGCAGTAAACGATGCAGGTCTATCTGCAATTATAACAGTCGTATTGGCGCTAACTACTTGGAATATTTGCTTATTGGAAGCACCATCATTAACCAATATGTAGTCATCAGTTGCATATGTTGCTGTAATATCTTCTGTGGAAGATATTTCATTACTTCCGGCAGTAACGCTTACTGTATTTGAAGTTTCTGCGTCAACTGGATGAACCGTATATACAAGCTCGCCAGCCTTAAATCTTCCAATGTTGTTTTCCGTAGTCAAGAATTCGTGATCGTTATTTGTAAAGGTAACAGATCCAGATGAAGAGTTGAAGTTGTGACGATACAGAGTAAACTTGATGTCTTCGTCTTGATATGACTTCCAAGCTCTATTATTTGTAGAAGTAAAGAGAACACCATCACCCCAGTCTTGTACGACTACAAGTCCTTGGTTTGCTCCTGGAGTTAGATTAGTTCCGCCGACCTGAGAAGTAAAGATTAGATAATTTGGATCTGAAGCATCAGGTATAATAACGAAAGCATATTCTTTTTCTGAGTCGAGTCTTACTGGTGCTGGAAATACTACCGTAGTAGCCTGAGAAGCGTCATCAGAAACGTTTATTTGTGATGGTGTTAAATGTACTCTCGAAAATGGAACGTTTTGATACGACGGATAACCATTGAGAACTTCGCGTAGTTCTATTACAGCACCATTTGTATCACTTTTTCTTTTGAAGTATAAATCGATCTTAGAAACAAATACTGTATTTGATCCTTGACCCATACCATCTTTTACGAAGAACGTTTGAGCGATCGGATCAAAGAATCCTCTACGCGGTGCAATTCTTCGAGTAACATTGCGCTCAGAAGTAGTAGTACTAATAAACTCTGCTGGAGATCTTGTAGAAGCAGTCAGAGATGATTTTTCTATGGAAAAATTGTACGCTCTATAAGTAGCAAATCCATATGACGTAGACGCGCTTTCAATAGTACCATACGCATCAACGTCTACTATTTCTAGCTTTCTATCACCAACAAAAAATCTTTCTGCTGGTAGTGCGAATATAGCTGTAAGCACTCCGTTTGCATCAGTAGTGATTGCATCATTGAAATTTCCGTTACGATGAACGTCTGTAGCATTGTCAACACTATCGCCAGGTGCTACAAATTCATTCACGTCTACTTCATCAAAGAAAAAGTAATGGCGTGTATTAGGACGAAGTCCCGACATATATACTTTGATTTCTCTAGGAGCCATAAACGGATTGAAGTTTACATTGGATACAAAATCTCCAACCGGTGTTTCTGTCGTTTGTTCTCCAGTGATTTGAAGTGTGCGAGTTGTATCTCTAAGTGTATCTTCTACGGTACCGTTTCTTCTTCCAATACCGAAGAAACCTCTACGCCCTTGATCTACAACTCTAGAGCTAAGTAATTCTGATGTCGTCGAAGTAAGAGGAATGAACTCTTGTATCGCATCTGCAAATTCTGCGAGTGGTGTTACTAAATCTATGTCAAGAGTAACAGGGTTTGTAGTTACATCATAGAAAGCGTCATATTCAGGATTTATAGATCCGTTACCCCTGTACGAATAAAAGTTACTTACGCAGTTTCTAAAGCTAGTAGCATAAGGCTGATCGATAATAGAAACATCAGTATTTCTAGAAAGCGTAGCGACTTGAGGATTAGAAGTAGAAGGGAATATAGTTGCAGAAGAGTTGCTCTTATATTTGAGATTAATCGGAAAAGTTTTTACGGATGGCATCAAAGATTTTTCCGTGAAGTCAATCGCTGCATTGAATTCCGTACTTTCAAGATTAGCAATGTTGAGATCATTGAATGGATCTACAATAATACCATTTTTAAATCTTGATAGACCATTTTCATCTACGATATTAAGATTTTTAGTATCAGATTCAAGAGCACTCAGTAGAACATAATATTTCAATGCATCTACTTTCTTTTCAACATTTTGAATGTCTTTCATTCTGTAAGATTTAGTACCAGTAGTTGTAACCTTTATTCCATATTGTGGTCTATCTTGCGCAAAAGCTTCCTCTTGAGTAAGAGCAGGAACACCGGGCACATAAATTTCTGCTATTTTTACCTGGTCGCCAATGACGCTCGGAGCAATAGAATTTTCTGACTCGGTTCCCTTTACGATACGTACCGCTCCATATGAGTCAAGAGTTACTATATCAATTCTGCTAAGATAAAATTCGTAGTCGAGTTGACCAAAGGTATTGAAAGCTGGAGTAATAATGGTAGGAACTGGATCAAAAGAAGGTGCTATATTTACGCTAGTACTTGAACTGCTAACAGTTGGAGCAGTGCCTAATGACGCAGCATTAGTATACGTAGCACCAGCAATAGGTTCAACTAGTGGTCTAAAATCTAAGCAATCTCGTAGAATATATGTAGAACCAGAAGCCGACCTATATGGTTGTATTTTGTTTTTAGCTACGTTTTGATAGCTATCGACAGTAAAAAAGTAATTTCCAGTATTCGGATCTTCAATTTTGAATGTATTCATTCTAACTGTCATTTCACCATCAGCGGCGGCTGGTCGACCTGGAATAAATTCAATATAAGAGTGATCGTAGTAATTGTCTTTTTGATTTGTCTTAAGCTTGAAACTTGTGGTTACATCAGTATTTGCTGCATCTGTAATAGAGACAATTTCGTATACGTCAGGAAATCCTAGATTGAACTTGCTTGAAGTCTGCACGTCAGTATTTGCAAATGTACACTTTACATAAAGCTCTACTGAAGATTTTGTAAATGGGCTTGCGGATGTAATTCTTTTATTCAAATATATGGCAGCATTTGATGATGGCGTACCGCTCAGTTCCACAATCATAGTATTGCCACCGTTGGTTACAGACGTGCTCAATATGTCAAAAGTTGTATTTGTCGCATCAACTACAAGAATATCATCATTGTTTGTGTTAAAGTCAGCACCAATTCCAGAAGAAAGAATTATTGTATTACTAGATAATCCAGTAAGATCTCTTTTTTCACGTACCGGTAAAGAAATATTAGAAGTAGATTTAAGACTTACTGCTCCAGTATCAAATATCATCGGAGCATTTCCTGCTCCGATTATAGTAGCACTTGATACTGTATTGTTTGCAACCGTGATAAAACCACTAGAGCCTTCTATGGTCTGAACTTCAGAAAAACTTGTATTAGCGCGAATATCAAAAAGGAAAATTTTGTCTTTAGTAATATTACGTACGCGTGCTGTACCAACTGCAGCATCAGACTCGTTTTTAAGTGTTACTGTTGAGCCGTCAAGAGGAACTACTCCACTCGTACCGACATCTAAAATATTTACATAACCGCCGTAGTTGAACGATATAGCTTGATTAGTTCTATCATCAACTGAAGTATTTGCAATAGGATCGATGTCAAACAATTGTTCTGCGAGAGTTTCTACACGATAGCCTTTTACATAAGCCAATCCGGTTCCAACTGAAGCTTTGAGATTATTATCTCTGCGAATTACTCTAGTTTTGAAGTCTCTTACGATGTAATCGCCAGATTCTTCATATGTGCGACGAGCCATTTCCTCACCAAGAGCGTTATATTGAGATACGTCTCTTAGACTTACCGCATTACCGTTTGAGTATCTAGTAAGTGTAAAAAATGTAGTATCGCCGTCAGCTTCTGTAGTAGGAAGAGCAGTCAATATTGGTGTAAGCTTGAGTCTATCTGCACCTGGTGCGTTTTCATTTGCTGATCCGTTTGCATTATCATATAAAGAAGGATCTTGAAGTGCTGCAATTAGTCTTTCTTCAACTACATAACCAATGGATACTCCATCGGGTTGATTAGTATATTTTGATACAATTACGAGTTGCTCTTCAGCATAAAGGAAATGACCCTTTTGAAAAATAATACCAGGTGCAGATTGTAAACCAAAAGCGCTTCCTGTTGGGCTAGGAAAATTTGTTACAGGAACTGTGCCAACATTAGTTTCAATAACACTAGTAGTAGTACCAATATCCACAGAACTTACTTTGATAATGTCTAATGTTTCACCACCTTGGAATACCTTGATATTTCCAACTGTATTGGTGTAATTGATATAAAAAGTATTGAGGTCTGGAGCTCTCGTTTCAAAACCGCGCGTGGCTGCTACTATTTCTGCTTCGACATTAGTAATTCGACCTACTATTTTGAATACATTATTTCTTTCATATACTTGACCAGAAATAGTTTCAGTGTCTGTAAAACTAATATATGAAAAAGGATCAAAATCGGCCGGGTTCTGCAATTTTACATATTGCAGATCATTAAGTTCTGTGAAGTTACACCCTTTGACGATGGAACCTTCTTTGAAAACGTTATCTCCAAATTGCTCGATCTGATTTTGCAAAATCGTTTGAAGTTGTGTAAGTTCCCTTGCCTGAACTGCGTAGGAAGGCTTGAACATAACGCGGTAATACTGATTCTCGAGATTGAAATCATCAAAGTACGGAGCAGTATTAAGATCTGTATTGATTGGCATTTATTTTTCCTTAGAACTCTATAATAATCTTGAATAGCTCTCTTGAGTCTTCATTTCTTTCGATTGGAAAGAAATCATTCATGTAGTAAACGTCACCGGTTTTCGGTTCATACGTCGGATATGTAATTGTATTTATTTCAATTAGATTACCTTGAGAATCAGTAAGAAACAAATTAGGATCAATTGAAAAGCTAGTATTTGCTGCATTTTCGTACGGCCCATGATAATCGGTTAGGTAAATAGTATTTGCAGATATTTCATGAAGTATAGAAGAAAACGCAACTTCGTTGTTTGTGTCAACCTGAGTAATTTGTTCATTGACTGTAAATGATTCGGTCGTAACGACTTCTACTTCTATTCTATTATCAAATATATCAGTATTTGATGTAAATTCTGGATTTTTTACTAGACCAATTTTTGAAAAGCTATTTACCACGGGAATAGTAACATTGTCTAGTTCTGTTATTTCAGAATATATCATACAATGCTTGCAACCCAACTCATCTACGAGATTGGAAACGTGGCCACCTCTTGGAGATAATATCGGTCGCAATATTACTCTTACGTCCAACCTATTTTCGTCAGTTGGATCGAATGCAAATGGATCTATTACACTAGCAGAAACGTTTGTATATCCAGATCCAGTATTGATAACACTTATACTAGTAATAGCACCATTTACTATATTTGCTTTTGCAAATGCGTCTATTCCATCACCCAATATTTCAATTCTAGGTAAAATTTCAAATGTCGTGATACCATCACCAGGAAGTATAATGCCATCTGTCGAAGGACTGCCAGAAAGTCTTATGATACCATTTCCTGTTACTGTATCGAAAGTATAATTACTTATAGTATAATAACTCGAAAGACCGCTTTGAGTATTGAACGCATAAAACAGTCGATCTGAATAGTAATTTGAAATTTCAGAAAACGAATAGCCATTGCCGGCTTTTAGAACGATAGTATCAAAAAAGTCTGTTTCCGAAACTGTCGTGGTATTTACCTGAAATACAGATCCTTCAAATTTTTCGTAACCATTATTTTCTTGATTGTTTTCTACAATTATTTCTTCAACGACGGATGTTTCAAATGATGTATTTGCTATTAAAGTATTTGCAGTAATAGGAATATAACCAAACGTGTTATATTTGTCAAAATCAGTTTCTGTAATGACGTACATCAGTCTCCAAATATATCCATCACCACTTCCCGCATCTGTGCTTGGCGGGAATCTAGATGGCAATCCATAATTATTGAATAGGCATTTATAAACTCTATAATCACCAGTGTCATTATTCTCAGAATAAACTACTGTATAATATTTCTTATCAGATAAATCTATTGCATCGTCATACTGATCATATATCAATCCAGATTGCCATGGATAATTTTTGATCATATAAAAAAAGTCTGTTTCTGGATCTATTTTTTTACCAAAAATAGTTTTTTCTAAAAATTCATTTTTAGAAACTGACGAGTTTACTGCTGTGGTTCTACTGATGGAAGAGCCAAATATAAAATAGTCATTGGTTTCTAGATCATTCAGAAAAAATCTGACTGAATCTGATCTGAATTTACTTGTAATGATATTGGCCATATCCGTCCTAACAAAATTAGTAGTTACCTTTATTTATACCGGTTTACGGTTCTATTTCTTCTGGAATCAAAAACTTGGGGGTGTATCTGATATTTCTAGATCTATTGAGATAATTTTCCAATCTAAATCTACTAAAGTTTTTGGTACCGGAAACATGCATTAATTCTTTGAGTAATTCTTCATATTCAGTTTGATTTACACTAGATATTATCTGATAAGAATATTCTTGATAGAAATCACTATCTTGTAAGAACTTGCCAGAATCAAAATATTTAGTAGATTCATTTGAAACTACGTATCCATTTAAATGAGATTCTAAACTAGACCAAAATCCACCAGTAATTCCTGTGCCTTTGCATTGCATTATACCTCTTGATGCCACGTTTCCATCAGAGTCTATGAGATCTACTACTTGACCATCTCTATATCCGAATCCAGAATTTATAATATCTACAGTCAGTACTCGGCCTGTTGCAAACTGAGTATCTGGATCTACTATCGCGTTCAATCCATACTTATTTCTAGAATAATCTGTTTCTATAGCTGTAATGGTGTAGTCATTATTCTTATATGTTAAAGGATCATCAATATTGAAACCGTAATATGAGTAAGGCAGCACTGTTATGCTTTTATTTACGATGTCAATAACCTTTCCCTCAAATTCATTTTGAGAAACAGTATCTCCTATTGAAATAGCCGCATTAATTTCATTTAGTGTTATAATTTGAGGATAACGATCAAAAGCGTTCATTACAGGATCTTGAACAATAACAAACACGTCGTTTACGTAGTCAAAGCCCGGATCTATGTTGTCGAATGATTTGATGGAACCAATCTGAAACGGTGTAAGGTCGAACGCGTCTTCCAGTGCAGTATCTATTGTTATTGGATCTGTGTTTCCAGACATTGCAACTAGTGCTGGAGGATCATTATAATTACTAGCATCTATCGAAACGTTTGCAAAATTGCCTATTACATCAGTAATCAACGAAACATTAGCTGAATTTTCTAATTCTGCTAAAATTACATCTGATGTATTAGCAGTTTCTGGATAAAGATTTCCAGGAGAACTGCTATTTTTTGGAGTAATTGCAAATATATAAGACGCGTCAAACGTAACATTCGAATCTCTATCAAGAGTAGATATGCTCGACGTATTTGCAAATTCATTGTTAGCATCCAATTTAAAACCAACAAAATTTTCATCGTATCCAATGACTGTAGCTTTATTACCGAACTGATCTTCAACTCTTTCTAACGGAATAAAATCAGAATTTTCTATTCCAACATTTGCAGCGTATTTAATACTTTGATTTGAAACAAGAAGCTTAGTATTTTCTAATGTGTAGCCAAAACCGCCGTCAGTTACCGTGTAACTGATCTGACCAGTAAATGTATCATTTACGCTAGTTATTACAGCTTTAGCATCAAATCCTTGCGTAGAAGATATCGTAAGCACATCTCCTATGCGGTTTCCAGTAGTTCCGTTAAAATCTCCATCGATGATAATACCATCAACAGAACCAAAGACTCTTCCGAATGAAACAAGTTCGCCATCTATCTTTGTAAAGATATCATCGTATCCGATAAATTTACCTTTCATTTTGTTAAGATAAAGAACGGGCGTGACAGTATTATTTAGTACTCTGATATTAATTTTATCAACGATGCCAGTAGCTCTTGAAACTGATCCGCTAATTGTTCTTCCACTCAAGTCTTCATAAGTAAAAGTTCTATCAAGTTCTGCAGAATAAAATCTTCCTGAGTTTGGAAACAGTTGGATGTAAGGATTTATTTTCCATTCAGATGTAGAAGGTTTGAACATATCTTCAGCTGGATAATAGATTTCTATATTTTCTTGAAAGAATAATCTAAAGAATAGCTTAAGACCTTCTGAGGTTCCTCTTCTACGATAAAGGCTCATTATGTTTTTGACTATAAAACGCGTATTTTCCTCATCAAGAGGCAACTCACTAAGAAACTTATTTTTGAAAAACAGCAGCATTTTTGGTAGCGTTGTATCGATATCTCTATATTCAAAAAGTCTGCGCGCATTATACACTGACTGGTTTTCATCAGTCTCGAGCCATTTATAGTACTCTTCTACGATTGCTATAAGCTCTTTACCGCTTTCTTTATAGATCGCAGGAAATTGCTGCTCTATAAGAAATGATATATTTTTTTCTACTTGCATTAGTTAGACTCTATCATGTTGATAATTACATCCTGGTTTCGTATTACAAAAACTCTACTTTTTGGTGCAATAATATCGTTTCTTACTGTATCTGCAAAAATCTTAATAGCTGGTAAGCTATAACCATCTGTTACAAAGTTTACAAGTCTTACTTCTCCGGTATCATAATTGACAGTACCTATACTTGGCTCAAGTACCTGAGTATTGACGGTATCGCTACTGATAATTTGCATTCCGCCAGTACCATTATCTTGAAGAAGAGCGCAAACATTATTGTATGAAAATATCGAGCTTTTGATTGCTGGCTTATAGTCTGAAAAACCGCTTGCTTCACGAAATGGATATGGTTTTACAAGAGACTGCGCAAAATTAAATCTAGGATTTTCAATTCGGTTTAGATCTGGAGAATATTCAATAATGGGTTTCGCAATAATTCTATTACTCAGTATTCCTTCGTCTGATTCATCTATGGCAGCACTAAGTCTAGATAGGCGAAGTGTAGAACCAAACTGATTAAGATTGTTAAGGCTAAACTGTGTTATGGTGTTACGAATAATAGCTTCAAGTTGTTGCGAAGATTTACTCGTAAACTTTCTTGAATAATAAACATTGATTGCTGTATTGAGATATAAGAATGCAGGATCGACAAATACTGGCTCAATCGTGAGTGGGCTTTTTTCTGATAAGAAATTAGTGTATTCATTTTTTGCAGTATCTGATAACAACTTATTGCCAAGTAGATTTACAGATACTGCAACACGGCCAAACCGAGGAGGATCTAATTCATCACCGCCGTACACGGATATAGATTGAATGTCTGGAAAATTCTGCTTGAGAAGTACTTCATAGTCTCTTGCAGTTACCGCGCGTTCTTGAATTTGAACAGATTTTGGAGCAAAGAAACGAATGCTTTCGATAGTTTCTCTTTCTGATCCGCCAGCAGCAGTAGATACTGTAGTCACTAAAGCATTTTGAAATCCAGTAGAAAATTTAGAAACTCCGTTTGCTTGTTCACCACTGCAAATTCGGTAACGAACCTTTACATCTTCAAAGTTTTTTGGCTGTTCACCAAACAGGTTTTTTCCAAAATAAATTGAATACCTACCATCAAAATATGGAGCAAGATAAAACACTTTGCTTTCAGGTCCCACTCCAAAAATATCAGTAGTAAGAAAAAACTGATTTTCGCCTTCAGTAGCTTCTTCGTCAATAAACACTTCAATCGTTCTCGTGTCAATATTTTCATTTGTAAGATTTGCTCTTAGTGCGCCATCATCGTCTACGAAAAAACCGTCTTTTTCAAAACCATCGAGGATTTCACCCTCATAAATCGAAACTTCATCCGCTATATATACTCCATTTGTAGTCCTACGTGCGACGTAAACTTGATCTGTAATAAACGAAAAAATTTCACCATCCGCAAACCCAGAAAACTCGGTAAATTTTGGTATCTCAATTGTTGGTTCTGTATTTGTAGGATCATCTATTCTAACTCTTACAATTGCGCGTGCAGACTGCATAGATCTTGGCGTGTAGTTAAGTTCTTTTGCATGCGACATTACGGAGTTTCTCAAGACAGCCGAGTCGAGAAACATTTCATTGATAGCCATATTTGTATAATAGTTATTCATAAAGGTATTATATGAAAGCACGTCAAGTAGCACACTCATATTCGAACCTTCAAAGTCGTAGTCCTTGAATTGAGATTGTTCTCGATTTAAGAATTCTATGAATTGGCTTTTGATAGATTGAAAGTCAATATTATTGATTGGTGTTTTGAGTGCCATTTATCTGATTCTCTCTAGAAATACGTTGAATTGTATTGGTTGAGCAATATTTGTAATATAGAAACGAATAGTAGCTTCAACCTTATTATCGTCTATTGTTGATTTAACTTCCACATCAATGAGTTCTGCTCTTGGCTCATATTCTTCTATCGTCGTTGCAATCTGCTGTTCAATCATTTTGAGCACTGCAGGAGTAAGATTTTCAAAAAGCATCGCACGTATGTTTCCGCCTATAAGCGGTTGCATAAGACGTTCACCTTTGTCAGTTAAAATCAAATTTTTAATAGACTCTTTCACTGCTTCTTCATCGCGACGTAATGCTAAATCTCCAGTAGTTGGATTTTGTGTCAAGTCCTTATAGATGTCTGAGTAAAGACTGATCTTTTTTTGTCTTGGTGAGAGTAATTGTACTACCATTTACGATCCCCATGACCTTCTGCTATTAATATCAACGTGTACAAACCTTATACCATATCTGCCAATTCCTAAAAATCCAACTTCAAGAGCTTTTCGAATAAACTCTTCTCTGCTATCGATATTTATGCCACTCCATTTTATGTCAAGAGCTCTTCCTGATACGTGAGGTGCGTCATTAGAAGGAAAAGCAACACCTTGAATTCTTTCTCCTCTCGCAAGGCTAGCCAACGCCTCAGCTCGCGTCAACCCGCGCTTTTGTAAAGTATTGAGATAAATGATGGTCTGCTCTTCTAATGTCCTGTGCGCACTTATAACAATTAATTTTCTTCCAAAACTTCTTTGTAATGCCACTATTTTTCTTTTTACGTCAGGCACAACAGGCTCCCAATCTTCTCTTGTTACGTTCATTTGAAACCCTGCAGTACCTGAGTTCAATTGTTCCCAAGTTGGTATGCTATCTATTTCAGAAGCAGTTGGAGGTCTTTGATACGATCCAGCAGTTTCAAATCTTTCTCTAGCTATATTTATTTGAGCTATTCTTTCTTCTTTGGAATATCTTATTGCACCATCGGTAACTGCAGCTGCAGTAGCTAAATTACTAGATGCCTGTATACTTTTAAAAATATTACGATAGTTGCTTATCATATTTGAAAGATCTGTTTTTGTAGCATTAATAGCGTTTTCCATATTACTTGCAAAAGAACAAAATCTGTAAACAAGAAACTGTATTTCATCAAGAGAAGGATCTTTGAAAACTCCAACCGCATAACTAATAAGGTTATCTACCTTTTTTAATAGACTATCAATATTTTCTTTATCAAAAAACGCAAGAGCTTTTTCTTTCAGTTTTTGAAACCTATAAAGAATTTCTTCATTTACAAATGTTTCTATTTCTCCTACTATAGACTCAATTGTTAGATTTTCAATTGCAAATCTTACATTATTTACTACTTGATTAATTATATCGTTTATTTCTTTTTTGATTCTATTAATTAGTTGTTTCATTAATGCTTTTGGTATTTCTCTTCTGAAACGATCTAATAAACCGCCAATTAAACCAGATATAGTGAAGTTAGTTATAAAATCATTAATGTCGGCAAACACCGCACTTGCATCTTCAACAAAGTTGAAAAAATCACTGATAGCACTAAAAACACTTGGCATAAGAGAACAAAAGGAACCTATTGCGCTTTGAGTAAAGTTGTTTTTATAAAAGTTATTGAGCTGAGATTTTACCAAAGTTGTATTTGTTATTAGCGTGTTATTTAGACTTTCTGGAGTGTAAAGATATGCATCGAGATAACTAGCATATTCAATTGGAGTTATAAAAAGCGTACTATCCAGTCTATTATTTAGTTCTGGATAAAGGTCAAGATTTTCTTTAAGAGCTGGATTACTGTTTAGATTTTGAAGTCCTTTTCTAAAAGCGTCTTCACCATATTGCTCTACAAGACGTCGTATAAGCGTGCTTCTATATGAAGATTCTATATCAGCCGCCACAGCATTTGAGTACTGTTCTATCGCGGTTACAGAAAATTCTGGCAGTAGCGTACCATCAGAAGCTACTGTGTTTGATAACGGAGCTATTAATACTTCGTTTGGATCTTTACATATTGCCATTTCTTCTCCAATTATTATGGTCTTCTAGTAATTTCAGCCTCAAGCTGTGGTACAATTCTAGAATTATAACCGCCAGGGGCTGTATATGAAGCACGCTCCTGCGGTACTTCAAAATAATTTGTAAACCAATTTGCAGCTTCAAGTGAAGAACTAAAACTCGTATTTTTAAATCTTGTGCCAGTGTTTTCTTGATTAAAAGTGTATTCAAGTTGACCATCAACATTTGTCTGCCAATTTGGCACAGCCTGAACAAATGGATCTAATCTTCCTGCACCTTTATTATATTGGAATAATCCAAAACTATCTCCGTTGTCACCAATAGCTCCAGGTCTGAATGAAGATTCTCTATTGATGTTAGCCATGGCACCTATGGCTTGCTCGTGAGTTAATCCTGCATCTCTAAGCTTATCGTAAACTTGCTGTCTAGATATTCTTGTTTGACCTAACGTAGTATCTAACTGATCTGGATTTTCGTCATTACTGTTGAGTTCATCATCTCTTGAAGTATATCCAGCACTACCTAACAATCTTGTGTTTCGATAACCAACAGTAGAAGTAGATTTTTCCGGTGGTTCTGGAAGATCCGTACCAGCAGCAGGAAGAGCACCTCCTGGTGCTCTGGAAAGTTGGTTGGCAAGAAAAATGACATTGTCAATAGCAACAAGTGCTCCTCTGACGCTCGTCTGAAGACCACCGCCAAAACTTGCTTGAAAATTTGCTTTTAGATTTGCATTGAAAGATGCTTGCATGTTAACATTAAAGGCTTTGAGGTTAAAGTCTTCATCACAAGTAATGTACGTATTTCTAGCAGATTTTATGTTGACGTTTGAAGAATTGGCTTCAATTCTAATTTGCGCGCCTCTTGCTTGAATTTCTTCACTTGCATTGAGATTTATTTGACCACCAACTGAAAGTAAATGATTGCCATGAACAATTTGAACTAGGTCACCTTTAATTTGTTCAATTTTATTGCCTTCAACGTAAACGTGAGAATCGCCCATAATTGTTACAGAGCTTCTTCCACCGATATAAACCATGTTGTTTTCATCATTCACTTCGTAGTGATCTGATTTTGATTTATCTACTCTCGTTCCATTCGAGTCTATTTGTATAAATGACCCACGATGCCAAGCCATAAAACGTTCTGCGCCTTCTGTAGAATCTAATTCTACAACAGTTTTTCCGTCTGGTGATTCGTAAACAACATTATCTGGATATTTAGCAGCGTATGCAGTAGAAGGTTCTGACCAAGTCGTAAAATTGCTAGGAGAGCTTGGATTTTGCGCAACTTTTACATTTAAAGCACGATTGTTTTCTTGCTCAAGAGGGTAATTTTCTTCTATGTATTCACCTCTAGCAAGATCGTGGTTTTGCGGTTTTCCGAAGTCTTCTGGTAGTGAACCTTTTGATCTGGAATTAGCATTTTCTTCGGGAAAATTTCCCCAACCGCTTCTTTCAGGATCAAGTATTTCGCTCATGAAGGTTGGTATCGTTCCAAGTATAAGAGGCTGTTGCGCATCACGTCCGTCTAAAAATACTCCTAAAACCCAATGGTTTTGCTGTGGAAGTACGTTCATTTGATAATTGCCCGCCACGCAAATAGCCCAAGGAAGATCTTCTGTGGGTATCTGATCGATTGTGCCATGAACACCAAACGCCCTAACTCTTACTCGAGATTCGTGTCTTTTATCAACTCTTTCTTCTACAACGCCAATAAAGAAAAGAGGATTTCGTATTCCTACTCCAGTTTCAAACATTAAGTGCTCCAATCATATTTTATTAGTCTCAAATTAGTTTTGAGCTCTTCTAGTTGAATACTGTGATTCGCAGTATGTACCAAATAATTACCAGAAAGCTGTCTATTTTTACTTCTATTACTCTTAGAATTGAGTTCTTGTATTTCGAGGTTTACAACGCTTCCTGGTTTGATATCTAAACGACCTCTTAATGAAACATTTATTGCCGTGCTATTTATATGATGATTATAAGATGTTCTCTGCTGAATTATGTTTCGAATAAACTGATCTGAGTTTAGCGCGCTAGGAATAGATCCCGCGCTCGAATAATCCTTAAAGACAATATATCGTTTTGCATTTTCTCTAGTAAAAGTATCACGTGTAAATTTTTCGGTATGAATATATGATTCTGGAGTATGAGGCGCACCATTCATATCTAAAAAGTTCGCGTTGTCAAGATAGCTAAAATGTTGCGAATCTAATGAATTCACAGTTCTTCGAGTGAGATCAATTTCAATCACTCTGTTCATATATCCTCCAGAATACATGTCATCCGCAGTATCAACTCTGTTTGGATAATGTATTTTTTCAACACTCAAAATTTGTTGAGCAATGTCTCTTGGATCTTTACTTATTTGCGGCGCGTATACCAGTTTTAGAATTTCATTTTGTCTATTTGCATAGCTGATAAGATATTCATCTGAAACAAAATAAAAGTCGTCGAGAGTTTCGAAAAATCTGAAAGAACAAGAAGTAAATCCTTGACCACTAACATAAGCACGTGTTGAAAGAAAATACATCGCTTCTGTTGGGCTGTAATTTGGAATAATTCCATTGAGCTGTCCTTCAGTAGGCTGAACTATAAAACTTCTTTCAGTATTACCGATACCATATCTTTGACCAGCAAAAGGAAGCGATATTGCGTTGTTATCAGAAATGGGACTGAAGTATTTTTTGAAAATCTTTTTGACCATTCCACTTGCAGACGGATAAAAAGTTCCGTCTCGAATTGGTTCTACTATACGCCTTTTACTAGCTTCGAATGATATTCTTGAAACGAAATGAAGATAATATCCCAATCCATCATTTGCATCGTTTATAGTAATATTATCAGCTTTGTACACTTGCAAATCTAGGGTTTTCTTTGTATCAGTATCGTTTGAACTCAATACAATAGTGAGTCTTTCTTCTCCTCGAATTGGAAAATCTTCTAACATTCCTACATTATCTGTAATTTTTATAGAACCATTATATGCAGCTGCTTCAATAGACTGAGAAAAGTTTATCTCAGTTACTAAAAGATCTATACGCTCACTTACTCTACCATCGTAACTAGTAAGAGTAACCTCATCAATACGCATTTTAGAAGGTGATGGAAGAGAATTACTCATTTCTAATTGATTCTATAAATTCTTTTTCAATTTGAGGAAGAAACGCGCGATCTACTAAGAAAATTTCGCGTTTATTATCATTAAGCGATTTTTCATAATCATACACCCTATAAGGCTTCCATTCTTCAGGAATAATTCGTTTAATTACTATTCTTCTGCCAGCTTCAGTTCTTAGAATTACACGATCTTCTTTACGAAGAAAAATTGTTCTAAAACTGTTAGGAGAAATTTTTACTATATCTACTGCCATTTATACCTCTTTGTAGTAATATACTATGTTGTTTTCAGTATTTTCATCTCGTGTCCAGTCTACAACTTCGTATCCGGTTTTTAGAGATTCAGTCTCATATTTGTTTATGAGATACTTGTGAAAGTCTTCTTCAGATAAAGACCATTGATGATATGGATCTACGATGTTATTTGAAAGATAAACCAACCAAGTGTAATCCGTAGATCCATAGTAATGATAAGCAATATCTTCCGCCCTTTCACCTTCTTTTACCGTGTATGGAAGAAAGAGTAATGGATTGGTAGTAGTGCTTTTCAGAAACTTATTTCTTCTCGTGATGTCTTTTACACTTCTACCCTGATAGTTTATAGTCGGAAAATTTTCAAAATATTTGGCCATTATTATCCTCCTGCTGGTGGCAAGGTTGTAGTAGTTATTGAAGGCGGTATAAGATCACCGGGTTTAGCAATGTCATTAGTAAGATCACCAACTGTTAGTGGCGCTACGCTGCTCGAGCCGCCATAATCTTCAGCCGTGTGAATATCAAGTTCAAGTAGTTCGATATTTAAAGATACATTACTCGGTTTACCACCTTTGAGAATAGAAACGATACCGCCAGAGCCGTATTCCACGTTTACCGATCGAATCATTGAAGACTTAAACTTCACGAAGTAATCTGGATTTACGCCAAGTAGATAAATGTCGACTATCGAAGGATATTTGAGATAAGCTTTGAAGTTAAAATTATCGGTTCCTAAAGTTTGATATGTTGGCAGTGAATTTTGCTTAAGCTTGTAAATTAATGCTTTCAATTTTTCCGAATCGTTTGCATTTTTTGGTGCCAGAGTCCAATTAAAACTGTGCTGTTTTAGTTCTACACCTTCAAAAGCAAGTGATGCTTTGGGGTTTACCGTAGAACCAGCTGCGCGGTCTGTAACTTGAGATATTCCAGCCGGTATTACAGAACGAAGTAAGTACATGATATCGCGGCTTGCGCTTCCTACAGACTGATCTAGTATGTCACCTACAGCAGTACCTAAAGCTCCCATACCAGATGAATATATGTTTCCCATATTAGCATTAGCTGCATCTCTTCCTAATCCTTGAATGGCTGAAGGCATGCCTCGAAGTGTTAAATCTGATGACGAAAGACCTGATGCAGCACCGGCAATTGCTCCACCGATTGCAGACTCTAAAGCACTTTGAGTAATTCCTTCAACACGAAGAATATCGTTATCTCTTAGATTTGCCGGTATCGGAAGTTCAATACCACTATAATTTGAAAGAAACGCTCCACCTCTACTTGCTATTCTTTGACTTCTTATGGTAGAACCGGTGCCAAGAGAAAGTAATCCTTGTTCTCCAGCTCGAGCATATTGGTATTGATATTCCTTGAATACCATAAGCATCGTATGCGGTCCTAGATTAGAAGGAAAACTAATTAGCTGAGAAGAGTTTTGATTTTTTCTTCTTTCACTAGAAAGTACAACTCCTGGTTTAGATGTCATCGGCATTTTGTTTCTTTCTGTATAAATAGTCTCATATTTATTTATATCATAAGTGAGAAGTTACTTGGCTAAAACCTATAAAGGAAGATTCAGACCGAATAATCCTGAGAAATATAAGGGTGATCCTACAAAGATTATCTACCGAAGTTCGTGGGAATTCAAGTTTTTTCGTTATGTGGATCAACATCCAGATGTGATGTGGTGGGCATCTGAAGAATATGTAATTCCTTATATGTCTCCAATAGATGGAAAAATGCACCGTTACTTTCCTGATGTAGTGATGAGAAAGAAAACTCCTGAAGGAAAATACGAAACGATAATGATAGAAATTAAACCGAATAGTCAGACAAAACCGCCTGATATATCAAAGAAAAACGCAACAAAGAGTGGCAGAGTGTCAAGAAAGTACATAAACGAAGTAAAGACATATGGTACAAATGAAGCAAAATGGAAAGCAGCTGAACGCTATTGCGCAGAACGTGGCTGGACGTTTATGATAATGACCGAACATCATTTAGGAATCAAATAATGGCTGCAAAGATATTTGATGACATTTTGCTAAAGGGTATCAGATCTGGCCAAGTGCCAGCTCGTACACAAGCTGCGCGCGATTGGTATCGCGATCAAGCAAAGCTAGTAAGAAAATCAGAAGTAAAAGAAACACAACTAATTAGAGAAATGGGAAGTGATCGTTACGAAACTAGATTTAGACTCGGCCATATGTACATGTTTGGATATGATCCAAAACACAAAAGCACGCTTCCTTATTACGATAGATTTCCACTAATATTTCCTATCAATAAAGCAAAAGGCGGATTTCTTGGTCTTAACTTTCATTATCTGCCGTTACAACTTAGGGCAAAGTTATTAGATTCACTTTATGATGTCACATCAAATGATAAGTATGATGAAAATACCAAGTTACGATTATCTTATAGTATTTTGAGTAGCACAACCAAGTATAAAGAGTTCAAGCCAACCATCAAACATTATCTTGCAAACCACGTCAGAACAAAACTCGTATATGTACATCCTACAGAGTGGGACGTTGCTATTTTTCTACCGACAGCTCAGTTCCAAGGTGCAAGTCAAGCAAAAGTTTGGGCAGACTCCAAAAAAATTATAAGAGGAAAATAAATGCCTTTCAGTATTAATGAGTTCAAATCTAGAATAGATCGCTTTGGCGGTCCTGCCAGAACTTCCTTATTCACAGTCGAGCTTATAAGCAGAAAGGGAAATCCTTATGTAAGAGATGATGAAATTCTTTTCTTTTGCAAAAACGTAACACTTCCCGGAATTAATATTGAAACTTTTTCACACAAACAAAATACTATGGACATTCCGCACGCGATGCCAGTTTCGATAAACTCAGAACCTCTTACGTGTGTTTTTATGCTCGATTCAGAACACCGCGTACTTAGTTTCTTTCATAGTTGGATGCAAAAAATCGTAAACTATAGTACTCAAGGAGGACTATTTGCGTCGATTGATGATCAGCTTCCGTATGAACTTGGATACAAGGACGAATACTCTTGTCGTATGGTAATCAAATATTACACAACTAGTTCAAGTGAAAACTCAGTAAGATATTATGAAGTAGTACTTGACGGCGTATATCCTACAACCGTACAAAGCTTAGATCTTGGATGGGAAAACAATGATAGCGTTGCGATGCTGCCTGTCGCGTTTTCTTATGATCGCATTCAATACTCTTCTGAAATACGAGGCATACCTTCAGAAAGAAATACTCGTGGTAATGGTCTAATAAAACTTCTTGCGAGTATCGGAGAAGTAGGACAACTTATAAACCAACAGTTAGTACCACAAAATATACAAGATGCAGTGAACAAATATACTCGTGTAAAAAACACATTCAATCAATTGAGAAACTTATTTTAATGGAGAAATTATAAAATGGCAAAGAAACTTCCAAAAATTGATTTACCACTTTTTGAACTAGTGCTTCCATCAACAGGAAAAAAAATCAAGTATCGCCCCTTTACAGTAAAGGAAGAAAAGATTCTTCTAGTAGCTCAGGAGTCAAATGAACCTGAACAAACCATACTTTCTATAAAGCAGGTAATTAACAACTGTCTTATCGATATTGACGTTGAAAAGCTTGCGATGTTTGACCTCGAGTATGTAATTCTAGTACTTCGTTCTAAGTCTGTTGATAATAATATCAAGTTTGCTATTAAGGATCCAGATACGAATGAAAGTGTAGAACTTGAAATTGATCTCAATGATGTTAAAGTTACAAAGGATGAAGAGCACAGCAATAAAGTAAAAATCAATGAAGATTACACGCTGTTTCTACGTTATCCAACAATTCAAGAATTTATCAAAATTGCTGGCGCTGATCCTAAAGACTCACTTACGAGTTACTTCATCATGATTTCTTGCCTTGACAAGATTGCTTCTGAAAGTGAAGTATATAAGTTTTCAGATTACACTGATGAAGAGATTGATGATTTTATGGAAAACTTACAAGGTGATATAATTAAAAAGATCCAAAAGTTTTTTGAAACTATGCCAAAGCTTCGACACGAAATGAAATACAAAAATAGCGAAGGTAAGGAACAAACCTTTGTGATTGAGGGAATGCGCAGTTTTTTTATCTAGCGCTGTGCCATATCAGCCTGGGTGAATATTATAGAATGATATTTGCTTTGGCGCAGCACCATAAATACTCTATATCAGATATTGAAAATTTGATACCATACGAGCGAGATCTTTACTTTAGCATGTTAATCGAATTTATCAAAGAGCAAAAAGAAAAGAACGGAAAGTAATATGACTGAAGAAATTGTAGAACGACTCAAAACTGAAGGCCAATTAATACGAAACACTGGCACAAATTCAATAAGAGCTGTTCGTATTCAGATGGATCGTTTCGAATCAATTTTTGAAACAATTTCTGAACAGGTTACTATGCAAACGCGGTTACTTGCAACCATGGCTGAAACTTCGATGGATAAGCTTAAAATTGATGAAGAAACTAGTGAACGTGAAAAAGCTCGGCAACAAAGAGAAGATCTTGCAGCAGATCAAGAAGAAAGTAAAAAAGAATCTACAAAAGAAGATTCAGAAAAATCAAAAAAAGAAGGACCTGGATTTTTTTCTATGCTTGGCGGTATGGGAATAAGTAATCTTCTTATTGGTGGTGCTTTACTCGGTGCAGGTATGTTTGCAGCATATAATTTTGCAAAGGGATTTATTGATGAAAAATATGATAATGCATGGTCAAACTTTGAACAAGGATTGGTCGATTTCATTAAGAGTATTGATCTTGAGGCCCTAAAAGATGCATTTAATAATATCATAGTTGGCCTAGTTGGATTAAGCACTGCGATTGGCGCGCTAAGATTAACTTTACTTGGTTTACAAATCTCAAATATGCTAAAAGGAGGTCCTAGAGTGTCTCCAGGTAGTGGTGCTGGTTTTGGAACTTTTTTAAGAGGAGCTGGGAGAGTACTTAGAAAAGCAATTCCTGGCCTAGGATTTGTTATACCTACTGAAATGGGTGATAGTTCATTGACCGGTCCTGCACAAGAAAGATTAGCAGCTCAAGGGATAACGCCTCCGGCAGAATCATTAAGAAATATTGCTCCAGATTTGTACGATCAAATGCATAGAAATTACCAAGAACAACTAGAAGCAGAAATGGCTAGGTTTACAGAAGAAGCAAGTAAAATAGCTGCAGAAGAAATAGCTGCTGCAGACGCAGCTAGAACACCAGAAGAAGAAGCTAGACTTGAAGTTTTAAGAGAACAAAATATTGAACAAGATAGAATTACTGCAGAAATAAGAAGAAACGCAGATTTATTAGAGTCAGCAAATGACAGTATAGAAAATTTAGGTTTTACTGTCGGCGGCATACAATTTAGAGGAACTGACTTAAGCGATATGCGCGCGTCGTTAGGCGATGCTGTTGCTGATGCGTTTACAGAAACAATGAGTTATAAAGCAAATCCATACAATATAGAAACTGCTTTAGAAGTGCTTAGAAACAGAGTTTTAGGTGGAAATGAATTAACTCCAGAAGAAACGCGATTTATGGAAGCGTTAAGAGAAGCTACGGGTAATAGAGGGTATAGAAGAGGTACAAACGGTTTCCAAGACTTTGGTCCTGCATCATTTGCAATTCTTCATGGTAAAGAAGCAGTAGTACCAAAAGAAACTCCTGCTGGTCGGTTTCTTGAACAGTTTTTCAATGAAGATTGGAGTCCAAAAATGTCAGGAGCTTCAAGTGTATCAGAACAAGTTTCTACAGTTGCATCAGGTGGCGTCAATGTGATGACAGTAAATAGTAATCCAATATATGCACCAGTTGTCAATAATGTTCAGGGTGGTCCAAACGTAAATGCTCCTACCATTATCGGTAGTGGTGGTGGCGATCGTTCGAGAGGTACATATGGTATATCAAACGCTGGAAACTAAAAGAGTCAACTAGTTGTCCACCAGTTGACTCCTATTATTTAATAGGGTTACCTACCTCAAACGTGAGATGGTAACCTCTTGATCAACTGGTTGACTCTACAAGAAACTCTGGATCTAACTGTCGACCAATCAAGATTTTTTTAGGTTTTTTATCTTCTGGAATCAAGTTCTTCAAACGAACGTTGAGCATACCTTGGTGAAGAGAAACGCCTTCTACTTGTACGGTATCTGCGAGAGTAAATTTACGAACAAAATTTCTTGTTGCAATTCCTTTATAAAGATAATCCGCAGAGTCTTCATTTTTGACTTCAGCTTTGATTGTAAGTACTCCATCGTGCAATTCAATATCAAAATCTTCCTCATCAAAACCAGCAACTGCTAGTTCAATAAGATATGAGTCTTCACTCAATTTGATAAGATTGTATGGAGGGTAGCTTGGTACAGGCGCGGCGCCTTGATCGCGCAGTTTGTTGATCAAACTATCAAATCCGATAAAAAACGGATCATTGAGCAAATCTGCGTTATATCTACGAGTATTCATGTCTTTCTCCTTTATAAGCGAGTAAATGTTTGCCGTCTCTTGACCGGCTAGTAAAAAGTGGGACCCTTTCGGCATCCCACTTTATTTATATAATACTTTTTGAGTAAATGTCAACCGCCAATATAATTTTCTTTTGGTCTATACCAAGTTTTTTGGTCATGTAATCTAGAAAGCAAATCAGAAATTTCTTGCGATTCAATATTTGCTAGTTTAGATTTTTCCAGTTCTTCTTTTGACTTGTTATCTATTTGAGCCAACTCTAGCCAATACGCACTGACTTTATGCTGTCGATCTCGTAAAGCATGTTCAATCATATCAATATCGAACACACTCAGTTCAAATTTTATATTCGGTTTGACCACAGATCAATCCTTCTTGGAAACAAAGGAGTACATTTCCTTTGCCTTTTCCATCAATTCGTCCATGGTGTACATTTTGTAAGCATCTTTGAGTTCATCAGCAGTCTTTTTACCTTCTTCAATCAGCTTTTCAGTGAATTGAATATTCATTTGGTACTGCTGGTCCATATAGTCTTTTGCGAGCTGCAGCATTTCTGCACGAATTTCAAACGGGTTCTTATTAGTCATTTACAGACTCCTCTCATAACAGAAAATGAAGATTTCATCGTTTCGCCAAGGCTATCGACAGTTTCGTCACTTTTTTCAAGTTGCGCTTTGAAGAATCCTTGAGTATATTCATTCATAGCTTTAGAATATGTTTTCCATCCAACGACTTTCAAGTCAATAAAAGAGTCGTAGAACTTAAGGTTGTGTTTGATGAGTTGATCGTAATTATAGATCATTTTGTTTCTCCTGTGTGATGTGTAGTGAGTTTAGTTATGCACCTGTACTTCCGAGCCCTCCATCGCGCTCGGTTTTCTGAGCAGGCTTCTCAGAAATTTCTTCAATTTCGCTATATTCGTTTCTTTCGAGAACTGCTTGGGCAATACGATCGCCGTGAGTAATTGTAATGGGACCATCAGAAGTGTTGTAGAGTAGTACAAAAGACTCTTCTACGTAATCACTATCTACGACTCCAACACCGTTTACTACCATCAGCCCACTTTTGAGTGCCAATCCAGACCTCGAAAAGATTTTCAAAACGTGATCTGGATCGATATCAAAAATAAGTCCAGTAGGTACTGCAACTCTGTATCCTGGATGAACCTGAATTGTTGCAGTTCCATTGATTTTTTTAGCGGGTACGCCAACTTCTTTGTTCCACGGATTATAAGTTTTGACTTTTACGCCTTCTATAAGACATGCTTTTAGATCATAACCTGCAGAACCTCGTGTGGCCTTTTCTGGTAAATGAGCACTTTCATTACAACGATAAACTTTCAATGCGATCATTATTTTTTCTTTCCTATTTGATATTTTGGTTCTAAAGACCATTCAGCTTTTTCTTTATGTGAAAGAACTTTAATCTGGTTCAATGCCGCTATTGGGTCTTGAGATTTTTCTGCATCGACAACTTCAAGTAAACCCCACTCTTCAAGTAAATTTACAATTGTATTTCTACGCGCTTTGTCTTCATCTGTAAATGTGTTTTCTTTACCATCCAGAATAAAAAGTTCTTTGAAATGCAAAATAGAATATTTACCTTGCTTGTGTAAAATGTGACACGACTGATAAAGCTTCTTATCTTTTCGAGATGCAATACCGATGCGAGTAAGTGTTTCTTTGATCTTAAGGAAGTTATCTGGCTCTGGAAGTCGTATCTCAATTCCGACTCCTCTAAATAGATCTGTTTCCATAACCTTTTCACCTTTATTATTATTATTATTCACGGTGTTTTCTTCATTGAGACCACACATCAATATTTATATTTTCAGTTCTTTTTGTCTCCACCCACATTGAGTTTTGAATGTACGGTTTTGATTTGTTCAGAAGATAATGCCTTGAAATAAAGCTTTGCTACAGTGCGATTACAAGAATACACTTGTTGAATAGCGTCTAGATCTTTATCTTTTTCAGCTTTGTGCCATTTTGAAAATCGTTTACGCGATCTAAGAACGCCTCTATAATAGTCAAACTGCGCTCGAGGAAATAAGTGAGCTCTTTGGTTCATTTCATTTGCATGTAAGATGGTGTCGTCGTAATAAGAAAAACCGCGATTGATAATATAAGCAACGTATTCCTTTTCAGTCATTAAAGGATGATCTGAATTGCCAATCAAATCTTCTTTACTGTGAGAAGCTGCGTTGATAAAGTCAAACGGTGAATGTTCTTTTGTCAATATTTTTCTCCGCAAATTGTGCAAGTTTATCGAACTCTAAAGCGCATGATGGGCACGCATGCGTTTTATGTGTGCCCTCAGCGGTGTTCATATTTATTGTATACGCAGTTTTCTTTTTTGTCAACTTTTCACAGAAGACACATTTCACTTTAGACTTGAATATCATTATCGGTAGCTGCACTCGATCATAATTTCAGTAAGAAAAGCTACAAGATTGATTTCAGGATCTGCAACAAAGTTTGCCTTATACATGTAATCAGCGAGAGTAACTACAAATCCTGGCATGCTTTTCATTTCAACGCGATCGATTGCTGCATCATAAATTGCACGAAACATTTCATTCGTGTCTTGATCGCTATTTCCAGCAACCCATTTGCGCATTTCAGTAAAGTTTTTTGCCTTAAGCAATTCAAAAACGTGATCGATGCTTTCCTGTTTCAGATTTACGAAAATGCCTTCATCGATCTTACCAGAAGCAGCATAGGATTGAAGTTCTGTAAGCACACGCCGAAAGTCAGGAAAGTGTCGCTCAATTACCTTCGCAACAACCTTTTGATCAAAGTCAACTTCTTCTTGCTTGAGAATAGCAACGATGCGCTTGAAGAATTGAGCTGCAAGTTTTGGCTTGTCATTATTCTCAATCGAAAAGTCAACCTCAGAAAGTCGAGAACGAAGCGGTTCAATCAGCCGGTTTTTGTAGTTGCACGTAAAAATAAAGCCACAGTTTTTAGAATATTCTTCGATAAAGTTACGAAGAGCTGGTTGAACATTTGCCGCATTCAAGTAATCTGCTTCATCAAAGATTACATATTTGCGGCCACCAGAAAACGAAACTGCAGAAGCAAAACTTGAGATTTCGTATCGAAGTGTATCGATGCCAACATTCAACGAACCGTTTTTGATAATATAATCGCAACCGAGTTCTTCAAGCATAGCTTTTGCAATAGTAGTTTTACCCACGCCAGGGCCGCCAGTAAGAAGCAAGTTTGGAACACTGCCGTCCGAAACGTATTTCTTAAAGGTATCTTTTGTACGCTGAGGAAGAATAGCGTCCTCGATTACTCGAGGACGATACTTTTCTACCCACAATACTTCGTCATTTTTGCAGTCAATAGTCATTTAAGACTCCATAATATAATTTGAGATTTACTCGGTAGGTGCTGGTTCGGTTACTTCTTCTTTTGGTGGAAGATTTGCTTTTACAAAGGTTTCAATTTTATTTCGCAGTTGGCCAATAGTAACCAATTCGTTACCTTCAAATGCACCGCGTTTAGTGCATGCATCAATAATTTGAACTACTAATGCAAGGTCAGAAAGATTGATATTACTTTGGTTTGCTGCGTCTTGATTGGTTTCTTCGGTCATTTATTCGCCTTTCTGATATGTGGATTTAGTATCGATGCCTACAAAGTAAGTGACGTCGTCGCTTTTAAACTCGGAAATACCTTTAGCACAGAGAGTCACGTGGTAGTCACCGGGAAGAAGTTTTAGATTATCTGTTTTGATAATGATGGTAAATTTGTCGTTCGTTTCACCAATCTCTACACCAAATGTATCAGCAGTTGGATTGGCGCTATCTACCGCACGAAGGAAGCACTTTCCATCTTCGCCAACGAAAGCAATTTCGCTAAACTGAAGAACACCAGCAGCCTTGAGAACCGACTGCATGTCTTCCCAGGATACATCGATTTCAACGTCGTTTGAAGGGATTTTGATTTCTTTATTGGGCGGTGTATGAATCATAGATACATCTGCAAAAACATATTTGGTCTTACGGCGACCTTCAGAAATTGTAAAGAACTTATCATGAAATTCGACGTCAGGGTTTTGATAAAGACCTACGATCGAAAGGAAACGCGAAAGATCATAAATGCAAGCATCAGATGGAATTTCATCTGGAATATTAGCAATTGCAACAAGAGTCTTTTCAGGCGTAATTGTTTTGAGTACATTGCCTTCTGACATCAAAATAGATTTATTGATTGAAGAGAAGCTTTTGAGGATGGTAAGAGTACGATCAGAAAATTTCATAGTGTATAACACTCCTTTTGTGGTTATCGGTTTATTTTATTCCGCTTTCGCGATTTTGTCAACTGTTTTTTATCTCCATAACTGCTTTTGTTTGAAGATTTATCTGCCGTGGGTGTAACGCCAAGTGAAGCAATTGCTGCCATGTGACCCTTGAAAATATAAGAACCTACGTGTTGCAGTTCCATCCACGGGCACATCCAAACTTTCATTCCAGCTTTTCGAACATTATAACAGAAGAAGTAATCTTCTGAAAGATAACGTCTGGAGTCTGGATCAATTTGGCAATCAAAGTATGCCATAATATCACGCGAACCATCGAAGTTTTGAGTTCTTACATGATCTGGTTTATACTTATATTCTGGATATGCTTGCTCATATTTTTTGAATGTTTCCCTTGGAATAAGCATGAAACCGGTACCAGCTTCTCCAACTTCAATTGGTTCATCGATACGGAAAGACTTTACGTTATGCACAGGATTGAAAACAAAATCTGCAGCATAATAATCAAGAAAGAATGGATTTTCGTCAGCCTTTCCGAGTTCTACTGCTTTCTTGATCTTTTCCCAAGCAATAGTTTTCTTTGGATATGGCGCAGTAACAACGTCAAATTTCTCTGGATCTGAAATTTGAATTCCAATCAGGGAAAGTACATCTTTTGCACGAAAACCAATATCAGCATCAATGAATAACAAGTGAGTACATTCTGATCGCAAAAACTCATCTACTACATAGTTACGAGCACGCTGAACAAGACTTTCATTGAATAGATAATAGAATTTTACTTCAATACCATATTTTGTGCATAGAATTGCCAGGTCTGTACAAGATTTAGCATATAAGCCATGTGCGTTTCCACCATACATAGGCGTACCTACGAAAATAGAACATTTTCTTAGATCTTCGGTATTTACTTCAAGTTTCATAATATCTCCTATAAGTAATTATTTTTGTCACTGAATTTCTTGACTATTTTTAGTAATTACTTTTACTGTTTCAATGATAATTTCTTCTTGCGTTTCTTCAGCATAACCGACTCTTTTGACATCTACTAAAAAGTAATTCGCATATTGTACTGGAGGGTTTATTGTAAGCTCTGGATTGCTATCCATTTCAGAAACAAATTTTTCAAATTCTTTCGAACCGGCTTTAAATTCTCTCATAATATTTCCTATAAGTCGTTTTCAATACGAACAATTTTTTGCATTCTCAAGACATCAGCTAAAACATCCCAAGCGCTGTCGTGTTCAACAAATACCTTTGCCCAATGCGCTTCGTCATCTACTGGAATAAAGCCATTCTTTTTTGGAAAATCGAGTTTAGCATCGATGTAAGTTCGAATGTCTCGCACTTTCCAATGAGGAAAATATTGCTTGAACATTTCATTTTTTCCTTCAGCAGCAAAAATACGGTCAAGGATTACTGGATCAAACGTATTTGATCGAGACCACCAGTAATCAATTTTTCCAAAATCGTTAAGATAAGAAACAAGTTGAGTGATGAATTCCTTTACTGTAAGATCGTCTTTTCTAGGAACAATATTTTTTCGTGCATCGCTTGGCAAAGACTGCCACCACTCTACAGTATCTTTATATACCACCCAGTCGTAATTGTCAACCTGATTTTTCACTGAAAGCTTAAATTTTTTCACGAGTGATATATCTTCAGCCGAATAAGGTTTGTTTGAAACAAACTTTTCAGTATCTACTACGATAAATGAAAAGTCAACTACTGCGCAATTTTGTGCAGGCTGTCCGAGAGTTTCGCAGTCAATAAAACAATGCTTCATGTCATAAAATCCGTCAAATCTGTGTTACTTTCTTTTTCTCTGATTGCACCATTGAGATTGCTTTGAATCATGTATGATGCACGTTCCATTGGTCGTTCTCCATTGATCGTAGCAAGTACTTCAGTCGCCATGTCTTTCGCAGTTTTGAATGGAACATTTTGACAAATATGGTTTATGTTCTTTCTTTCGTCAAGAAGTTCATAATCTTGAGGAAGACCCATAATCGTCATTGCTTCTCGAAAGTTGATATAGCGATCTTCGAGATGGTGTGTTACTACGAAAGGCATGTGTACTACAAACGCACCGATGTGATCTACTGGAATTAGCGTTCCGCGCATCATTACACCTTTACCACTTGTCAACTTTGCATGTCGACGATCGCACCGATCTGCTTCTCTATCAAGACCTTGCGATCTCATCCACTTACCGACTTGATCATAATTAATACCTTGTTCGAGCATCTCTCCTTCAACATTATATGAAGGTCTTGTATGATCTTTTACAGAAGCAGCAAAGTCAACGTGACTCATACCACCTTTAATCTCAGTGAGATAAAAACGATAGTATGGATCGTCTTGAGAAGGAATTTTTTTATTGATTGGCTCGACTTGAAAGTTACTCTTTACGCTTTCAAGCAGTTCACGGATAGTTGGATACTGCGTATTAAACCTGCTAAAAACTGGAACAGAATTATCAAAAGCGTCTCTACGCCAGAAGAAGTAAAATGTTCTACGACGGATCTGAGGAGAACCATGAAGAAGAGATTTAGTCACATAAATTGTCATATTGTATCCAGCTGCATCACTAATCTGACGCAACTTGTCTCGCATAAATTTACCGACATTAGTAGCAAGTGCAGGTGCGTTTTCACCCCAAAGAACTTTTGGACGAACGTTTTCTAAAACGTGCCGTGTAGTCTTTTCCATCCATTGGTTATTTTGATTGTGTTCTCCATAACTTTTATGATAAGAACTAAGTCCTGCGCAAGGACATACTGAAGAAACTACGTCTACTGATTCTGTCGTAATTGGCGCATTCTCGCTATCAAGTACATGATAAGGAATGTCATAGCCGTCCTTTCTGTAATGGTTCAATAGATGCTGTTCGTTTGACGCGAATGCACCATAGCTCATAATATATTCTGGCTTTACGCCATACGCTTCATCTGAAGCAAGTAGTTCACCGCCAATAAGCGGCACAATTCCTGCATGTTTTATTGTCATTTTTCATCCTTTAATCAAGCGAAGAAATTTTCGATGCTCATAATTTGTTTTTCAACACCCGTCCAATGCGGGTAATGTTCTCTTGAAAGGTGTATGGATCTTGGTTTTTCCATATAGGCAAAATCAAGTTCATCACGATCATTGAGTAGATAATCTGTCCATCGGATTATGCTATATTTATATTCGATGTAATCATTGAAATGATCGCGAACTTTTTTTCGCTCTGACCACGATCCCCAGAAAGGTTTTCCATCATAATAACCAGTTTTAGGAACTACACGGCTCTCGTTTTCAATTGGAAGCAGTTCATAAATCTTTGCTCCAAGTTCACGAGCTTGTTCAATATAACGATCTGCAAGAGCTTCGGCATTTTTGATCAAATCACCTTCAAGACGGCAGAGATGATGACGAACATCAATATTGCCAAAATAAAACTCAAGTTCTTCAACAGCATCTATGTCAACAAAAGACTTAAGACCCTGGTTGAGTGCTCCATTCAAAGTCTTGAATACAGTAGAATTGAAAGACCAACCGGGTCTATACATACAGATCGCATGACTGTCACCAATCACAAGTTTTTTTGTAGGATTGACGTGATTTACTTTTACGGCTTCACGTTCCATCCTACCCCAGTTGTCAATGTCGAGCTCATGCCAAATAGGTTCAATGTAGATATTATTTTTCTTTGCGAGTTCAAATTTACGACGGAGTAGTCGTTCATACTCAGGAAAGTCGCAATTCAAACTATAAATTGGACCTTTATACTTTGATACCTTTACGACATTTTCTGAATATGGACAGTTTTGAAAGCCACCAAAAATATTCATTGCCGCTGGCTTTGTTCTAGAAGTTCCGTTATCTGCATGGTACATATAAACAGCATCGTACTCGTTGAGATCTTTGATTCTTCCTTCAAAATCAACTTCAGCATCATGACCAAGTTCTTTCAGCTGATTGCAGTAAATAACTGCTGGTGATGTTCTGTGCGAGTATACTAAACTCGTGAGAGTATTAGTTGGTGAAACGACTGCAATTTTCATAATATAAATCTCCTAGCAAAAAAAGCTGTCAACCGTAGTGCAGCTGAGTCTTGACTCAAGGTCAAGAGCAATTTTATCAAAAGCATCAAACGTAAGAGGCAAAATGCGTTTTTCTTGAAGCTTTGGTGTATCTTTGATACCAAGAAAACAGTTGAACTGGCAAAATGTAATTTCTGCGCCAAAGGTAGTCATATGGCCATTACGTTCAAGGTTTTCTGAGTAAAATTTTCTTGCAGTATCATCAGGAAACTCAAAAAAATCATATTGATGACTACGAACTGACATTACGATCTTTTCCATAATATCATTTTTATTTAGCTTAACGTTTGGAAATACGAAAGCCATACCACGATGGGCGCCAGGACCGACCAGACAATAGTCATCATCTTCATCAATATTTGGAAGATCTTCGCACCGAGAAAAGTTACAAGGTGGATGGTAAGAAAAATAAGGTCCAATACCGCGATGAGTTTTTAGCCATTCGCAGACATCGCCAAGAGAGTTTTTAGGATCTTGTACGACATCGCTCATTCCTAGCTTATCAAGTTGATCCATCCAACGAATCATATGCGATAGTTTGAATTGAACTGTAGGATCATCTTCTTCTTCACGAACAAAGTTTCGAGCCGCGGTCTGAAGCGAAGTCTGAAGCTGAGTAGCACCCCAAACCTTAAGCTTGCGAATATTATCGTCTAGGTTTCTGTTTACAGTTTGATAATAATCACCTTTGAGTCGATATTCATCGAAGTCAATAATCTTAGAATAATCTGCAGTATCTGAAGCTACAAGAGTAAGCGTAGGCATGCCAACAAATTTTACCGCCATTGCATTTAGAATTTTGTTACGCATTGAGGTATCTTGACCAAAGACATGATTCTCTAGCCAAAATACCTCAGCGTGTTTAGAACGGTTTGGATTCCAATACGAAACTTCTTGACGCATCGCAGATCCAAATTCAGGATCAATCTCATATTCTTCAATCCTGCCGGTTTCACGGAGAGTTTCACGCTTGAAGAAATCCAAGACCCATTTATTGAAATATTTGAATGCATCTGGATCAGCAATAGACTTGAGTTCGTCTACAGTAAAGATTTCTTTTTTCATATTTTATTTCTCCGTTAAGTCATGTTGTAGCATGACTATATTTATGCTAGGCATAATCTTCCGAATTTCTTCTGCTTGAATAGGATCATCTTCAAAGTGAATACCAAAACGATATCCCATTTCTTCAAGATAAAACAGTGTACGACCTTTATGCTGCCCAGATGATTTACGAGTTTTTTCGTCAAATTTCAGTGGGTTCATGTATACTGTATTATAGATTCCACGATTTGTCAACATATTTTTTGTAACTTCGCCTTCATCATCACGAGAACGTCCAGTAATGATTACGTCGTCGGGCCCGGGAAAGACGCCCGTAAAGGCGTCTCCCATGTAAATAACTCCATCAATATCAAAAGAATTGATAACTTTGTTAGGAATATCATTCATAGTCTGTCTTCCCATCTTGGTATGTGTAAGGAAGATTTTTTGCAATTGGCTTTTCAGCAGCAAGCTGTGGTCGGGTCATTGAAGTAAGTTCACGGCGAGCAAGCGCATCGCATTCAAACTTTGCATCAGATGAAGAAAGTTGTACAGGCGGCGTCTTCTGCGTATACGCGCTAGGCCCACGAAGAATTCCAACAATACCCATTTCAGAAGCTACTCGACAGAAGCGAACGGCAGAAATAACTACACCACTCGAGTTTGGCGAGTCCTGGCAAGAAAGTCGAGCTTGAAGTGTATAACGAGCACCACCAAAGCCAAACGCTACGATGTCAAGATCTGCAATTTTATTATCAGAACCAACATACGTTCCACCAGGCTTCTGAAGAACTGTCAACGAAGGACCTGCATAAAGTGTGTCACCAGCATAGCTTACACCACGAACGGTATTTTGACCCTTGAGAACGTTTTCCTTTGAAATATGTTTATTATGAAGACGTTCTTTTTCAGCCATATTGATGAAGTCAGTATTTGAAGTAACACCAGAACGAATATGTTCTTTACCCTGAGTAGCACCACCGATGCGATTTGTTTGAGTATGATATGTTACATGCAGGCCGCCGTCAATCATCGCACCTTGTAGAACTTCAGACAAGCGGGATGCACCCCAAGCAGATCGCATATCAGAACCAACAAAAGTAAGACCAGCATCGATAAAGCGCTGCTCAATTTTCTGAGTTTCTTTAGTATCAATAATTGTTGGAATACAGTTTACGAAGTGTACTCCAGCTTTCAAAGCAACATCGATATAGAAACGAGTTGCTTTTTCAGAACCAACAGGAAGATAATTGACAAGGACTTCAACTCCGGTCTTTTTTACCAATTCAACAATATCATCAAATGATTTTGCAGCTTCAGCACCAGTTCTGAACGAAACTTCTTCAGGATAGTATTCCATCCATTCTGCAACACCATCGAGTGTCGGGCTAGAGTAAACCATTGCGCCCTTCGTAACTGCGCCTGGAGAATTACCACCAGTTTCAAGAATCTCCGCAACGTGATCCATAGCACAGTTTGGTGAAGCACGAAGAGCTTCTACAAGAGGCTTGTTAACCTTACGGCGATCTACATCAAATCCAATGACGAACTCGACGTCACCCGAAACATATCCGCCAATTTCTGGATACATCAGGCCAACTTTATCATTCGGGTTTTCATTATAGTATTGCACACCCTCTACGATAGATTTAGCGCAGTTACCCACACCAATAATACCAATTTTGATCTTTTTCATTTGATTTTCCTTTTCTGTTATATCAGTTTAACGACTATATTTGGCCGGAAGGTCCGGGGTAGGTCGAGTGCAATCCAGCACTAAGGTTACCATCAGTCTAGATGGTGTTGTATTTATAGCCGAACTCAAGCAAACATATCAAAAATTGTAGTTTCTTTGGTATTTTTTTGTCTGTCAATTGTTTGCTCAAACATATTCTGCAAAGACTTAATCCAATTTTCTTTTGAGTGCTTTTGTTTTGTGAGTTCAGATATTGCTATACGTTCATTATAATCCAAAGCCAGTAATTTGTCAACAACTTCTTTAAATGCAGCAGGACGAATATTTGAACGAACTTTTGCAAGATGTTCTGGTTTTGCTGGAATACATTCAGAAGCGTGAGTATCTTTCGTATCAGTTGCTAATACTACAGGAACGCCTCGTGCAAGTGCTTCCAAAGCGGTAATACCCCAAGTTTCTGCAGGACATGTCGAAAAATAAACACGAGAACGAGCAAGCTTTTCCATGACATCTTTATGAGGAAGATTTTCAATTGTGTCCTGTGGATGTTTCCAGTGTTGATTAATATTGTAGTAATGTTTATTGGTAGCATCAACAAGGTTACTTGTTGTAGTCAGAATCAAACTGTGATAGTTGTTTGAATGAGATAACTTGTGGTTCATATAAGGATTTTTGATTCTATTCATTCGTGCAATAGTCGTGATGTCATATTCCAGATCTTTGTATACTGGTTCATCACCATTACAAAACGCAGCGTTGATAAATCCGCCATTTAAATTAAGAGGGCATTCGTTGATACGCTGCGAAAGCTTATCCATGCCTTGAAATTGCCATGGGCTTACCATTGCAAGAGTACCACCCGTATCAATAAATTCTTTCATTTTTTCAATATGAAGAACTTTGCTAATTCCACCGGCAGCGGTATGACTAACCCATAAAATGGGAATGTTAAATACTTTTCGTATATTTCCAATTAGCGTATTACTATCGAAGTTTACCATCAGTACATCAGGATCATGCTGAATGATAGCTTGAGAAAGTTTTGTAGTTGTTCTACGCTTTTTGCGATCTTCTTCATTATAATAAAATGGAATCACTTCGCCAGGAAAATTCTGATAGATCAGTTGAATAAAACGCTCAATGCCACCAGAAACGTGTGGACTGTCAAGATCATGCTCGTCAGTCATAAAAAATGGAATTAGTACTTTCATATTTTTACCTCATAATGTAACCGCCAATCTTCATATTCCTCGTCAAGAGTAACCCATTGGCATTTTGTATTTGTATGATTTGCTTCTTTGTTCCAAACTATCCAGCAATAAGCAATCATGCCACCAATTTGGTCATTCTTATTTATGGGTTCTATATGATCGGCACTAAATTTTACTCTGTCTGACATGAATATTATATCACTTGGAGGGTTATTTGTAAACAATTTTTTTCTCTTTTTTCCTTCGAGAAAAGTAATACGAACAAACATTGCAACAAAATCATATTCATTGACAGCTTTTTCTGCTATTTTTCGAGGAAGATCTTGATGATATGGCGGATTTGTTACCAGGCCTTTTGCGTCAGAAGGTTTCTGAAGACTCATAAAGTCTGTATCAACAGTTATTGCGCATAGGCTATTATCATACTCGTGAAGATCATAAGAACGAACATCATAACCGTGACGAAGCAGCTCAATAGATATGTTACCACGTCCAGCACAAGGCTCAACGATAACATGAGGTAGATTGACATATTTTTGTAAAACATAAGTTGCGAGTGGTGGTGTTGGATAAAAATCATTTTTTCTGCGGTTTGTATCTGTTTTTTTTACACCAACGTAAATATCTTTGAGATTATTGGCCATATCTAATATTTTGTTCCTTTTCACGATCGTCTAGTTTATACTCAGATCTATAACGAGAGTTAACGCTAATAACTTCTTCAAGTACAGAAAGATATACACCATTGAGTTTTGAAAAGGCAGAAATCGCGGCAGTATCCTTTGGAAAACAGCTTCCTCCAAAACCTCTTTTTCCGTCGGGTCCTGGAACCTTTGTGTGAGAATGTCCAATACGATCATCTTCTCCTATGGATCTAGAAACAACATTATATCGAGCATCGAGTGATTCTGTAAGTTCTTTCCATTGATTAAACCAAACAACTTTCATTGCAAGAAATGAATTGATCCCATATTTTACAAGACTTGCCTCAACTGGTGTCATGTAATGAAATGGTGCAGGATTGCAGTTTGAATTATACGTGTAAAGATCTTTTACCTTTTCTATGCGATGGATGTCTCCGCCAAGTACATGAAAATCTGGTTTCAAAAAATCTTCTAACGCGTTTCTTTCTGTGAGAAATTCTGGGTTGTATACAAAATGATTATTATAACAAATTTCTTCTATTACGTCTGGTGTAATAGTCGACTTTACGATGATTGTTGCATCTATATCACTCAGTTGATCCACAACAGTAGTTATGATATTTTTGTTTATCGAACCATCGTCATTCATCGGTGTTGGCACGCAAACAAATACAAACTCTGGATTAAAAGAAATCATTTCATCTATATCATGATGGCCCTTATAAGGATCTACAATCATAATGTCGTTGGTTTTGTTACGAAACCCAAATTCTACAGCGTTTCCAACAAAGCCATAGCCTATAATTGCTATTTTTGTTTTATTCATTTTCAAAGGCCCAGTGACGTTCGTTCATGTAAGTAAGCAATACGCCAGTTTCCTGATACATCGGCTTTGAAAGGTCGTTCCACTGAGTCTGCCACTTCTCAGGAGCATGCTCAGGATGCGTGATCACGACTCGTTTGATACCGGATTGGACAACATTCTTTGTACACTCAGCACAGACCGGTAGACCCCAAACATAAATCGTCGCATCCTTGACTGATACACCACTGTAGAGCGCATTCATCAATGCGTTCATCTCACCATGAACGATCAATGGATATTTCTGTTCACGATCGTTAAGACGCTCATCTGTATCTTCAATACCGCGAGGAAACCCGTTGTAGCCAGTCGCGAGGATGCGACGCTCATCATTTACAATCACTGCTCCGATGCGCGTGCTCGGATCCTTACTCCAGGTCGAGATCTCACGAGCAAGTTTCATAAAGCGGTTGTCCCACTTGGAGTTAATCATTCATAAGCTCCTCAATGAACTTGAAGTGGCGCTCGTAGACGTGCAAGTTAGTCGCAGTCCAAATTAGATCACCAACCGCAACATTGAGATCTGCGGCAAGCATCTTTTGAACATGCATCGCCCAATGTACGTCGTTGTCATATCCAAACACAGCATCGTTGGATCGCATTAGGTAGTGACTAATGAGCTTACCATCGCGTATCATAAAGGTGTTTGCGTATGTGCAGACGAAGTCAGACATACCATCTGCGCAGTAGTCGGTATGCATAGACGGGCGATTGTAGATCATAACGGCACGACGACTGTTCGGGTTCTTCTGCAGCTCAGTCTTTACGTTTTCGTACTGACTGCCGTTTTCTTCTGACCAGATCAGATAGCCGTAGTTAGAATTGATCATGCCGTTAGAGTCAGATACTTGTTTCCAGATGGCAGGCGTATCACCAGGAATGTCTTCAACGTAACGAGACTGCGACTCATACCACTGGAGTTCGCGTTCGATATATTCATAGTTTGGTTTGCGGATGATCCAATCCTCATCAGCAATAAACGACTCACCGATAAGCTCGATGGTCTTAACTCCGGTCTTATCAGTCACGAAATCCTGTTCTTTGTATTTTTGAATGAGCTTAGCTCGAATATCACTTACTGTTTGCATAAATGCTCCTATGAATAATTTGATATATTAAGTGATTTGATCTTATTATATAACACGCGATCGTCAATGTCAACAAGAAGTTTGAAGTCTTTCATGAGAAATCCAGCAATAATTCTGCCGTCATTAGAATTTCTAATGTTGGAAAACCTGCGCTTACCAAGTGGAGGAGCCTCCCACAACTTAATCGTGGTCTCGTTTTTCATATCAGACGGATTTTGTACAATAATCCATCGTTCGGCGTTTAGACACTTATCTAATTGGTTTTGCGCTACTCTACCATCTCGAGTTGTGATAGGAACAGTGAATGCTGGTTCTACATTGCCCTTTGTAGCATGCGACTTAAAATAATGCCGAATAGTCATGAACTTGACTTCGGTGGTTTTACCATCCACGAGCATATCCATAGACGCATCAAATGGATCTGTAGCCATTTCTACCACAGACCCAGTTTTTTCAAAATAGTTTTTTACCACATCTTCAGCAAGGTTACCGAGTGATTGAATTTTTTCTTTAATGTCAAACATCAGGCTTCATCCGGAAGATATGAATTCAAAGTGTAAACCGTAACAGTGTCTTGATCTGACACAATAATGTCATCATCATCTGCAACTGTTGGCCTCTGAATTTCTCGGTTAAAGATGTTATGATCGACTAACTGACCAGGAATTTCACCACGGCAGTATGCAACAAAGAAAGATGCATAGTTGATAAGATCTTTTGCACTATCTTCAAGACTTTCAAAGTTTGGATCGTATCCATCACTCTGCATAGCTTCCATGACAGATTTCATACGAAGCATTTTTGCATGCATGATGTCATGAATTGTGATCACACCATTAGGGTAATAGTCTGCTTGTTTGACAGTCGAGTTTGGATTTTGATAGTCACGGCTTTTTCGTAGTTGCAAGTCCATGCATTCTTGTAGGACTTTGGCTGATTCTGGTTGATTGGTCATATTATACCTCTTCAAGTTTTTCTAAAAATTCTCGTGCGTTTGTTTCGATAGCGTACTTCTTATACTCAGAAATTATATACAACAATTCTTCAGATGTCAACCTTTTTCCTTCATCAAGAAGAAGGTGAACTCTGCCATTCGAGCCTGCAGAAGCCTCAAGCCATTCAAAAGTATATCCAAATCGTTCTTTAGACTCAGTGTGAATTTTTGTTTCAAGATTTGAAACATTTTCTTCTGCGCAATACGCGTATCGGATGTAAACTTGAGAACGATCAATACCGTTTTGTCGAATGTAACGACTTACGCCGTGCCCACCAGATGGAATGCGAATGGAATAAGTACGGTTCAAAATACTTTTTTCAGACTTTCCAGTATATCCAATTTTTTGATGAACTAAATTATCACCGATGTCTTCAATGTCGTCAGCAAAAGCAACTTGGTATATACCATGTAAGCCATATTGCTCATTCATTTCATCATACAAAGGGTTCTTCTCTGTTGGAATCTTCGAGACTTGAAACCAATCTGTTAGGTGAGTTACTTGTATTCCTTTGGTTTTCATGAAATTTCCTTAACGATTGTAAACATAGACGTCAGCAGTAGTAGCATCAGCAAGGCGAATAGCTTGGTGATTATAGTAAGTACCTGTTCCACCATTTGCACGGCAACGATACTTTACAGCAGCAGGGTTGCCTTTACCAAGCCGGCCTTGCAGCTTTACATATTGAGTAGTGCTAAATGCAGAGTTGCCGAGCTTGACGACAGTGCGAAGACCGTCAACGGAAGCTTGATCTTCGGGGTGAACTTTTCCGTCAATCATACGAATTGTAAAACGATAAGCAGAAGTGCGAGTCATGATGTAGTTCCTTTTCATTTCTTATAATAAGATATTATATTGATTCGGAACAAATGTCAACAGCTATTTTTAGATTTGTTTATGATACTAGCTTGTCTCGCAGCCCATGCAGCTTCGAAGCCAACTTCATGTACGATAGCTTCGTGGTTGCCCCAAATTCTTTTGAAGTAGCCTTCGTATGTCTTCATGACATCAGCTTCACTCCAGCTTTCAGGTATCAGTTGACCCTTTACTATCCAATAGTAACGGTTTGCTTCTTTACGTTGAAATCTTGTCATATAGTTCTCAGTTCTTTTTGCCATTTTTATAATAGTATTTATAGACGAAAAGAAAAAATGTTACCGCTAACTGGCAATGATAGCGGTAACATGAAATATTTTGTTACTTAAAAATTTCTGGAAGTGATCCATGATTGCCATCGTGGCTTGGAGCTTTCCAATCTTCTGGTTTGATTAGATCTGGTAGTCCAAATGGGTTGGGACGGCCCGGTTTTACGCCAGGAGTTTTGATTGAGTTTGCTTTATAAACTTGATCCCAAGCTACTTTGGTATCTACGCCAAATACATCAAGAGTGCCAATAGCGAAAACACATAGATCAATAAGACCATCTACAACTTCTTCAGAATCAACTTTGTCTACGTCACCGATAAAAGCAAAATTTCCTTCATCATTAATTGCAAGTTCAAGGTCAGATGCTTGTGCAGTTTCGATCAATTCTTCTAAACACATATTCAAACGAAAAGTAAGATACTTTTTCATAAGATCCTTATCGTGTTTGTTTTTTTCAAACCAGTCGTGCACTCCAAACTTATTGTGCATCATATACATATCATTGATCATATCAGCTGACATTTTGTAATCCTTCCATTTCGCTTTCAATAGCTATGATCTCATCCTTAATAGAAAGCTTTAGTCGTTTGTGATTTTTAACAATTTCTTCAGGCGCCTTTTCAGCTTCAAGTGCTTCAATGATGTCATGTTGCTTTTTATGCTGTGTTTTTAAGAATTTTAAACGGGTTTCTAGTTTTTTCATTTGCTTCTCCTTATGCAAAAAAGTCTTCAATGGTATTAACACGTTCTGCAGACCAACCAATAGCCTGAAGAATATTTTCGATAGGTGATAGGAACACCTTTTCAAACTGCTTATCGTAGTCTATATATTTCTCAAGAGCAAATTCTTTTGGTAATGCACCCGGAAATGAAATCATGTTTTCTCGAATTGGGTTTGGGCTTTTGAGATACACAAATTTTACTTTGTCTCCAGACTGAATTTGTTCATATTTTTTATCAAGTTTGTTAGCTTTCAAAAATTCATTATACAAAATGCAACCGCGTACGTGCATCGGGCAACCCTTTTTATATCCACCCTTAGGATCTTGATACTTTTTGATATTGTCAGTACCAGATGTCTTTGCTATAGCTTCTACTGGAAGACTGCGAAACTCCGTACGAAACTTTTCAATAAACTCTTGCGTTTCAATTTCACCATTGTTCATAATGACTTCAAAGACTGCTTTGAGTTTGTTTCGGCATACTTCAGGCGTGGATGAGCGAACAGACTCGAGACCAGTAACAGAAATCTTTGGCTTTTCATAATGAACGCCTTCAGAATTTAGTGTGTTCATGATGTAACGCTTTTTCGCAATAAACACAGATTTATCTGTAATCTTTTCGCGTTTCATCGACATTGCGTTACGATATGCGCCCATTTTACTCGCAAGTTCTTTGTAACCTTTTTCGATTACCTGTTCAATTTTAGTACCGCAAATCTTGTCGAGAAACTCTTCACCGCTTTTACGATCGATATCAACAGTTCCAAAAACACTTTTAATCATGGGACCAAAGTCAACATAGATAGAGTCTGTATCAATGTAGATGATGTAATCAACATTTTCAGTTTTGAGCACTTTGTTAAGATATTCATTCACGGTCTTTTCAGCATATCGAATGGATAGTTGACCTGAAGTGGTAATAGCCTCAGCCATTTCTGCAATATAGTAAAGGAAGTAAATATTAGCAGTTGCACCATACAAACTGTTCATGGCAATCTTAATAGCCATCTGTGAGTTGTGAAGTTGGTTTGCTTCTTTTTTATGTTCTGCTTTCTTGACGCGGTCGGTTTCGTTCTCAAGAAGCTGTTCTACACGAAGCATCTCCTGTTTGATTTTTTTCCGGTTATTATAGTACTCATCAATGATCTCAGGAATGATTCCAAGCTTTTCTTTTGTAAACTGCACACCATTTGCGCATACAGAAGACTCAGTAACTTCACTTTGAAACTCTCCATTCAAAACCATATCTTGAGTAACATAAACTCGTTCGTCTTTTTCGTAAGTTTCTGGTGACATATTATACTGAAGCATCAAGTGAGGATACAGCGAGTTCAAATCGAAGGATACTACCCAAGGATGCATTCCAACTTTTGGATCTTTTACATAACCACCAACTAGTTCATTGCCGCGTTCACCAGGACCTCTTTTAAGAAATGGTACGATCTTTTTATCCATCAGCTTGCGATAGATAGTAGATTCCCAAATAGCAACAGTACCAAACGCGTCATTTAAGTTTACACCACCGCCATATGCAACAGTCATAACCAAAGCTAAAAGACCAGTTTCATTTTCCATACGTTCAACAAGACGAGTATCTTGCAAGTTGTAATCAAGATAGAGTTGCGGGTTCTTTTCGTAAAGTTCTGTCAGTCCTCCATACTCAGAATAGTCAAGTTTCTTTTCACCAAGGACTACGTGAGCAATATGATCGAGCTTATAAGATTCTTGCGGACCATATTTGTAACCAAACTTCTTGAACGCGTCCATGTAGTCAATAACTGATATACCAGAAATAGCATATGTCGATTGCGTCTTACCAAAAATTTCATTCGTGATTTTACGAATATTATTCCATGGAGAGAGTTTTTTGATATAAGCTTCGCCAAAAATATTTTGAATGCGTGTAATAACATATTGAATATCGAAGTACTGAACGTTCCAACCAGTAACAATATCAGGAAAATCGTTAGTCCAGATTTGAACAAATCGCCGCAGAAGTTCAGCTTCAGTGTCAAACTTCATGAAAGTGATATTTTCTGGATCAATACCAGTAACAGTTTTGTACTTATCATAATCTTTACGACCAAGAAGATGATACGTATCGGTTTTTGAAGACTTGTAAGATATGGATGTAATTTCTTTATCAGCAAGTTCGATATTAGCGTAACCGTTGCTGATGTCAACCTCAATATCAAAAGATACGATATTGATGAGGCTCGGATCAAATTTAATGTGGCCTGGATAATTTTCCTGGATATATTGAGTGACGTAGTTATTTGTACCGCATACGGCAAAGTTACCAACGTCTTTATACTGATCAACAAACTCTTTAGCTTCAGACATAGATCCAAAGTTGACTGGTGCTACCGGTTTTTCGTCGATCAGAGTTTTGTATTCTGTTTGCTCTCGAGTTGGCACGAAAAGTGTTGGAGCAAAATGTACGTTGTCAAAGAACTTTTTTCCATTGCGATAGCCGATACACAACAAACTGTTGCCTCGACGCTCGATAGACGTATAAAAGTCTTTCATAGCAATCCTTTCATAATGTGATAATAGTACTATATCCTACAAAGTAGGATTTGTCAACATCAAGATGCAATCTGGCTGAAGTTTTTAACTTTTTCAAATCGGACGTGCGAGTCGAACTTTTCACCAAATGTGTCACCTCGATGTGAGATGATGAAGATGTTGTCATTGTTGTTGAGGCTGTGCAGCGTTTCGATCAAATTTTCGATGCCGATACCGTCAAGAGCACCATCGAGTGTTTCATCAAGCAGAAGCAAGTTGGTCGAAACTGAATTGCGAAGTTTTGCAACCGCTCTCCATGAAAGCATGATCGAAAGCGTGATACGAAGTTTTTCACCTTCTGAGAATGAAGCATAAGAAAAACTGTCACGAAAACGAGACTTGATTACCTCATTGAAGCTTTCGTCAAGATGAAAGTCAACGAAAAGATCAAACGCAGAAAGGTACTTATTGATGAGTTTGTTCATGACTGGAATATACTGACGAATAATACGCGTTTTGATACCGCCGTCTTTTAGCATGGTTGATACTACACTCATTATATCTCGAGCATCTAAAAGTTTTTTGTGTTCTGTTTGATGCTCTTTGAGATCTTCTTTAAACATTTCCAGTTTACTCATATCTATTTCTTCGACTTCTTTTTCAGCAGCTGCCAATTCATTTTTGTGAGATATTAGTGAATTTTTTGATACTCGCATTGTTGCTCTGTAATCGCCAATCATCAAATTAGCACTCGCGATTTGATCTTCAATAGCAGAAATGGATTCAATACGATCGTTGTATTCTTTCATTTTCAAAGATAATTCCGATAATCCATTTTCGAGTTCTAATACTTTTTCATCTTTTGAAGTAATAATAAGCGCTTTGAAGTCATGATCAATACCTTGTTTACAAGTAGGACAATCGTCGTGGTCTTTGTAAAAGGTCAAGTCTTTTTTATGGTTCTTCAAAGCCGTCTCGAGGTCACGCTGCAAAGATTTAGCTTTTTCAATTTTAGCCTTGACAGAATTCTTATCATCAATATCTGATAATAGTACTGCAATAATATCTTGTATCGTTTCAATTTTTGACTTGAGTTCTTCAATATTATTGATATGTTCATTCATCTTTTCGCGTATTCTATTTACTTCTGTCTCACGAAGCTTTCTTATTGAATCGCTGTGTTCTTTCGCAGACTCAATTTTTGATTCTAGAATATCTATTTTATAACTGTTATCAGTGATACTTTCCTTGTTTCGAGAAATTCGATCTTTCAAAAGAATGTTCATAGTGCTGAACACTTGAATATCAAGAAGATCTTCAATGATCTCTCTTCTTGCGCCAGCAGATAATTCCATAAACGGAACATACGTAGCACTACCAAGAACTACAATCTGATTGAATGATTTGTGGTTGATACCAAGTATTTCTTGCTCAAGATACGATTGATAATCGCGTGTAGCAGAATCTTGATCTACAAGCGTATCATTTTTATAGACTTCAAATATTCCTGGACGAATACCTCTTCGCACAAGAAATTCATTTCCGCCAACACTAAACTCAATTTCTACCAATAAATCTTTCTGATTGATTGAGTTGAGTAGCTGTGGTTTATTGATTTTACGAAAAGGCTTACCATATAAGCCAAACACAATAGCATCAAGAAGTGTGGATTTACCACTACCGTTTGATCCGCTAATAAGTGTTGTTGTGTGTCTGTCGAGATCTATCTCGGTGAAAACATTTCCCGAGGACAGTAAGTTCTTATAACGAACTCTTTTGAAATTTATTCTCATGCAACGCTCAATGCCTCTGTATAAAGCTCATCAATTAATTTTTTGATTTGACTTTTTTCAATTTTGGTTTCAATTGTTTCAATATAATTGTGCAAAATATCTTTAGTATCTTGCGTTTCGTCAAGTATTTCTGCTACTCCAGATGCTTCAAGGTTGAGACTATCTTCAATAGATTTTACATCGGCAGCGCCAGCATCTGTCAGTTTATTCATGAATAAATCGTGAATATAAGCATTTGTTCTATTTTTGATAATGAGCTTGATATAAGTATCCTTAAGCATAGAAGTATCAAGAGCTGCAATATCTTCGATTGTCATGTCTTCGTCATCGTATTCAATCTTGAGAAATACTCTATATGGGTTTTCAATCCATTCTATATTTCGGTTTTCAGTATCAAAAACGTGAAAGCCTCTTTTGCCATCGTAGTCAGACCAAGTCATTTCATATTGAGCACCGAGGTACTTGATATTTCCATATTCTGACGGGTGATGAAAATGGCCCGAATAAACCGCTTCAAAACCAGAAAAGATGTTCTTATCAATACCGTGATCACATAGAGATCCACGAAGCATCTCAAAGCCTTTGATTTCAAAGTGACCCATCAAAATAGGTGCTTCAGTTTCAGATATTGCTTTAAAACAAGTATCTGCGTTATCCTTAGTAATCCACGGTACAATCATAATACGAGTTGATCCAAATGTCAACTCTGCAGGCTCTTGTTCGTAAAAATGAAAATTGCCGTACTCTTTCAAAAGTAACGACATAGAATTTACTTCATTGGTATTCGTATAATACACACTATGATTGCCAACTACAGCATGATATTCGATATTTCGCTTTGCGAGCTGATCAAAGAAAAATTCTTTTGCTCTTTTGAGAGTTACGTAGTTGATATACTTTCTGCGATCAAATGTATCTCCAAGATCAAGTACGACTTTGATGCCGTGTTCGTCAAGGTATGGAAAGAAAATATTTTCAAAAAATCTTTGTTGGTGATCTAAAAAGACTCGAGAATCTCCACGAACGCCGAAATGAGTATCATTTACAATTGCTAACTTCAATTACTCGGTCTCCTTTTTTTCTTCTTTTTTACCACCGCTTAGTTTTTCTTCGTAGTCTTCGATAAATTTATTGATGTAGTCTGCGCCCGTGTTAAGATTGAGCTGAACATCGTTAGAATCATATGTTCCACCCATAGAAATCATACTTTGCGAAGACTTAAAACGAATATACATTTGCTTTTTTTCTTTTGCAATACGGCGAAGAAATGCGTACCAAATAATCTGAGTAAAATATGCAAACGGATTTTGAGACTTTTCTGGATTGAAGTTGTGCATATATTGCAAACAATTTTCAATACCGTCTGAGATCATGTCGTCCTTGTAGGTATATCCAGAAAAGTTTGGCTTTGTAGCTAGACGTGTTGCAATCTGATATATGCATTTGCCTATATAGTCTGGTACTCTTGGTTTTTCATCACCAGAGTCTTCTGCTTCTGTACAGTCTTTTTGGTATTGAATCAAAGCTTCCAGAAGATCTGGGTTGTTGACGTAATTTCTTTTTGCTCTTCTTGCCATACAAATATCCTTTTTATTCTAATATAGATTTATAGTATCATATACATCAGAATTTGTCAACAAACTTTTTTTCGTTCTGATCAAACTTTTTAGTTGACAAATTCTGAGGATGTGTTATAATAGATTTATCTCAATCAAACTATAATAGTGTTTATAAACAGTTACTGATAAAAAGATATAATATGGCGTAGCCATATGAGCGTAGCTCATTATATATCTACCGTATAAATGCGGAATGAAAACTGCTCTGTAGAGTAAATCTCAATACGCTTACGAAAGTGATTTAAAGTATAGTTGTTGAACGTTCCTACACTCAGATCATCTGCAATATCATAAAGCGTAGCTGTATCAGAACCATTTCCTTTACGAAGTGATCGACCAATCGACTGAAGTACTTTGATTTCTGATTTTGAACCGGATGCAAAGATCACGTTATCAAGTCTTTTAAGGTTTACACCAGTAGAGAAAACACCATAAGATGCAAGAATGTCATGCTGCTTGAGAGGATCGTTTTCAATTAAGTGACGAATGCGTTCTCTTTCTTCACCACTCACTCCACCATATATGAAATGAAGTTGACGATCATCGCGTCTCAGCATTGGTTCGAGTATCTTGCCGTGCTTTTCAACTAAGTCAAAAAGAACGAGATTATTCTGACCTCGTAAAGACCAAAGGAGATTTCGAATAAAAAGATTGCGTTTTTCGTGGTTCACGAGATATTCGCGTTCAGCTGGGTAACGCTTTGCTTTGTTACTCACATTTTTCATCGCGTCCTTGAATTTTTTACGAGATTCTACAGAGTGCGAAAGAACAATTGCTTTAATGTTGAAGTCTGCGACAGTACCTTGATCCATGAGATCTTTAGTTGAAACGACTCTTTTGACTGATCCAAAACAGCCCTCGAGAACAAGATGATGTACCTTGCTTTCAGATGAAATTGTTCCAGTAAAGCCATGGCGATATTTACAATCAGTAAGCTTTTCCATAATTGTAGTAAGTGATTTCGCCTGAAAGAGATGCGCCTCATCTCCAAGAACTACTCCAAATTGATCAAACCATTCCTTTGGAAGTTTTGCAAGCGACTGCCATGTGCTGATTACGATTGGAGAAGAAGTTTTCTTATCAACACCACCTTGTATCTTATAAATCTGAGATGGATCACAACCGTAGTCTTCAAAGTCTCCAGACATCTGGTGCACAAGACTGATAGTTGGTACAATAATAAGAGTACGAAGACCAAGAGTTTCGAAGTAATGTTGCTGTATCAAATAAATGATAAGCGATTTACCAGAAGATGTAGGAGACAAAGATAATGACCGACGATGACGAAGCGCGTTTACGATGTACTCATTTTGATAGTCGCGCGGTTCAAATTTACAGCCAATATCTTTTGCAATTTCGTAACCGTAATCGTCATTAATATTTTCTGGTTGTCCAATTTCTGTTGGAACTACAAGTTCATATTCTCTTTCATTGCAAAATTTTTGAAGATAAGGAAGCAGACCGACATACAAAAAGGGTCGCATAGGTTGATACAAACGAATATAACCATCCCATACGCGAGCCTTGAACTTCGGTGAAAACTGATAACCGTCTGGTCGAAATGAAAAGTAATTCATGATTTCTTGGCGAGTGCCTGGATCAGCTGTTACTTTCATATATACTTCGTTGTGGTGCTCAACTACTACTTGTTCAGTCATAATAAAAATCTCACTAAAATTCTCCTGCCTGGAATTTGATCATATCAATCATCGATTTAATCACGAAGTTCCTATTATTTATTTGACGGATAATGTTTTCTAGATAGTTTGCTTTTTCCTCATGAAGAGCAATTTTGAGACTTAGTTGAATAACGTCTTTGTCACTCTGCATGTAACGATCTATGTCATTACGCAGAATTTTAAGAGGATTTGGCTTCCATCCTCGCTCACGAAGATCTTCTTCACACATCGATCCTGTATAATACTCGTGCTTTGCTTTTTCGAGTTCTTTCATGTCTGCCTTTAGCTTTCTGACACGAAGAGCTTCTTTGAAGAAAAGATTGTAGTATTTGCTGTGAAGTTCTGGAATTCGCTTTGCTTCACCTACGATGTTTGCTTCATCGATTTTGCAGTCCTTTGACCACATTTCATTAATATCGTCAGTCATTGATTACTCCGCATAAATAATATAAATCTTATCACACGTATGCGATTTTGTCAACTACAATTTTGTGATTTCAAAGTAGTTGTATCTAAATGTAACAGTAGCTTCTGGATATGTTACATCAGTCTGCGTTGTGTCAAGTACAACGTCTGAAAGATCTGTTGGAAAGCAATCATAATAGTCTATTTGCACAGCAGGGTTTTTATGACTGTTGAGGACCTTGATTGATATGTCTGTACGAAGACCATCAGCGCTATTCTCGAGATTTTTGTATTGGTCAAAATTTTCTGGAAACGAAAGCCCTTTGATCCAGTTGAAGACCTCGATGTAATTAGACATGTTTTCGTCAATTATGAAATTGAAGCTCAGGTCTGAATAGTTAAGGCGATCTCCAGTTTCAAAAACGCGATTGAACGGCGTTGGATGCTCAACAGGAGTAGCAGAAATACTAGGTATAGTTGTTCTTTGTGTGAAAAACTGCACGTTTGGCAGACGCTTCACGACGATAATAAACTCCAACGGAGAGAGGTAATTTGTAATCATAAGAACTTTCCAGTTGACATTAGCTCGTTTATGTATTACTATTTATATAGAATGGAGAAACCATGAACGAACTGATTCTTATAGTACTTGTTCTTGTAATGCTCAGAGGCTTGGTGTTAGTTTTATCAGAAAGCTTTTGTCTTGCAGTACTTATGATGTTCGTTCTCATGCCACTTTTTTTAGTTTGGATACTTTTTCGTGGTATAGTGGGTTGACATTTGTTCCGAATCAGTATAGTATCATAATATCAAAAGGGAAAGGAACCCAAGATGAAGATCTCACACACTGACATCACACGCGTTTACTCTGGCCGTCCTGGCTGCATGTGCGGCTGCAACGGCAACTATCGCGAAAACGACAGTAGCAAAAAGAACATGCTGACTCGCATCCTCAAGGGTGACTACAGTGTAGATTTTTGGAAGCGTACTGACTCTCAGGGCGATGCTGGTTGCATCTATGTTGATAGTACGACTCGCTCTCAAGTCGCATATTTCAAGCCGGGAACTGGCATCTTTGCAGATGACGTTGACCAGACTGTTCTCGATGCTGAGTTTGTATAAATACTGAAAAAACAGAGGTAGTTATGCTTTCTTTTTCTCAGTTCATCAACGAAAACTATAAAAACTTCATTGGCCCAAACTCTCGAGAAAAACGAGAAATGTGGATAGATCAAGCTTGGGATATTCTTCAAAAATCTTATGCTCCTATTGGAGGCATCAAGGGTTCTGGTTTCAACTCAAAACAAGATATGATCAATAATATTCCGTTCTGGAAGATCTACACGAAGGATGATAAACTTATAGCTGCAGCTTTTTATAAAGATAAAGGCGGTCGTAAGTCTGTTGCTATTGCTACAGATGGTTCAAATCTTGGTAAAAAAATTGTTGGAGATATTTTCAAATCTTCTCTTGGCGTTTCATATGGTGAAAAATCTGGTCCTGCTCTTGGAACGATGATGAAAATTGTTCCGTGGGAAGAACTTCAGAAGTTTCTTTTTACGCCCAAGCAACTAGAAAAAATCTCAGGTAAAAAAGTAACACCTTTATCGAAGTCCAACATGAGTGATCTCGATGAAAAAGATAAGATGACTTACAACAAATTTCCAGAACTTAAGCCATATTTTTATGTTCGAGAACTTGACGGAGAACTTCATTTGAAAGTTGCTATGGGAACTCCAAACTTGAATATTTTAGTTGACAAATGAGTTTGTTTGATATATACTGATTCTATAAGGAGAATCAAAATGAATTATGTTTATTTGCACGGTTTCAACTCGGCATACGATCCAAATTCTGGTAAAGTTCAAGCTCTTAGTTCGCTTGGCAATGTTCGTGGCGTAACATATAACTCATTTGGAACATACGAAGAAATCGTTGAAGAAATTTCTGCTCAAGTTGACCTTTCTGATGATTTAGTATTTGTTGGAACTTCACTCGGTGGCTTCTGGGCTGCAGAAATGGGTAGTTGTTTTGGTGTTCCTTCTGTGATCATCAATCCTTGTACTGATCCTGCTAATATGCTTCAAAAGTATGTTGGTCTGGCTTCGACAAATTATATCAATGGTGATGTAAATACACTTAATAGCAAAAGCGCCAATTCATATCCTAGTTCTGGAATTAGTCGGGCTGGTCATTACCTGCCACTTGTTTTACTGGATATGGGTGACGAAGTAATTGATTCGTTTCAAACTCGTAAAGATCTTGAAGCATTTCCTATGGCTTGTTGGGAAGGCGGTAGCCACCGCTTCGAACACAATAATGAAGCTCTCGACAATATTCAAAATTATGTAAACCATTGTTCGTATGTAGACGTACTAGATTAGAGGTAAAACTTGCCAAAAACTGATGACCCTTGCGATGATGTAACTCACTGGATTGGACATTTGTGAAAAAATTTATATTTGATGTTGATGGAACTATTACTCCAAGTAGAAAGCTGATAGATCCTGAATTTGAAAAGTATTTTATTGAGTTTGCATCAATAAACCAGGTTTTCCTTGTCACCGGAAGTGATAGAAAGAAAACACTTGAACAGATAGGACCGCATCTTTACAACTCGGTACAAAGAGTATATCAATGTTCTGGAAATGATGTTTGGAAACAAGAACAAAATATAAAAACTACAGACATTTATGTGCCATGTGAAATGTATGCAAAATTTACTGACTTCCTTGCAGAAAGTAGTTTTCCTATAAGAACAAAAGATCATGTTGATACTCGCCCAGGTCTTGTAAATTTTTCTATTATCGGTAGAAATTGTACTTCAGAACAAAGAGCTGAGTATGTAGAATACGATAAAATTTTTGAGGAAAGAAACTGTATAGCCCAATCACTCAAAAATGATTTTCCAGATTATGACGTTCAGATAGCAGGTGAAACTGGCATAGATATTACTATGAAAGGCAAAAACAAGTCTCAGATAATTCATGACTTTGACACTTCAGATGAGCTGTTTTTCTTTGGTGATAGAATGGATACGAATGGAAACGATTATCCTTTAGCTGAAGCAATACGAAAAGTAAATGGAAAAAACTTTCATGTAGCTGATTGGAGAGAAACTTGGGATCTTCTAAAACAATTGTAGGACTCACATGTTCGACGTTTGATTTGCTGCACTCTGGACATATAATGATGCTGCGTGAAGCAAAATCTCACTGTAACTATCTTATAGTAGGACTTCAGACTGATCCAAGCATTGATAGGCCCGAAAAAAACAGTCCTGTACAAACTATCGTAGAAAGATATGTTCAACTTGCAGCTATAAAATATGTTGACGAAATAGTGGTATACCAGACAGAGCAAGATTTACAAGATATTCTTGAAATGTTTCCAATCAACATTCGTATTCTTGGTGAAGAATATCGTGATAAAGATTTCACCGGTCGAGAAATATGCAAGAAGCGAGGTATTCAACTGTACTTCAACAAAAGAGATCATAGATTTTCTAGTAGTGGTCTTCGCAAACGTGTAAACGAAATAAAATAAATAGCACTTTATAGAAAGGAATAAACATGGATAAAGAACAGCTTACATCGCAAATGAAGGTAATTTTGGCTACTAGCTTTTCATTATATCTCAAAGCTCATAACTATCATTGGAATGTTACAGGTCCTAATTTTGCTCAGTATCATGAGTTTTTTGGAGACATTTATACCGATGTTTGGGAATCGCTCGATACGACTGCAGAAGAGATTCGTAAACTTGGATCCTTTGCGCCAGGTTCTTTGGCGAGATATTTAGAAATCTCAAGAATTGAAGATGAAATGAATATTCCTGAAGCTCCAGTTATGTTTCAAAGACTTGCAGCTGACAATGACAAACTTATTGGTCTTTTATATATGGCTCGCACTACAGCAGATGAAGTGAACGCAGCAGGAACACTTAACTATCTAGAAGGTCGTATTGACACACACGAAAAACATGGCTGGATGTTAAAAAGTTTCTAAAAATTGAATTTTTTTGTTGACAAAGGCGCCGAATCAGTATAAATATAATCTATAGAATAAAGAGGAAACCTATGAACCGCTCAATTATGAAAAACATTTATACCATGTATACATGCAAGCATGAACGCTTTTGCATGTCTGAGGGTTTTGGAAACGGTTAACGAGTATAGTAAGTTAATAAGTTTCAAACCCTCCAGGCGAAAGTCTCGGAGGGTTTTTTATTTTATGGGTTGACATTCGGTAAGAATCAGTATAGATTAATAATATAAGGAATCAAGGTTCCTACGCTTTTTGAAAATTTAGAAGTGGCCTTAGGTTAGTCCGATGATAGGCTGGAAATAGAAATATTCTATTTTCACATGCACTATGTTACTGGTGGTACAACCTGTCCAGTAGTGATAGCGAGTTGACGAGGTTCGATTCCTTGCTTGGATAAACGAAGGTTCGAATCCTTCCGTAGTGCAGTTGTAAATAGAATATGGGAAGGTAAAGTCGGGGGTTCCGACACGCGGACTGTAAATCCGTTCTTTAACCGGGAGAGGTTCGAGTCCTCACCTTCCCACCAAACACGGTGCTGTAGCTCAGTTGGTAGAGCAACGGACTCATATTCCGTGCGTCGTAGGTTCGATCCCTACTAGCACCACCATGGCCCCATAGATTATGGGTTAGATCACTGCCCTTTCAAGGCGGAGAACTGGGTTCAAGTCCCAGTGGGGCTACCAAAATAAAAGGTTGACATTCGTTCCGAATCAGTATAAATTGATATTATAAACAAATGGAGAATACAATATGACACTTTCTTTTGATCCACTCGATACGTATGTAAAAATGGTAATGGAAGTTTCTGACGAAACTCTTGTTCGTTTCTTTGACTCCATGGGTATTGACATCAATCTTGATGTTGATGTTGAAGACGAAGATGAAGGTATTCTATACGATTGTGAGGCATAATGGTTAAGGTTCTTATATACGGCTCAAAAGAGCTTTATGACGATTCGTCTTATGAAGGACGAGCCGAAGCTGATATTGTTCTTTATAGAGATAAAGATGATACTTATCACGCGAGAAAGAACCGTACCCGTCGCTATATTGGAAAATATTTATATGGTGGTATGCTTGAACACGTTCTTAACCGGATTGAAAATGATGAATGGGAAGCCGATATGAAATCATATAAGCTTCAGCAGAAATATAAAGACCATCATTTAATCGAATTGAGTAAAAATGGCTGATAGAAAATATCTCGTGTTTCTAGACATTGATGGCGTATTTACTTCGTCTCGTGTACATTATGCACACAACGCAGTTTATGAAATGTGGCACAGGTTTGACCCTGTTGCAGTTGACTTTATGAACAAAATCCATGATCGTTATCCAGTTCAATTTGTTTTGATCTCGACTTGGAAGAATTATCTTCGTAATGACGATAATCAAATCGAACATTGGATCCGTGCAGCATTTGCCAATTCTGGTTTTAGAGGTGATTTCCCGACAATGTGGAAAACCGATCCGGACAACCTTTGGGCTAACAAACCTTCGCCGTATGATCGTAGTCACGAGATCAAAGATTACCTCGAAGAGTACGCTTCTGACGTTCTTGATTATCTCATCTTTGATGACAACGATTATGGATTTGAAAAAGTCTTAGGTAAGAAAAGACTTATCAGAACAGATCCTGAAAATGGATTACTCTATAAACACATGCAACGGGCCCAGAGCATAATGGGTCAGTGGCACAAAAGATAATGCTTCCGTAGCTCAGTGGACAGAGCAACCGGCTACGAACCGGTAGGTCGAGGGTTCAAATCCTTCCGGGAGTACCAATGCATCAGTAGCTCAGTTGGTAGAGCACATGGTTGAAGCCCATGGTGTCGGTGGTTCGATCCCTCCCTGATGCACCAATTTTTAGTGTGTATGAATTTTTCTATTGACATTCGTTTAGAATCAGTATATTCTAATAATGTAAGGAACGAAAGGAACTAAAATGAAAACGATGTTTGGAACTACTCTTGTGCTTACGGTCATTGCTTGGGTCTTTCTCTGGCCTCTCGTAGGGATCTGGGCTCTCAATACTCTGTTCGCTATGGGTATTGCTTATACATTCTGGAACTGGCTTGCTATGATCGTTCTGACTGTATTCTTCGGTAGAGCTTCCCTCAAGGCAAACAAGGAAGTAAAGCTTCCCTCAAGGTAAACAAGGACTAAAGAAAATGAAACGAAAACCAAAGGTGCCTAAGGAACGAAACGAAGCTGTTTTTCAATTGGTTAAAAGAGCTGGTGCTGGTTCCGGTGTGCACGGTAAATCACAAAAAGCAGAACGTAGGGCTGCTAAAGTTTCTCTACAACAAAAATGGACCCCTAGCTCAGTTGGTTAGAGCAGCCGACTTTTAATCGGCAGGTCCTGAGTTCGAATCTCAGGGGGTTCACCATTATTTTGATGATACACTACGGGCCCCGCGGAAAAGAATGTTATCCAGTTCGTCTGGTTCATGTAAAACAACACTTACCGCAAACAATAGTAGTGTATCTTCTAAGTAATGAATATAGTGGTGTAGCTCAGTGGTAGAGCAAACCCCTGATAAGGGTTAGGTCGGTGGTTCGAATCCTTCAGGGAGTACCAAAATAAACAGTTGACATTACCTAAGAATCAGTATATATTCATAATATAAGGTAAAACAAAACGCAACATGAGAACACATGATGAAAATCAAGACTAATCCTTTTATTGTTAGACATACTCAAAATACAGTTGAAGTTTGGCTAGGAGAACCCAATGAGCCAGAAAGCGAGTTTGTTCTTTGCTGTGATGCACAGCTGGTTCCTGCACTTATTGCAACACTAAAAAGCATCGGTTTTGCAAAATAAAACAGAAATGCTTTTAAGCGACAATATAGGCTGAGTTCAGTGTTTCTCGAGATAAACTGTTCCAGCACATCATCGCCCCGCCCTCCCACCGTGCGGCACCCGATGTAAAATATTGAGAATGAAGGAAGAAGATGATGAAACAAGATCTGAAACTTATTCGTCAAAAGATTCGTATTGCTAATAAACTTCCTGAGTCTAACCCTGTTGAATATAATCTGAAACAGGATATACTTAGACACTGGGAGATGGAGCGACACATTCTGAAACAAGCTATAGAGATGGATCAGTTTGAACCGCAATAGAATATGCGCCGGTAGCTCAGTGGCCAGAGCAGGGGACTCTTAATCCCAAGGTCGTGGGTTCGACTCCCACTCGGCACACCAAGACGGTAGACGGCCCGGACGGTAAGGGGCGGGATTGCAAATCCCAGGCAGCGAAAGCTATGCGGTTCGACTCCGCAGTCTACCTCCAAATTTTTGTCTCATAGCTCAACGGTAGAGCAAACGGCTGATAACCGTTAGATGGGAGTTCGATTCTCCCTGAGACAACCATAAATAAGCTGACTTGGTGTTAATGGTAGCACGGCTGTGTGGTATACAGTAAGAAGAGGCTCAATCCCTCTAGTCAGCACCATCCTGACGTAGTGATAATGGTAGCACACTGAGCTGTGGACTCGGTAGAGTTGGTTCGAAACCAGCCGTCAGGACCAATAAATCACGATAAATAGTACTCAATGTATTATTCGTGAAAGGAATAAAGAATGAGCTGGTTTAAAAAGGCAACAAAAAGTGTTTCAAAAGCTGCAGATACTGTAACCAAAGAAACAACAAAAACTGTAAATGTTGTAGCGAATGAGACTACTAAGGTTACTAATACTGTGGTAAAAGAAACTATTAGCACTGCAAATGTAGTAGCAAAAGAAACTACAACGGTTGCTAAAACTGTAGCAAAAGAAACTACTAACGCTGCTAATGTAATCAAAAATACTACGATTGACGCAACGAGTGAAGTAAAGGTTGCTGCGACAAAGACTGCAATGGCTACTGCTAATGTTGCTAATGAAGCAATGGCTGACATCGAAGCTGGAGCAGTGTTAGCTGCAAAGGGTATGGAAGCTGGATTAGAAGCTGTAGAAGAAGCGGGTGAACTTATTGCTGAATGGGTAGAAGCAAACTACTGTCAGATCGGCGTAAGCGTTGCATTAGGTACAATCTTTGCAGCTCTATTGTATAGACCAGAACCTTCAAGCCAGGCTACTACAGTTGCTGCAACCGCTCCTCTTTCATCTACAGCGATACTTTATCTAGCTGCAAAAGAAACTGTTGGTGCAGTTGCTCTCGGTACCGCATGTGATCTTACAGCACAAGCTTTCGTTGAACTTATCTGGATCTCTGGTGATATTCGTAAAGCAGTAGGTAACAAAAACAAAGAGCTTCTTACAGCTGCTATTGCATTTACTTTATCAAAAAGTATTGACGCAGCCGCGGGTGCTATGGTAGTACCTCAAAGTTGTGCTGCTGTTGTAGCTGGAGTCGTTACTACTATCGTAGCTCAACTTGCTTGTGAACAAACTCTGCCATCAGGTGCTAGAGAATGGGCAATGGCAGGGTCTAGTGGTCTATGACAACGCAGGACAAAATAGTACTCATTCTTTCTTTAGGACTGATTCTATTACTTGTTGGCATAGTTGGTTTTGACTTTACTATAGCAATTCAAGAAGGTCGACCACCAGATGATAGTGTTATTGAATTGTTACAAATGTCTATTACTGGAATTGTTGGTATAGTAGCTGGTTACCTTGCAGGTAAAAATAATAATGACGATGATGAAAATAATTGTTGACATTTGTAAGGAATTGGATTATATTAATTATATAAAGAAAATTGGATGATTACAGCAAAAACTCACGCTAAAAAACTTTTGATGTGTCTTAGCGGACAAACATCATCCAGATAAAGAAAATAGGATCGTTACAGCATTTCCTAGCTCAGGTAGAGCATTTGACTTGTAATCAAACGAAAAGCCGAAAGGCACGATCCTGAATATACTATGAAACATTGGTTTGTTTCAGCAAAAACTCGGATAAAAATCAAACTTCATAACTTTGATCGAATGGGTTCAAATCCCACCATACAAACCAGAAAGGAATACACTATGTCTTTTAAAAATGCAGCACTAAATATGAATAACGAAGCGGTAGCTCGTACTGAAAATGGTATGAGAGCTCGTAAGACTTCTGCCTCTGCAGTTCTTGATTTTTTCGGTAAAGCTGGTTCCGCTCGTGGAACCGATATTACAAAAGATTTTATGTCTGCACTTGTAGACAACCAGGACCTCGCTGTTCGGGCTCTTCTTTGGACTCGTGACATTCGTGGTGGTGCTGGTGAACGTTCTCAGTTCCGTAATTTGCTTGCAAAGCTAGAGGCTTCCGACCCAACTCTAGCTGGTCGTTTGATGGCACGAGTTCCTGAACTTGGCCGTTGGGATGATCTATTCGCTTACACTGATCCAATCAACCGTCGTAAGGCTTTTGAAATGATCCGTGAAGCACTGACTATGAAGAATGGTCTATGCGCTAAGTGGATGCCTCGCAAAGGTTCTGTAGCTGTAGAACTTACTAAGTTTCTTAATCTGACTCCAAAGCAGTATCGTAAGTTGCTGGTTGGTCTAACTCAGGTTGTTGAAACTCAGATGTGTGCAAAGGAATGGGAAGCAATCAACTTCTCTCACGTTCCTTCTGTAGCATCTGCCCGCTACCAGAAAGCATTTGGTCGTAACGTTGGTGAAGCATATGGAGAATATCTTCGTGAACTCCAGAAGGCACCAGAGGATCGTAAAGATCCTAAAGTTAAGATCAACGCAGCTGCAGTATATCCATACGATGTTGTGAAGTCTGTTACAAAGGGTAATGCGGCTGTTGCTAACGAACAGTGGAAGGCTCTGCCTAACTACGTTGGTGATGCTCGTATCATGCCGATGGTTGACGTATCTGGTTCTATGGGTAGACTTCGTTACAGTAGCGCTGGAACTGTTCAACCAATCGACGTAGCAATCTCTCTGGGTCTGTATCTGTCTGAAAAGAACACTTCTGATTTCAAGGACATGTTCCTGACTTTCAGTGGCAAGCCAAAGCTTGAAGTTCTCAAAGGCACTCTGTCTCAGCGTGTCGCACAGCTTGAGAAAGCACATTGGGACATGAACACTAACCTTCACGCAGCATTCGAAGAAATCCTTCGTGTTGCTAAGAAGGGTAAGGTTGCTCAAGCAGATATGCCTGAGATGCTGCTCATCCTCTCGGATATGCAGTTCGACAGCTGCACTCGCTTCGATGACTCTGCACAAGAGATGATCAAGCGTAAGTATGCTGAAGCAGGTTATGAAGTTCCTAAGATCGTATTCTGGAACCTTCGTGTATCAGGTACAGGTAACACTCCTGTTCGTTTCGATGATAAGGGTGTCTGCCACGTATCTGGTTTCAGCCCAGCAATCATGAAGGCAATTCTGTCTGTTGAAGAACTGGAAGACTTCACGCCGTTCAACGTGATGGTTAAGACTCTTATGAGCGATCGTTACGATTACTAAGAGTTAGGCCTTCGGGCCTAGCCTCCAATCTTTGGATCATTTCAGCAACAAAACAGCTATGCATTGAAAGCACGAGTTTGCAGGTTCGAGTCCTGCCTCCCCTACCATCTACAATTGAAGGGGAGTGGGCAAATGGTAAAGCCGCGTAAAAGCAAAAAGTTGATCCAGTTAAACATTCAGGAGTTATATCATGTCAGAACTACGTATTGAATCTTTCAAAAATGAATTTGACCAAACGATTAATCCCGGTGACGAAGTAGTATATGTAGCTACTGGTTATTCCCATCAGGTAAGCGTAAATCGCGGCCGCTATCAGGGCTTGTGGTATAGCATTGTAACACGTACTCGTGAAGTAAAAGATGCCGACGGTAACGTTGTAATGGAAGAACGCCACGGCCGACAGTATCCTAAGCGAGAATATTACACTGAGATGGCTCCTACGGCAGTTCGTCTTGATAATGTTCCAAAGGGGCATAAATACGTAGAAGTTTGGAACAAAGAAAAGCAACGCAAAGTCTGGACTAAAACAGATGAAATGCGTTATGGTACTACCACTCTTCCACGTAAACGAGTTTATAAGATTGGTACCTCGATGTTAGATTTCGCAGGTAACACTCTTTAATAAGAATTTAGGTTAGTTTCAGCAAACAAAAAATAGTTGGTTCGACTCCAACACCACGCTCCATAATATCGCGTAGTGAGCCCATGGTGGGCAAACATGCTAACCTGTAAAAATTTGGATGGTTTCAGCCAAAAATTGTATAGCTCATCGGTAGAGCAATTGCCTTCCAAGCAATGGGTTGCGGGTTCGATCCCCGCTACAAAAAACACCATCCAGTTAACATAATAAGAGGAGTGACATGAAAGCCAAACTAAAGTTCATATTTTCATCCATGAATAGTGGAAAGAGCTTGTCACTCCTCTCTAAAAACTTTATGTTGCGTGAAAAAGGATTTCATACCGTCCTGATGAAATCCGCTGTAGATAGCAGAAGCAACGATTCAATTACCACAAGACTTGGTATTAGTGATCCATGTATCGCTCTCGAATCAAAGGACATCCCCAGTAAAATTATTCTAGAAAAATACAAAAGTAAATTGGACTACGTTTTAGTTGATGAGTCTCAGTTCTTGTCAAAAGAACAGGTTTGGGATCTTGCATACCTAGTTGATGAAATGAACATTAATGTAAGATGCTACGGTTTAAAACTAGATTGGCAAGGAAATTTCTTTTCTGGTTCTGAAGAGCTCATGAAGATTGCAGATGAGCTTGAGCCTATCGAAAACTATTGTAAGCATAACAAAGGCGCAAAAGCGTTTTTTCATATCAAACTCGGCGGTTCTGATAAAAGCGTAGAAATTGGTGAAGAAGACTTATACGAATCTGTATCACGTAAAAAATGGAAAGAATGGCATGAGCAAAATCAATGAAGTCTATCGGCGGTTCAGTAAGATCTATCCGCCTTCGAGTCGTTTTGTTCCTGAGTCGAAGATTCATGCTGATCCGTTTTGTAGTTTAGTAGGAGTTGTTTTATCTGCTCAAACTAGAGACGAGATGACTGGTCGAGCGTGCAATAATCTTTTTGCAATTACTGATACTCCAGAAGGCATTCTCGAGTTAACAGATGAACGACTTGTAGAATGCATTCGTCCTGTTGGTATGTATAACAACAAAGCAAAAAATCTCAAAAAAATGTGTACCCAACTCATCGAAAGGCACGGCGGCCAAGTTCCTAAGACTCGTCCTGAGCTGATGGCTCTTGCTGGAGTAGGTAGAAAATCAACTGACATCATGATGCGCTTTGTATATCATGAAGGAGCAATCGCTGTTGATACACATGTTCATCGTTTATCAAACAGACTTGGTTTGGTGAACACGCCATCGGCAGACGTAACAGCGGATTTTCTTGCTGAGAATACTCCAGAACAATATAAAATGAGCGCGCATGAGTGGTTTATCAACTATGGCAAGTATGTATGTAGAGCTAGGTCTCCAAAATGTGAAGAATGCGTCTTCACAGATATTTGCTCATACTACGATAAATAACCGGTTGACAAATCATCATACTTGATATAGTATGATACTATAATAACATGGAGAATCACTTTGTCTAAACAAGAAGACTTTCGTATTCTGACAGCACGTCAGCACGTACGTCAAAGAATTGGTATGTACATGGGCTCGAGTTCTCGCGAAGAGGTCGAGCGTTTTGTTCTCGGTGAATGGAAAAAAGCGACTTATGTTCCTGCGTTGTCAAAGATGATTGACGAGATCCTTGACAACGCTATCGACGAAGCTATCCGTACAAATTTTGAATATGCTAACAAGGTCGACGTCTCGATCAATAATAATGAAGTCACTGTAGCCGATAACGGCCGTGGTATTCCTCAAGATGAAATCTTTGATGAAGCTACCAATCAAAAGATAATTCGTCCTGTTGCTGCATGGACTAAGGTAAATGCCGGCACGAGTTTTGATGATGCACGAGTTACTATCGGCACAAACGGAGTAGGTTCCGCAGCAACTAACTTTCTGTCTGAAAGCTTTATTGGCCGCACATGGCAGAACGGAAAGCTCATCGAAGTAAAGTGTTCTGAAGGCGGTCTTCATGCGAATGTAAAAGAAAAAAACCAAGGCGGTAATGGTACAATCGTTACCTTTACTCCTGACTTCAGCCTCTTTGAGACTGACTCTCTTGACCAACTGGATACCATCTCACTTCTCGAGGATCGTCTCATCGGTCTTCAAATGGCGTTTCCTGAGATCAAGTTTTCGTTCAATAAAAAACGAATTCAGGTAAGTGACCTCAAGAAGTATGCTGCTATGTTCAGCGATACTTCTGTAATCGAACGTTCTGATGATCTTTCGTTTTTCTTTGCATCGTCCGAAGATGGCTTTCGTTCAAATAGTTTTGTCAACGGTGTGAATACTCGCCAGGGTGGCACGTATGTCGACCATATCGTAAACAACATAGCAGATGAGCTTGCTGTTTTGATCAAAAAGAAACATAAGATCGAAGTGCCAAAAAGCACTGTCAAGAATGGTCTTACATTTGTAATGTTTGCTCGTAACTTCATGAACCCCAAGTTTGATAGTCAGACTAAAGAACGTCTGACAAACGGTGTATCTGAAGTTCGTAACCACTTTGACCAAACCAAAGTAAAAGACTTCAGCTATTTCGCGCGCAAGCTTTTAAATACTCCTGAGATCATTGACCCTATTATTGAAGCTCAACTTGCGAAAAAACTTGCTGCTGATCGTCGTGCTGCTACTCTGGCTCAGAAAAAGCTGAAAAAAGTTAAAGTTGCAAAGCATATTGCTGCAAACAGTGATGACGCACTTCTTGCGTTGGTCGAGGGTGACTCTGCTATGGGCTTCCTTCTCAAGGTTCGCGATTCTAGTAAACTTGGTGCTTATCCTCTTCGTGGTGTGATCATGAACACGTGGGATATGAAGCCTGCCGATGTGCTGAAAAATAAAGAACTTGGTGAACTTGTAGCAATTCTTGGTCTTGACATCAACAATCCAGACAGTGTAGACGACATGACTTATGCTGGTGTTGCTACACTGACTGATGCTGACCATGATGGCGCAGGTCATATTACTCCTTTGATCATTGCATTCTTCTACAAGTTCTGGCCACGACTCTTGACTGAAAAGCGCATTCACATTACTCGTTCTCCGATTATGATTTCGACCAATGGCAAGGATGTAAAGTGGTTCTTTACATACTCTGATGCAAATGAATTTAAGTCAAACTGCAAAGGCTATAACCACCGCTATATCAAGGGTTTGGGATCGCTTACCGAAAATGAATATGACCGCGTGATCAACAATCCGATGCTTGATACAGTCACTGTCGACGATGCTTCCTATTTTCAAATCATGTTTGGAGGAAATGCTCAACTTCGTAAGGAACTGATGAATGAATGAGTTGACAAACTTCTTCGATGATGATAATATAGAATCAAATGAAAAGGAAACAACTTCTATGATTCGGGAATATCCAATCTCAAATGTAGCTCGAAGCGAGTGGCTCGACTTTGCGATGTACACAGTCGAGTCTCGTGCCATCCCAAATATGATTGACGGCATGAAACCTGTGCAGCGTTTCTACGTTTATTCGTCTATCAAAAACAGTAAGACCGACTTCAAAAAGGTCAGCGCGGTTTCTGGCGTAGTTTCAGACTATGGTTATAACCACGGTGAGGGTTCTGCTGCTGGTGCAGGCCAGCTTATGGCTGCTGAATGGTCAAACAATATCTGTCTCGTAGAAGGTCGAGGTTCTTTCGGTACTCGATTAGTTCAATCAGCTGCAGCTGCTCGTTACACTTACACTCGACTGCACAAAAACTTCAGCAAATACATCAAAGATATTGATCTTGCTCCTATTCACGAAGATCCTGAGCACGAACCTCCACGTTTTTATGTTCCAGTAATTCCTTTGGTTCTTACAAATGGAGTCAAGGGTATTGCAACTGGTTTTGCAACTAATATTCTACCTCGCGATCCTGAAGATCTTGTGCGCGCTTGTGCTGAGTATATCAAAACTGGTAACATTGACAAGAAAGTTCGAGTAAAGTTTCCAGACTTCAACGGAACTGTAATATGCAATCCAGAAGAAGGACGATACTACTGCAACGGCATTTTTGAACGCAAAAGCAAAACTCAGCTCCTTATTACTGAAGTTCCTTATGGATATGACCGCGAAGGTTATGTAAAGGTTCTTGACAATCTTGAGGACGCTGGTCATATTGTCGGTTACGATGATCTATGCGACAAGTCTGGGTTTAAGTTCGAAATCAAACTGAAGCAAAACACTTCGGCAAATTGGGATAATCAAAAGATTATCTCCGCCTTTAAGCTTTCAAAGCCGTTCACTGAAAACTTGACGGTTATTGATTATCGTGGGAAGCTAAAAGAATACACGGATGAACGCGATCTTGTTCGTGACTTCTGCGACTATCGCAATACTATCTTGCAAAAACGCATTGATCTTCGTAAGTCTGAAGCTGAAGAACTTGGCCGCTGGTTGACGGTAAAAATGGAATTCATTCAAGCTGTTCTTGATGATAAGATCAAATTCAAAAATCAGAAGAAAGCAGAAGTTGCAAAACAGATTTTTGCTAATACTCAAGCAACTTCAGATGATGATGCTGACCGCTTGCTTCGTATCAACATCATGAGTTTGACTGATGAAATGGTAAAGCAACTTGCCAAAGAAATTAAGGAAGCTCAAAAACAACTCGAGTACTGGATGAAAACAACCGCCAAAAAGCAGTTTCTCAATGACCTTGAAGAGTTGACCACTGGTTAACATTTAAAACTTTGCCTATGTTGACATAAACAGACTCAACACGGGCACTCTACGATCAACTAGATCAGTCTAATTTGGAGTATAAGACATGACCAATAAAAATATGAGCGAAACTGCTATCAAGAATGCAAAAGCCGCATTTAAACGTGGAATTGATGACGAAAATGACAACGCATTTTCAACAAGGCGCCTTCGAGTAGATGAAAAATATCGCCACTTTTATGATAAAGCTCGTGAACTTAGAGCAGAACAGTTAGCACCAGAGCGGGCAAAAAAATTACTCGAAGATGAGGCTAATGGTATTGTTCAAGAACCACGTACAAACATATTTGAAGTTAGAGAAAAGGCGCGAAAACTTAATAATGCTTCAGCTGCTCGTCGTCGTAAAGCTGAAGCTGGTGAACTTTAACTAATACAAAAACTTTTTTAGTTGACATTTGTTCCGAATCAGTATAGTATCATAATAGGTTAACCAAAGGAGACCATTATGGCCCACGCACCTTTCAATCAAACCACTGGTATCGGCGAACCTGTTATTGGTTGCTTTACTGAATCTGACCATGGTCATCGATTTGATTATGCCATGCATGATGATTTTGTACTTGCTCCGCCTGCACACGGCGGTAAAAACATGAGATTTCCTCACAAGGTATGGGTTGGTCCTCTTGGCGAATATCGCGCAGCAAACGTCATGAAAACCTGTGTACATATTATCACTGGCGAAACTGACTTTGGTTGGATCGTTGAAAAGTGGAACATCAAAAATCATCAGAGGTACTAACAATGAAATATTCTCTTCTTGCATCAGTTCTTTTGCTTGCAGCGTGTAGCTCGCAAGATCAACCGCTTCTTGATCATCTTGAAGCAGAGCGCGACTTTCACGCGCATCAAGCATATCTTGAATGGCTCTATACGAAGTATGACGCAGAGTACATCGACGATTGTTTTTACTATGAAGACCTCGTTTGTGAGTTTGAGTAGTTGACATTTGCTCCGAATCAGTATAGATTTATAATATAAGGAGAAAAACAAATGAAAAATATTGAAGATCAACAAGTATCGGTATTCGTAAACGACTATCATAAGTTCGTTCATATCGGTGTATACAACATGTATGATAAAGAAGGTCGACCGAACTACGGCGCTTCTCTTCATTCGCAGTATCGTGAGTCTGTACGTGCACGGCGTCACGCAAATAAGCAAGATGCAAAAGGCACAGATCGTGCTTTTGGTAATTCTTTTCAAGTTCGTCTAATGAATACGAGTATCGATCAGTGGGAAGTTGATTCAAACACTCAAAATCTAGAATTGAGTCAAGCTCAAGATCTTGCTCACGAACTTTCAGAGCTTTTTGCTTCAAAGGGTTATGGAATTACAGGTAGCCGCGGCTCAAAATCAATTCGTCATCTTGGCACTAATAAATATGCTACAAGTATCATAATCAAAAATGCTACTATGAAGCGTATTCATCAAATCGTGGAAAAGCTGACAGAAGGCTATCACGATATTCTCAATGTTCGGCGTGTTCAGTCTGTAATCTATAGTAGATATATTGATCCGAATGGTGACTTCGATACTCGTCGCAAGTTTTGGAACTTTATTGATGAAAATTTTGATCAATACGCTGCGTAATGCTTATAAAAGTACTGAAAACTCATAATCAAGAAGCTATTTCCGAATTAGTATCTCATGTGTGTCAGCTTCTTGACTTTCATCCGTCTAATATAGAGATTGATGATTTGTATGAAAAAGGTATAAATGGTATGTGCATCGATTTATCTCAAGATGAGTTTTTGATACTTTTACGAGATCACGACAGAATGATGCATACGCTGGTCCACGAACTCGTACATGCAAAGCAGTACATGAAACAAAATCTTGGCAGTTATCTTGACGCTCAATCTATAAACTATGAAACGGCTTGGTGGGAAGTCGAAGCAAGAAAACTTACAAAATATATTATGGAGAACTACGATGAACGTAATGGTACTGCAGAATAACGAAGCATTCAGTAAGTTGACTTCAGATGTGATAGCACGTCAACACTTTATCGCGTATGGTGATGGAGACGGATACTTTCGTATTGTAAAAGATAGATTTAGAAATAATTACGGTACAAGGATTTCAGAAAATGTTTTGCATTGGTATCTCGCGTATAAATAATACAAAACAAGCGCGAGTATCACATGGCTATTACATCACTATCTAATCTGAGTATGAACACAATTGCCAACGAGTTTGGTGGATCTACTCCGCACTCAATTTTAGAATATTATGTGGATGGGGGTCTGATACCAACATTAAGACGAAACGTAGAGCGGATACCAGCAAATCTTGACAATATAATTTCGAATGTGCCCATAAGTTTAAGCAATTTTTCTGGTACTGCGAGAGAATACTTTTTTGAAGAATCTTATCGAGGCGGATCAGGCACTGTAACATTTAACGTACAAACTGGATATTACAAAACTATTTTTGTATGTGGAGTTACAGACACACTTCCACTTAACACGACAGTAAATAATTTGCCATTGCCGACAATAACTTCTCCATTTTCAAGCAGCTTTCTTTCGTTGAGAACTGGACCAGAGCAACCATCTACAAATTTGGGTTCAGATGCTACAGTAAATGGTTATTCAGTTGTTACATACGATACTACAGTTTCAAGTATTACCATATCGCTTCCAGCTGCGGTTTCTAATTATCTTATTATTACTGGATATAACACAGAACCAAATTACAGCGCTGATTTGCAATATTTTACAACGCAGCAATATGTTGTAGCATTTGAATCTTCAAGTAGTTCAGATGCTATAATTTTAGGATCTGGTGGCGGTGTTGCGGAACTTCCGCTAAAAGGACCAAGAGTCAGATATGATTCTGGTATAGGTGATGCGCTTTCGATAAATGTTGTACTTATTTCAGCGATAGGAAATAACGTCAACAGCCCAATTGCTGGAACAAATTTCAATTACGGACCAACCAGCAGAATGATAGCAAGCTTTGACAGTACAAATACCGGTTCTGGAACCACAACGTATACAATACCAGGAACGACGTTGCAAGCTGCAGCTATTATGTTTAGAGTGTAAAAAAGTTTGTAGCACGCCGTCTTTCCGATATAAATAAATGTATGATAATAAAGAAGAGAAAAATGCTTTCGATACTCGCCCAGAATAGTGTAACAAATTGGTCCGATCTTCCGGGTGGAGGGTTCGAGTTGCTTTGACGTGGAATGTACATATCTACTTTAAGCAACTCGGGACATAAAAATCCCGAGTTTTTTATTTTGTTGTTGACATTTCGTGAGAATCGGTATAGTATGATAATATAAGGAATCAAGGAATAAACCACGACGAGCCAAGCTCAAGACGGTAAAACTTTTTTCCTTAAACTGAACTTTTTAGGTTGACAAATACACCGAATCAGTTTAATATGATAATATAAGGAATGAAAATTCCTACGCTCTTTGAAAATTTGCTCCTTTTATCTTCTAGGCACATGCCGATAATGAAGATGGAAACAGACTTGCTCTGTTTTCACATGCACTAAAGAAAGTGTCTGATTAAGCTCAGCGAAAGGACGTGAAGCGTATAGTGCAGCTGAAAACAGAGCTTCAAAGATAGAGTCGGTATCAATGGTGTTGAGATACTAAATATGGCTACTATCTACCGTATGGACTTCTAATAAATTTGACATACGGTTACAACGAATTATTATTGCTGGTTCGTCAATTAACCATTGACATTGTGATAGAATCAGTATATAAATTAAGTATCGAGACGATGTTGAGTGGTTGTCGAACCCCTGGTTCTAAAGTTCCAAAAACGACATTAAGAGATACATCGTCTGACGTAGCCTGCGCGTCGTTAGTAAACAAGTTCGGGCCAAGATTATTCCTCAGTGGCCCTAAGGTAGGGCATCCGACTGTTAATCGGCGATTAGTTGGTTCGATTCCAACCTGAGGAGCCAAATAGGTAAGGGATAACAACGGCAGTCTCATTGCGTAGCAACGGTTGCCCTTACTAAAGAATATTGCGGGGTAGAGAAGTAGCATCTCGTCTGACTCATAATCAGAAGATCGCTGGTGCAAGTCCAGCCCACCGCAACCAAATTTGCCCTTATAGCTCAGTTGGTAGAGCGCTGTACTTGTAATGCAGATGTCCGGCGTTCGATTCGTCGTGAGGGCACCAAAACAATGCTCTTGTAGCTCAATTGGTCAGAGCAGAGCGCTCATAACGCTTTGGTTCGGGGTTCGAGTCCCTGCGGGAGCACCAAAAATAGGATCGGTTCAGCAAACAAAAACGCTAATTATTATAGTCTTAGCGGACAAAAACGATCCTGATAGAATAATGCGGGTATGGTGTAATTGGTAGCCACGACAGACTTAGAATCTGTTGCTTCGGCGTGGGGGTTCGAGTCCCTCTACCCGCACCAATAAATGGGCCTTGACTGTGTAAATGGCTAACAGGCGTTTGTAACTCAAGTGTGCCAGGAGTTCAACTCTCCTAAGGTCCACCAAAATAGACTGGATATAATCACCCCTTGTGAGGGTGACCCAAGGACTCAGTAACGAGATACAGCGAAGGGTTGTTGGTCAAGGTTGCAAACAACCCAGTCTATACTTATTCACTGTGTAAGAGGTCGACATCTTGCATAGAGAGAACACTGCATACCCCGTGGAACCTCGGGGTACCGACGATGACAGTTGTTGTGCAGGGGTAAAAGTCCCAACTGGGGGTTCTGGAAATTTTTATAGGCGACGGCAATCGCCTTGACTAAAGAACTACAGTAGCAGTCTTTGCCGAGAAAGCGAACTAGTAGACTGTATCGTCTAATGGATAGGACGCCCTGCTTTACAGTGGGGAGATATGGGTTCGATACCTGTTGCAGTTTTGTCTTTAGTCAGAAATTTATAGGGGTGAAGGAAAATGGTAATCCACGGGCCTCCAAAACCTTGAGAACGCGGTTCGATTCCGCGCACCCTTGCCAATAGCCAAGGTCCTAGACGTTGTGAAACTACAGGCTTTGTATGTAGTGAGAAAGCTAGGAGACCTGCCAGTAGGGAGAAACTGGCACTTATTTTGGAGAGTGATCTACAGAGGTCTGTAGCCCGGTCTTGAAAACCGGTGGAGCGGCTAGTACCCGCTTGGGGATCGTTACCACCCGCTCTCTGCCAATATTGTAGAAGTTGCCCACTGATCATATGCTGAGAGTTTTCGACCTGACTCGTTGAAGCGATTATGCCACTTCTACCTACTAGAGGAATAGGTCCCTTCTAGATAGTTTCGGGCTGCGTCTATGGGGTAGCGGCTGATCCTTGCAAGATCGGCGTCACGGGGTTCGATTCCCCGGCGGTCCACCAAAATTTACTTGTCCAAGACCGCAAGGATTGGATCGCCTGAGCCGTAAGGTAATCCTTGGAACGATAACATGGCGTCCAAGCAAGTGATATAGTATTGCGGATGTAGCTCAATCGGTAGAGCGTCTGCTTGCCAAGCAGAAGGTAGTGGGATCGTAACCCATCATCCGCTCCAAATTTTATGACCGAAAGTCACTGTGCTGGTCTTGTCACCTTCATACACTTCGGTCTTCTAAACTGGTACCTATCGTTGTCAAATTATTAGGAAGGACATAGGGTGGATAGGTTAAAAGAATGCATGTTTGACTGCCAGTTAAATCAAAATGGTCCATTGGTGTAATGGTAGCACGACAGTCTGTCTAACTGTTGGAAGGGGATCGTAACCCCTATGGATCGCCAATAACGCGAGATTAGCTCAGCGGTAGAGCAGCTCTTTTACACGGAGAAGGTCAGAGGTTCAATCCCTCTATCTCGCACCAATAATCGAACAAGGGTTTGTAGTAGAGAGTGACAGACCAGAAACCCTGAGACAAAAAAGTCAATACCCATTAAGATCGTCTGTTAGGTCACTCATTTTGGGAAGTAGTTCAGCGGCAGAGCGCCTGACTTTGAATCAGGATGTCGGAGGTTCGAATCCTCCCTTCCCAACCAAAAATTAAAATGTCCTTGTGCTGCAATTGGTAGACAGGTTACGTTGAGGGCGTAAATGTTGTGGGTTCGAGTCCCACCAAGGACACCAAATTAGTATCTAAAGGTCCTATAATGGAGAAGAGAGCTGTCAAGGTTGGCAGGTCTGCTTGGAAAGCAGATCGTGGTAGTAACCCTACCATGGGAATCGTGCTCCCCCTTCTCCGCCAATATGGAGGTGAGAGCCAGTAAGGTTGCTGGGACTGCCTGCTAAGCAGATCGTGGTAGTAACCCTACCATGGGAATCGTGCTCCCCCACCTCCGCCAAAAAATACTTGTTGACATTTGTAAAGAATCAGTATAGTATGATAATATACCATCTGATAAAGGATACACACTATGCTAACGACCAAACAAATTGCCCGTAAAGTTGCTCTGAAGATAGATTCTAATGCTGATCGTTACGATCAAATCTGGGCAATCAAGCAAGAGTACATCAGTGCGGGTCAATCTTTACTAGCAACTGATCGCGAAACGATCGATAGAGTGCTTGAAATTCTTTATCATGATTATGCATTTTGCGGTTGACAAACCTTAAGAATCAGTATATTATCTAATTATGATAAAGGAAAAGGAACCCATCATGCAGATTAACGGTACCAAACTTGCAGAGATTGCCTACGGAATGTCCGAGATGGCACGCGGTCATAAGAATGACATGATTTCAAATAACCTTGCTCGTGTATCTGAAAAGGTAGCTGCACATGGAGCAACTTGGGGTGGTTCACCTCTCGATAAAACTGATATGATGGTGGTTCAATACTACCTCGCAAACAAATAAGAACAAACAGGGTATAGCTCAGTCTGGTAGAGTGCTTCACTTGGAATGAAGAAGTCGTAGGTTCGAGTCCTGCTACCCTGACCAATTCGCGTCCCCTATAAAATGGGGTCTAGATAGAAACGTTGCTAAGGTCTTTTAATAGGTTAGGATCGACGGCTCCTTCCGGTAAAGCGTTAAATCCGGACAATGTTTCTATCGCTTCCAGGTCCTTCGGGATTCTGTGCAGGCTCTCCACTTTGTGGATCCTGATTAAATCCTCTAAGTGTTGAGGTCACATAGGCAAATTTGACTATTTGGGGTCTGTGTGGTGTAAAATAGTCTAAGACTACATTGGGTGTCGGTGTAGTACTAAAAATAAACGTCTAGACATGGATACACTACGATAACTCGTTATATCCACTCTAGGTACCAAGAGAACGCTAAAGGATTAACTTAGTGTATCTTTGTCTGGGCGTTAGGGCACCCCGTATTATAAATCTCGACAATGGTAACAAACAAGCCATTGCGTCTGGCAAACGAAACACCGCCTTTTGGATGGATACTGCAACCAAACAAGTAGGGTAACCTACGTATCAGAATGGTTTGGATAGTATCGTTGAGGTCCACAGACCATCCAGTCAATTAAATTGTGGATAGTATGCGATATGAAGCCAACCCATCAAAATGTAAGATGAAGGCTAGTGAGGCTAGCGGAACATGACAGGCCGGAGAGACGGCCACCTATGCGGGTGTAGCTCAGTGGTAGAGCTCCTGCCTTCCAAGCAGATTGTCGTCGGTTCGATCCCGATCACCCGCTCCAGATTTAATATCCTTTGTCTTCATCATTTTTATTACTGTGTTTGCTCATATAAGCTTCCTTGCCATAAAATGCAGCAAGTATACCAGCAACAGAAATGAAGTATATATCGGCCATAGAAGCAAGAATAGAAGCATCTAATCCGATCGCGGCCATAAACATAGTCAAAATTGGATAGAATATCATACCGATCAATGCTACCCAAGCCATTCTTCGTTGTGCATCTTGTTTTTTGTCTTCATTTTCAATTTGTATCATTTTTTCAGATTTAGACATTTCAGCATCACTCACTATACCATCTTTATTGAGATCGTACTCTTCGTACTTTGATCCAGTTTCTAATTTTTTTGACATGTTATTCCCCGTGGATTTACTCATATCAAAAAGCTCAACTATTACTATTTATTAGTTGACAAATATCAAGAATCAGTATAAGATTATAAATATAAGGAATAATGGTTCCGTAGCTCAGCTGGATAGAGCAAGTGACTTCTAATCACTAGGTCGAGGGTTCGAATCCTTCCGGGACCGCCAATAAACATAACGTAAAGGAAACTGAATGACTTCTGACGCTTATGTACTAAAACGCAAGAACGGTAGCTTAGTAGAACATATTGTTCTCACAAGACAATCAAATGGTTTATATTCAGATGAGTCAGTAGAAGTTTTATCTTTTACGACTGAACGTAAAGCACTTGAAGTAGCAAAAGTTATTGATGACGGCAACTGCGAAGTTATCTTATACGCTAATTACGATATGAAGTTAGCGGCATAATACTACAGGAGAAGTATCTTCTGATATAATAAAATGGAGAGTGATTATGGAACTTTTATTTACAATATTTTTATGGGCTGCTTTTGTATACGGTATCTACAAATGGGCAGAATCTAAAGGGCGCGAGCCTTGGCTTTGGGCAATTGCCGCAGCGCTAGTGTCTCCCTTGATTGTTGGTATTATTTTACTATTCGTACCCAAAACAATTGAAAAGCAAGCTGAAGAAGCTAAGCGTATGAAAGAATTGATGAAAGATTAATCTATAGCCCCCTTGGTGAAATAGGTAACCACAGCAGACTTAAAATTTGCCGCTTCGGCTTCCCGGTTCGAGTCCGGGAGGGGGCACCAAAATAATGGAAGTGGGTGTCGGTACACAGGGAGGTCTTATAAACCTTTCAGCGCCAGATTAGCGTTCTCGACCAGGTTCAACTCCTGGCACTTCTACCAAAATTCGAGGAAAATACAATGAACGAAGATAATTGGAGCATAAATTTTGATTGGAATCAAAAGTGGAAAGACTTTAATTCTATGCAGTTATTTTTAGTAACAGATGAAAATGTTCTTATTGATAATATTGAAAACCGTATGGAAAAGTCGAACTTCAATGTTGACTTAGCAACTGAAATGCTTAACCAAATTGGAATAAAGCAAAACTAATAATGTGAAAGGAAGTGTCGTGTTTACGCAAAAACAAGTAGAAGATATTATCGACCTTCTACTAAATCTTGATAGTAGTACAAAAATTTATATCGGTACCGACTCTGTTCGCTTTCGTAAAGACGATCGTTGGTATGCAAAGTATGCAACAGTTTGTGTCGTTCATAAAAATGGTAAGAATGGATGCCAAGTGTTTCGTCACAAAACGATTGAACCAGACTACGATGTAAAAAAGAATCGTCCTTCTATGCGTCTAATGAACGAAGTAATCAAGTCGTGTGAACTCTATACTCAAATTGCTCCATTTGTTGATGAATTTGATATTGAAATTCACATTGATGTAAATACAGATCCAAAATACGGTTCAAACTGCGTTGCAAGTCAAGCTGCTGGTTATGTACTTGGCGTAACAGGTTTGAATGAAGACCGCGTAAAATTAAAGCCTGATGCATTTGCTGCAAGTTTTGGTGCGGATCATTTTGCTAATAATAACAGTTGACATTTGTAATTCTTTGATATAATATACTAATATAAGGAGAATCACATGAAAAATACTGTAGCTGCAATCGTTCTTATGGTTATGCCTTCATTTGTATTTGCTGACGGCATAACCCCAAACAACTATGCTGTTATAACATCAGTGCATCCGATCTATCAAGATCAATATGCTGTTCAGTATCAAACTCAATGTCATGATGTTCAAGTTCCAATTTATGGCCGAGAACATTCTGGATCAAGTGGCGATGTTCTTGCTGGTGCTATTATCGGCGGTGCAATCGGTAACCAGTTCGGAAGTGGCGATGGTAAAGATGCTATGACTGTATTGGGTATTATTATTGGTGCAAATCAAGGATCACGTTCTACACGAGAAGTGGTAACTGGATATCGTTTAGAACAGCGTTGTGAACAAGTTTCATATCAGACCATTAAACCAGTACTTTCTTACTATAAAATTCGTTATGAATATAACGGCGTAGAGTATTATGAAGAAACTACACAGCAATACACACTCGGTCAAAAAGTGCAAATTTCTACAAGTCTACGATAGGGTAGTTACTCAATAAACTCACGGTGGCCAATGGTTAGCCACTAACTTATAGGAGGTCAATATGCAAAAACTTATCTTTGAAAGAGTACTTATCTTTGAAAGAGTTGATAATATAATTTATGCTAGATACTTTATGCAAGATCCAAGAGAACGTTGGATTTATAAGGTATTGTAATGATAACTCCATGTGTTGCAATATGTTCTTTAGATCCCGTCAATGGAATATGTAACGGCTGTGGCCGAACATATGAAGAAATTCAAGACTGGGATGGATTTACAAATGAACAGCGTATGGAAATTATGAAAAGACTAGGTTACGGAAAACGTATGAGCAGACAAGAATGTTTGCGTAGATATGACAAAGGTTGACATTTTTGTCACATATTTACTAAATAGTAATTTAGCAGTTGACATTTACTATAAAATGTATTATATATAACTTGTAGGCGTTGAAGCAACGTGGACACATTCTGGACTCGGGGGCGGTACCCGACGACTCCACCATAAACAGTCGCGATCTTCTGATCCTTAAAGTGATGATGAGTCTGACCACAGAGCCAAGGCAGTGATAAGCTAGTCATGGGTGACTGTTTTTGCTGGGGTCGAAATAGGATCGACAGGTGTGAAGATGAAGTGGAGTTTACCGGATGACTGCGTTATTGGTCAATTAAACTAAATGCAAATGAAAATTTCGCACCTAAGGCTTTTGCTCTAGCAGCATAAGTACTGTGGGTTGGCAACTTACCTAGAAACAGAAAAGTTGCACTTTTCATGAAAACAAAACAAGGAATACAAATATGACAAATACTATGATGGCGGCCGTTGCTGCACTTACTTTTTCTACTGCAGCTGCAAACGCTGGTGATCTTGCTTATCTTGGTGGTGTAGAATACGCTGTAGAAGCAGAAGTTTTTGAAATGACTGCAGGTGTAGAATACAATGCCGGTGGCTTTACTCTAACACCCGCACTTACACTTAATGACGCAACTGGCGATTTTGAATTCGCAACAGCTGAACTTACAGTTGGTTACGCAGTTACGACCGCCATGGACGTATACGCAACTATTGATACTGATGACAGTTTTAATCGTACTGAAACCACACTTGGTGTTGCTTTTCGCTTCTAATGATTAGAAGTACTTTATAAATAGAGGAGGCAGTACTAAGTACCGCCTCCTTTTCTTATTACGGAATAGCAAATGTCGACATTGAAAGAACTCACCTGGGAAAACCATAAAAAAGCCGAGCGAACAAAGTTTATGCAAAGGCTTATTAAACGCAATATTACTCCACAGCAATATTATGTTTATCTTAAAAACCAAGCTGAAGCATATCGTACTCTTGAATATTATGCTTCTTTACAAAACATGTTTGACTTCGAAAATGAAGAATTATATCCTATACTTCGAACTGCGAGCATGTTGCAAGATATTAATGAAATGGAAGATGCACATGAGTTTAAAGATGCACCAATATTTGGATCTATTCAATTATATCAAGAGTACATCAGTAAGATTAAAAATGACAAAAATAAGCTGCTTGCTCATATCTATGTAAGACACATGGGTGATCTATCGGGTGGGCAAATTATTAAGAAGCTCGTTCCTGGTCCTACGCAAACTTACGAGTTTGGTAGTAATCCTGAAGATCTTAAAACGGCCATAAGAAAAAGACTGCACGACGGTCTAGTAGATGAAGCAAACGCGTGCTTTATTATGGTTCAAAAATTCTTAGAAGAATTGGAACAATATTTTGACGACAACATGGGATAAAGTAGTACCTCTATCTGAAAAGATCATGTCGCTTTTTGATCAAAACTTTACTAAAGAAAAAACTACAACCGAATTTGACGGATGGGAAGATCATTTTTGGTCTTCTGATTCTATCAGAAAGTGCCATCTTAAAACCATTGACCATCGTGAGTCTAGAAAAATGTGGCTCATGCACATCAATATCTTTCCTCGAGCACAATACAATCTTCCAATACTTGGTTTTGACATAGTCGCAGGCCCACGAAAAATTACGGGCGCATTCTTCGATTACTCCAATTGTACGTACCATCCGTATGGTGACTATTTAGAAGTGTCAACTAAGAATTTAAATTGGAATAAGCCACGAGAATTACCAGAATGGGCACGAGAAATATTCACACCAGATATGATTGCCGCTGGAAATATTCAAGGTGAAGAAGTAGACCAATTATGTGAAGTAACATACGATCTTATAAGACATTATATTGAAAACTTAAAAGACAATGCGGTTGCAAGTTCTCGCAACTTTTCAGATTGGCATAATTTGTATTGCAAAAATCAAAAAAAGAACCCGCATTTACACAGATCAATACTACAAATGGATATATCTGAAGAAGACAAAAATCGTTACGTAAATGAAATTCTTTTTGAAGAAATTTGATGCACGATTATAATGAATTCATACCAATATGGGAAAATGAGCAATATTTAGTTGACAAATACGAAGTTATGGGATATAGTTATATTAAGAACTATGATAGCGCAGACGGCTTTCTCAAAACACCAAGACTTGGTTTT